TATGGTGTATTTAAAATTTCACGATCTTTTACGAAAGGACAAAAATACTTATTGGAAATCAAAATGAAGTATAAAATAAAATAATAAAAAAATCATATACGCTATGAAATACAATTGTATTTTATTTAATTTTTATTACTCGGTTAAAGAATCGCATTGCGTGGCGTCTGTCGATACGGAAGCCATTTTTGCACAGGACATTTTTAAAACTCGCACCAATGCGTCGAAGGTGCTTTTTTCGACAATTTGATCATTCGCGTTGCTATTTTTGATTTCTTGATTAATGTCGATGAGCCGGTCGACAACGGAAACTCCCGTGTCGCCGTCGTCGCCGAGAAGCGCCCACAGTTTGAAACCGGCGTCGCTGGTCATGTAATCGTCGACAAGATTTTTAATCAAATCGACCAGCGTGTCGATGAAAATTTTGTAGTCTTCGTACACATACCGGTCTTTGTTTTTAACAAAGCCGACCACAAATTTTATTATTTTTTGCGCAGCTTTTATGTAATCCAAATATGTCGCTTGCAAGGTAACATCATTCTTGTAATTATTTGTCATAATGTCGTGCTAAAATTATAAAAACTATGTAATAAATAAAGCTTATACTATACGTTTTGACGCATCAACGGCGCAAAAAGTATTTCAATATAAGAGTTTTGACAAAACCGCGTTGCGAGCGCAAAATGAATTATTCAGCTGCGTTGTTAGTGGCGGTCGTGGTGTACTTGTGGTACGCCGACTCGTTGGTGCAAGAAATAGCAACTATCAAAAGACTACTCGTCGCCGTGTACGACGTTATGCTGGTCAAATTCGATTCGATAGCAACACAACTCCACGACTTTCAAAACGCCACCACGCAAATGCTGAACTCGCTGCACAACAGCACCGCACACACCATCAATCTGGTCATAGAAAACGGCAAAAAAATTGATGTCATAAACAAAAAAATCGATTACATCATCAACCGCTGATTAAAATGCGCAATTCGTAAAAAATTTAATATTGCGTTTATTTTGTCAAAATACAACGTGTATAACAATTTTTAATTTTATTTAATCATAATGTCTCTGACCAAAATCGAGTTTGCCGACAAGATCGTGGAGGTGTTTAAGATCAGTCAAAGCGGAGAGGACTGGATGGCGGCCAACCCGTTTGCCGAAGCTATGAATTATTCGAACGTAAATCGAGCTATTCGAGTGCACGTCGCTGAAAACAATCAGAAAACATTAGAAAAATTGCAATCAGACCATTGCGGTCTGATTACGTCATCACTACATCCGCAAACCAAGTTTATCAACCGAGCAGGCGTGTTCGAACTGATAAACGCCAGCGAAATGCCTGCCGCGAAGAAATTTAAACAGTGGAACACCAATGATTTGTGGCGTACGCTTTGTCAAGAAGGCGAATATAGGATGACAACAAACGCGCCAACCAAAATTGTCGAAGGAATGAACGCCGTGCACGTCGCGACCAAGGACGGAGTAGAAGCACCCTGGATGAAAGACTTGGCGCACCTGACGACCGCCATAGCGGAAAAAGACAGAAAGATCAACGAGCTCACCGTGGCCCTGACACAATCCAACGAAAAATTAAGCGAAGCAAACAACAATCTTGTTGACGCCAACAAGGGATTATTGCAAGCGTTTAATATAATAAACGAAGCCCGCAAAGATTGCGAAACCGCGCGCAAGGAAACGGCCCAGCTGGCGAACAGAATGGCCGACATCGCGCAGGACGTGGTGGCCAAACCCAACGACCCGCAATTGTTGCATTCGCTAGCGGTGTGCTCCATCGGCGGCGATCAGTACGCCTTCCTGCGTCCGCAAAAACGAAGTTTGAAACGCAGTCTGGATAGACTGTCAGTGGACGAACGCGATATTGTGTTTAAATCCGATTACGTGCCCAACGCTGTCAACATATTGAACAAAGTGAAGGAAAACCTGCCCAAAGACAAGTACACGGCCCGTCACAACAAAATCACGCTGCTTGAAAACTTGACGAAAGAAGATTTGGTGAAAGCTATCGATTCGTCGATGACTCAACGTCAAATGGCCATTATTGCCAAAAAAGCGAGCGCCAACGCCAAGCAATGTATTGACGCCCGCTAGTTTATTATATTGCATACAATTATTTCAATTGATGATTGCTTTGAGTGCGGCGTATAAAACGCAACGACTCGACCAAAACATTATTATTCAAATCGTCGCTTTTAAAAAACCACCACGTGTTAATCTGCAATGTCTCAAGCCGACATGCGCAAAGTTATTTTGCCCATCCAGCACGCCAACTTGTGGAAAGCCTACAAAACCGCCTTGGATTGCGTGTGGAAGGTCGAAGAAGTAGACTTGACCAAAGATTGGGAAGATTGGCAGAACAAACTGAACGAAGACGAACGACATTTTTTAAAACACATTTTGGCGTTTTTCGCGTCCGCCGACAGCATAGTGAACATAAACTTGATCGACTATGTGCGAGGCAAGGTTGCAGAGTTGGAGGCGCGGTATTTTTACGACCAGCAGATATTCATAGAAAACGTTCATAGCGAAATGTACAGCTTGTTGATTTTTGAGTATATTAAAGACGAACAAGAAAAGGACACGTTGCTCAACGCGTTTAACGACATTGAATGCGTTCGCAAAAAAGCACAGTGGGCGCTCAAATGGACCGAGTCGGCATGGTGGCAAGATTGGTTGGTGAATCCCGCGACGCGTTGGTGCAATCGTTTGATGGGCAAACAGACGCCGTCCGAGCTGGCCGTGCGCATGGTGGCTTTCGCTATTGTCGAAGGCGTTTTTTTTTCGGGCAGTTTCGCGGCCATCTTTTACATCAAGACCAAAGGCGTCATGCCGGGGCTGACGTTTAGCAACGAACTTATCTCTCGCGACGAAGGTTTACACACCAACTTTGCGTGCTTGTATTACAATGAGTACATTCCCGAACACGACAAACTGTCGTCCGAACGAATATTGGACATGTTTATCGAAGCGGTAGAAATTGAAAAGGAATTTTTTAAAACGGCGTTGCCTTGCAGTTTGTTGGGCATGAACACCGAATCGATGTGTCGATACATTGAATTTGTAGCCGATCGTTTGCTTGTCGATCTTAATCAGCCAAAGCATTTTATGGCGAGTAATCCTTTTAATTTTATGACTAACATATCCATGGAGGGTAAAACTAATTTTTTTGAGCGGCGCGTAGGAGAATACAGAAGATTTGGAGCCGGTCAGGATGGATACGAAATTTTAGAAGATTTTTAACAGCATAAACATTGTATTATTGTGTGTATAGTTAAATAATTGTATTATTGTATGTATAATTAAACGATTGTATTATTTGTAACAATAAATGTGTACAAAAACATGCTGTTTAATATGTAAATTTAAATTGATTGCTGTGATCGTTTTCAAACACGAACGAATCTTCAGTTTTGGTGATATAATGAGAGCTTAAGTTGTTGATCGTGAGGGATAACTGAGACAGCGCTTTATGAATTTTGTCAAAACGCAACGAGTGCGACTGTGTGGAGACGCTGGACGCGTCGTTGATTACCACTTGGCGACTCTCGACGTCTTTCAACACGACTATGGGAAAATCGACGGAACACTGGATTGTGTTTTGATTAGTGTATACGACGAAACCGTTTTCGCCAGTTTTCGACACCGTCGTGGTGTCGATTTCTAAATAATTTTGGCACAGTAAACTAAAGCACGAAACGCCTTCGCCCGCGTTCACCGCGTCCATGGCGATTATTTGCTCTATCGTTTGCATGCCTATGTTGTCGAAAATGCGCATCGAAAAATTGGGTAAAGTGTAATTTAGATTGGATATGTTATGGTGTTTGGTGGTGACGCGATTAAAAGTTTTGTTGTTCGACGCCATCGTCCACTTGGGTTCGGAGGTATCTTGGGTGGTGTCGCGAGTCAACACGACGCATCTAGGATTAAAATTAACCGGTGACAACGTGTGTATTTTGTCATACAGTTGAAACATTCCGTACCTGTGATACAGCGTGTAGTTAAAAAATTCGAGATTCAACTCTTCCAACTTAACGTGCATGATCAGAACTCCGGCGTTGTTTGACGCGCATATGGCGGTCAAAGCGAACGTCGGAAGAAAACTACTTGTGCTGGTAGTCGTCGTCGGTATGGCCACGACGCCGTTGAGATTGTTAGTGAGCAATATGCCCGACTCCAATCCAAGCATTGCGGATCGGTAACGTACGACGGCGCCGTCGTTGGCCCAAATTTTGCGCGTCATCGTCCACAAAGGCCCGTGCAGTTGGTTTGTCGGGTCGGCTTCGTAATACGCCACGCCAGGCGCTTGACCGACGACCGAACCGAAGTATTTGCTGTTGCGTATCGTCAATATTTTGCTAAAGTCTGCGGAAACCACTCCGTCTGGGTACTCTATAAAATACCCCAGTACGTTAGAAAAGTGGGAGCCGTTTCTCGCCATCACCGCCGGATTCACCAAACCTTTGTCGTTGCTAATCAACGATATCGAGTTAAACAAATTTTGCATGTTTACCGCGTTGTCGCCTAACAAAAAATTGTAATACGAAAACTTGAAAAAACTATTTATTAGATATCCATACGCGCGCACATCGGTGTGATCGAAATATGCGATATCTTGATGAATTCCGTTACCCGCAGACACGAGCGCAAAAGCCACCAAATTCAACACGTACTGAACTTCAGACTGCATCATGATATCAAAATTTCTATATCCCTGCAACAGCTGGCCGTAACAGTAGGGCAAGCACATGCGCATGGCGTTTCCCGCCGTCCGTCTCCATCCCATAGAAAAAGTCGGGGCCGGCAAATAAGTATTCAAAATGCGCACGCAAATCTCGGTTAGATCATAAAACCCGTTCAAAACAATACACGTGTTTTGCACGCATTCCGGCATAGTTATGCTGAAATGATACCAATCCGCCTGCGCGCCCCACGGAGCTTGATTCACTGGAGCCGGAAACGGCAAATGATTGTACAACTGGACGATTCCAAAATTTAAATTAAACGCGAGTTGCGAATCCAAATACAACGCATCTTTGGGATTTCGAAACCTAACGCCGTATCCTATCATGGTGTGTAAAAACGTGCCAAAATGCGACACGTTTGTCCAGGGCTCGAGTCCGGCGAAAACGTTATCATTTTGAACAAAACTCGTAGACGGGTTTAAAATTTTTTCAGATTTTTGAAGAAATTTTTCGTATAAAGTTTTAATATAATAATCTTCAAATAAACTCAGATCGTTGTCCACAAACACAATATTGTTTGTATTATTATAATTATTTTTAGAAACGTTAGAACCCATAACGTTTTATTCTTTCGCCAGTACTTATTTGACATACACAGAAAAAAAACAATTCAAACTGTTAATAAACTATTGTAATTGTACATTAATAGTGTAAAAACATTATTTAATTATACATTTATTAATACAATATGTCATAAAAATTATTTACTAATAAATACTTTGCTACAATCGTTGTTTTCGTCGTCGTCTTCGTAATTGGTTTCGTCTCTGCCGGACACGTATTTGACAATGGGCGTTTTGCTTCGTTTGTTTTTTTTCGTCTCCACAAATTGGAGTTTGCTGTTGACGCGCACGACGGTTGCGTTGTTGGAGCGGGTGCATAGATTCGAACACAAACCGGGACACATACATTTGTACATTTTAAAAATAAATAAACACACTATGAGTAGAATAATGGACGCCAAGACGCTTTCGGCAACTCGACATTTCACACCTAGCAAACCCACAAACCAACAAAACCAACCGGAATCGTCGTCGTCGGTGCTCGTTTCGACGTCTTGGCCGAAAAAAACGGTGTTGTTTTCGAGACGTTTGCGCAGATCGATCAAGCGCTCCGTCATGCCGTTCAAGTTTTTGTGGTCGAGATCCACATTGGATCGGAACGATTGCACTTCTATTTTATCAAAATCCACCAACGACGCGCTTAAATTAAAAGACGTCAAGATGGGCAAAACGATTACGGACGTCGTCGAACCTGATCTCGACGTAGTTTTTTTCCACGGCAGGTCCATGCGCGAAGTCGATATTTTACAATTGTAATCGACATCTTTTCCTTGCATTAAACCAGTGCCGGCTTTAAGAATTATCGGGTTCACCGATACGTCGGCATCGCAGTCGAACACCAAACGAGTGTCTTTTTGGAGCACGTACAACCAACGGTTGTCGCTCGATATTTCGTAAAATATCTCAGAATCGAATTTGCCGACGCGCACGTCGCAATCTCGCGCCGCGTCGTCGACGCCGTTGTCGTTGTTGCTGTCCAGCAAAATTTTAATGTCGCACAAAATAGCCTTGTCGGAATCGTGTACAATTTTTTGTTTGTAACACAACAGATTGTCGATCGTGATGCGACATGTTTTAGATATGTCGTCGCCCAAACGGACGTAGTTGTGTCTGTTGGTCGACAGTCCCAAGTATTTGCTGTCGGGAACTATCACGGCGCATTTGCTTTTCACACAAAACGGAATTGGCACGACTTGAAACACGTTGTACTGTTGTTGGTTCAACAACGGAACCTCTATAATAAACAGCAGTTTTCGCTCTTTAGTCCTGAAAACGTTAATGGACAACACGTTATTGTTGATAAGATGCCTCATGTTTTTTAGTTCCAACGAAACTGGCCAACTAGTTTTTGCAGGCAGGTGCGCGGTCACGTTCACCAATTCGTCGTACAATCTTTTGGGATTCATTATCATGGAATTAATTTTTTTAGACAATGCGTCGTCGACCGCTCTGTCCAGATTAGTGTACAACGCGTCGATTTCTCCCAATTGAGCTTGAAGCAGATTCTTTTTCGCCTCGATGTACACGCATACGTCGTTCTTTTCACGTTCTATGCAATTAATGTGGCTGACGTAGTCTGTTAGTGAAATGAGCTCGTCGGTGAGCTGCTTGACTTGCGAGTTCATCGCGTTTTCTGTTTTGGCGACTTTGTGCAAAAGATCCGCGTCGTTGTGGTCCATGATGCCGAACACGTATTTGTAGGCACTGCCCACAAAATCTAACGGCGATCGTTTCTGTCGCTGCTTCAACACTCTAACGGCCTTTCCCGTTAGATGTTCAGCGTTGGGATGATTGAGACGAGCCTGGTCGTTTTCATCGCTGTCGGTTTTACCGATTTTTGAAATTTTTACATCTATGTTGTTGTGTTTCTCTACCAAATCGTATATTTTATTCAAAATATAACTTTTAAGTTCAACTTGAACGATTGGTTTGCTACTGCAGTTGACAATGTTAGACGAATTTATGTAATCGATAAACTTCACGGTTTCGTTAAACAAGTCGTGCAGTTCGAGAAAAATAGCGCCATGATCAATTTCAATAATAAACGTCCAAACGTTTTCGACAAACTGCATTTTGTTGACCGGCTCGTAATAAAATCCAGAGGTGTGAGGCAACGGCTTTACATCTATAACGTCGCCGGCGTCTACGACGGTTTCGGCGCGAGCGTCGCAGCACAACAATGCGAACGCAACGTACAGAACGAGACGCAACATGATGCGCAAAGCTTCGCGGTGACCGCGAGAGACTACAATTCACGAGAAAAATTGCGTGCCGTTTGAAACTAACTCGGCGGCGTTCACTTATTTATACAACGTAAAGTTTGCCGTTTACGTTATCGCATCGCAACAATTGAAATGAATTCTTATTTGTTCCGTCATTACGTTATTACAATTGCAATTGTTTGCACATCGCGTACATTTTTGACCTAATTAAAATATTTGCCATTGCGAATATTTAGGACAACACGATAATTGTGACAAAGTGTAAATGGCGCGCGCCGTTTTTTTGACGCTGATCGCGCTAGCTTCGTGGAAATTTGAAGTCGCGGCGTGTAGCGGCGACAGCGGGAGAAAATTTTTAATTGCAAAATTTCCCGGCAATTTGTTTGCGCGTTACAATGACGACACGGCCTCCGCCGTGCTCGATTCTCTGATCGACGACTTCTGCGTGCCTAAGCGGTTTGCGACGCCCGGCGTTTGCGACGGCGCTACTTTGTTCGACATTTTTTCCAAGCAAATTTTTAATTTTAGAAACGCAAACGACGTTAAAAAGTACGGCGCGTGGCTTCGTCTTCTCAACAATTTGGAGTTTTACAAGCCTCATCGACCCGAAGAACTTATGAAGATGCTGGCCGTTCGCAACCGACAATGGGCGCTCATCAACGGCCTCGTAGGACGCGAATCGCAAAAACATTCGGCCGAAGTGTTCAGATGGACTTCTGACACTTGGGTGCGGTACCACATTACGAACGATTACAACAAATTTATGAGCACGTTCTATTCGTTTGTGAATTTTTTTAACACGTTCGTAATTTGGTGCAACCAAGAACAAGCGTATTATTTGAAAACAATCATGTACGCGTACAGAAACGTGCGTTCCACAAAATATTCGTATTTGCACGCAAATACAGTGGACGTTGTTGTCGCCGACACGATTAAACTCGCTTTAAATTATCCGTTGTCGATGATGTCGCCGTTTGCCATTAAACAGTTGTTTTACGTGTTTTACATTAACCAATGCGAGTTGGATGCGAAACAAATTCAATTTTTCAACGGCTATTACGTTGTTGTGAACAAAACTTTTATTCTACCAAACGTAAACCGTTTCGATGCCGGAAGAGCGATAAGTTATTTTGTTCACCATAACGTAGACGACATCGATCGAATCGAAGCCATGCGACGCGAAACGCAATTTGTTTACAAAAATACAATCGAATTCTTCGACAAAATCGGTGTGCCGTTTGACGATTCGACGCCGACCAACATTAGCGTATACGTGCACGAAAACAAAAAAATGTACGAATCGACAGGGCCGCTGTGGATTATTCCCACTAACAACGGCGGATACACACATCGCCACCGAAAAGATCGCACAATCGAAAGTCACGTGTATTACGAGAGCGATTTGCTGCCTAGAAACTACGGACACGAACTGCAGCACACTCTCATGTACGTGCTGGACAGGATGAACGGCATGCCCACTTGGTTCGTCGAAGGCGTCGCCAACAGACTAGGAAATCGAAAATGTTACGACTACGACGTCAACAGTCTCAAAAACCATTTACACACAACCAACATTAAAAGCATATTCAAGGCCGAATACGGCACAGACGACGCCGTTTTGTACGGAATGGGCAGCGCGCTCGTGCAGTTTTTGTACGAAACTCGTCCGACCGAGATCGGCACCATGATTACGACGCATAACTACACAACGATAGGAACTGATTACGGCAACAACGCCGCAATCGAACACGAATTCGACGTTTTCAAAAGCAACAAACTTTTGGAATGCGAAAAATACAAGCAGCAAGTGGGTCAGCAAAAGAACGCCGACGATGTCGGTAAAAAATACGCAAAAGCGGCGGCCGACATGACGTTTCCCGAAAAATGCAAAAATTTCATCGGGTTTGAATTCGACGACGTCTATTACTACATGACTCCGTTCAGATTAATAAAAAGTTCTCGCGACGCTAACGGAGCAAACGCGCAAAAGCAGATCCGTTTTAACTTTGACGAAATATCGCATTACGATTACAGATGGTTTTTAAAAGGTGCTTTGAAACAGACGTTGAAATATTTTGGCGACACGCAAGATTTGTTCAACATCGATTCGATATACTCGTACAGAAGTCGCCTGTTTTGCGGAGAAGCTCTGTCGTTGGACGACGAAGATCCGCGGTCGGCAATAGCTAAATTTACATTTCGTTCGGGCATATGGAGCGATTTAGTTTTTTTGGAAAACAAAACTTACGAAGAAGGCGCTCTTTACGTCAAAAACTATTATGTCGCCGCTTCGCAGTGCAAAACGTTTATAAATCCGCCAATCGACAACGCGGCTACCGCGTTTTCGCGTTTGTTCGCGTACACCGCCAAGATTAAAGTTTTAAAAGACGTAAAATTGAGCGAAGAAGAGAAACTCGTTGTCGTCGACGCGAGAGACAACACGCTGGTGCATTTGATGGCCATTTTTAACCACAAGCTGTATCTGATCAACAACGCGGGCGCCGTTCGGCGAATTCGCAATCGCGACGGACATACGCCGCAGCAATTGTACGCGTACGCCGTTAGATATCAGCAAAAGTTCAACAAACAACCCAACACGTACTGCTACACTCTAATAGAAAAAGAAAAGCAACAGTCGAACAGTACAACATATATTAAAGTTAACGTCACTGAATACACTAGCGACGAAAATGACATCAAAACTGATGGCATCGTCGTGGGAAATGGCGACGTTTTTAAAATAATTTTGAGTTTTTTATGGGAACTTGTAGTTAAAAATAAAACAATTGTAATATCGATATGTATAATTGTTACAGTGTTTATTGCAATAATACTTTTAAACGTGTTAATAACAATATTAATTGTAAAAAGCAAATTAAAAACAGTTAAAAGAAAATGTGATAATGCAGGATATGTTTCGTACTGTAAAGGAAACAAAGAAGATGAATGCGAAATAAAATTATTTAAACAGTAACATGTATTATTCTTGTGTATATAAACCTAATTTGTTTAATCATAACAATAAATTAATATAAATTAGGACGTTTCAAAAAATAGGATAACAAAGTACTGTATATTGGTACCCGTAATACAATTGATTAATTATTAAAGATAAATACTAAGTCGACAACAGCGATCAAAAGGCCGGTGCGACATTCTACTGGAGCCCAAACGCTTCTGTTAAAATTTGTTTGCCGTGATGCCGACGCGAAATTAACAATTGACGTCTCTTTAAATTTTTTCACTTCCTCGATTAAAACATTTTCATAATCCAAAACATGTTCGTTATTGCAGTCCGTGTCGTCGACAATGGGCGTCGACAAAAACCAAATTCGACGGTACCATTTAAGCTTCACGTCGTTTGCGCACACAATAGCTTCGTTTATGAACAATCTGATCACGACGTTCGTCTCCATAGCAGACGCCACATCTTTGACCTTCGCGGGTAATTTTCGGTTATCGTTTAACGAGTTTATTCTGGCCGCGACAAATGGCACGGTGCGAAACTCGTCTGCGTCGCTGGGGAAACCATCAAATTGGCAAGCGATTGTAGGGTTATTTGCATTCACAATAGTGACGTGTTTCGGAGGACTCACGAACGTAACTTGAATATATTTATTATTAGATTGCACTGTCGCGCGAATGCGAGCCGTTTTTTTATTGCCCGTTATTAAATATTTAAACGACGCAAAGTCGGTCGTTGCATTTGTTTCGACCAGAACGGGCGATACTAAAGATTCGTCAATGTAAACGTTGACAGGATGTAAATTTAACATTGCGTCGAGCGGAATTTATTATCGCAGACAGCCAGTCAATTTAACAATGTTTAAGCACCACAACCACGCCACATACCATTCCATCCTGCCTACACATTTTATAGTTAATTTATTTTTTATTATTCGAGTTCTAATTGTTTAACATTAAAAACGCGCGTTTAATTTTCATTAAAAATTTTTTGTAAATCGCTTACGTATTTGTCGGCATCGACGCTGTTCAAAAACGTTATTAATTTTTTAGTTACAATCACCTTTTCGCCGTAAGTGGATTTAGCGATTGATTCGCACAACAATTTGTCGCCTTTTGGATTCTCACTTATTTTGTACACAACCACGGCAAAGCATTTGTTTTTTAAAGCATCTTCATGGCTGTTGCAAAACAACAACTTGTTGTTAAAACGCAAAATTATCATGCATTTTTTTCTACCGTCGTCGTTTTGCGCAATTTTGTCAAAATTTTGTATTTTTTTTAACTTTTTAAACAGCGACAGCCGCAATTTTTTCACGCGAATCTCGTATCGCTTTTTATAATGCGACGACACGAATTGCAAATAGCGCGCCAACTTTCTGTTGTTGTCTCTGAGCATCACAAACGCGTTGGTAATCTTTTTAAAACTCGCGACGGACATATTCAAACGTTTTTCCTCTTCGGTCGCTTCACCGCTGCTGCTGATTTTATTTTCTTGAATATCGCTACCGCACTCTTCGACGTTTCTCGACGTACACGTCATGGCGTCGTTTTGTCGATACGCTGCGTTTATCCTCTTTACTAGCGTTTTGTTACGCAAAGTCGACATGGTGCTGTCGCTGCTAACGATTTATAAGTACTGATGAAAACGAAACAGTCATCGAACGTTTATAAGGCAAAATTTATGCGTAACTGTTTGCGCAGCACACCTTGAAATCAGTCAAAACTAGTCTCTACACAGCTGTAAATAAAGTAAATTTCAATAAAACACAATACAAGGTTAATCGTTTCTGTTTATTTTAAACATGCGCAGATGTTGTTGAGTCACATGAAATTAATAGGAAAAAAAAGTTGTGCGCACAGCTTGTTGTAAATAATTCATAATCGTTATCGTAATCAGCGGCACGTATAATTGAGACATTAGATAATCACTGTAATTAACATTGGCCGCCTTGGTTTTTAGCAAATAACTATTATATTTTTTGCTCTCTATTACGTGTTCGGTATACCACACGGCCTTGTGCACGGGATTGACAATCTGTTCTCGAATATTGTGACGCAAATTTCGCAAATTGTTGCGATATTTAATATCAGTGACGACGTCTATTATCGTCCGGCTGAGCTGATTGGCGTTTACAGTGGCGGTGTCTAGCGCGCGCATGATGCCCAACTCGGCGTATCTGTTGACGTTGAAAGCTTGATCGCCCATGACGGGCAGTCCGACCATCGGCACCAACGCTTCGATTGCTTCGTCGATGGATTGTATGCCGCCTTGGGTGACAAAAGCCTTCACGTTTTTGTGATTAAGCAGACTGTATTGATCAAACCACGTTTGCGTGTACACGTTGGAAGGCATCAGACGCCGAGTAGTTGTGGCGTCGAATTTCCACACGACGTTGTAGGGCAGCCGTTGAAAACAATCCAACAACACGTCCATGAATTCGTTGTCAATGTTGTTAGCCTGAACGCTCGTACCGAAACTCACGTACACCAGACCCATGGTCGAGTTGTCGAGCACTTCGTTCACATAGTCGTTTAATTTTCTAATCCGCGCGCCGTGCATGTGCAATCCGCCTAAATATTGGACGCTAGGCGGCACGGGCCTGTTGTTGTCGACCACGGGATGAACGTTGACGAACAGCAATTGTACATTGTTTCGCAGCTGATTCACGTCGGGCGTGTCGGCGCCGAATTGGGTTTTCATTAAAACGCTTTGTTTTTGAGCGAGCAAATCAAACTCGCTGCGCAGACGCAGCTCCGTGTATATCTCGTTGATGAGTTCGTACAAATGCAAATCGCCAAATTTAAAACGCCACATGTTCGGATAGTAGATAGGGTGTCGCGACACGGCGCCCATTGTTTCAAAGTTTTCCGCCAATCCGTGGCCCGAAGATATTTGTATCACGGGAAGATTGCCGAACAAATGAGACAACACTAAGGAATAATCCATAAACGCTTCGGTGATCAGCACGTCGAACGTCGAATGGGAAATCGTGGAACCGCCGGTTATTACGCTGTTAGCAGCGATGAATTTTTTCACATTGGGCAATTCCAATTGACGACTGATCATTTGCGCCAAATTCATGTAATTGCGAGCGGTCACCGTGCTGCTGTCTGCGATGATTCCTCGCTTTCTGTATATGGGCGATTCGCCGAATAGCTGTTCTAAATAACGCTCCGACAGAGTAGCGTCGACAACTGTGATATTGTCGTGCGCGTGCTTGTCGCGGTCCAGTTGCGACAGCTTTGGCTTGATTACTACGATGCTATGCCCTCTTTCGGCCAGCGCTTCGACGTACACCTTAAACACGCTCTGGTGGCTGTAAGAAGGCGTCGGAAATACGGCCAGTATTCTAGCGGCCGAAACGTTTCGTCGCATTGCTAACGACCAAGCCCACACGACTAATGTTAAAATTTTTAAATCCATATTAAATTGTTTGTTCCAAAGATTACAACGCGTCGCTCTCGAGAAATCGAATGAGGTCAGTGGGACAGCATCTCGTTTTATATGCGGCAAAACGAATATTATTAACATAATTTTAACGCGGATGACATAATTTTACGTGTCGCATGACCGAACAACCAGTTTGACTTTGTCGTTAAGTGCGTCATGATTAAATTTTCCAATTATATAAACAACTATACTAATTGTTAACGTTATAGTTAAATTCTTTGATTGTGATCGTTTCTAGAGCGCAGTCGTCGGATTTTAATTTTTTTTTTCGTTTAGCGCACGTCAACAATTTGTAAATTTGAGATTTGATAGAAAATATAAACGATAATATTAGCAAGGCAAATATCAATTTGGTATATCCGAAATCGGAGATTTCGTTTTTCTGAATTTTACCCACTTGTTGCATGATTAGGTTAAATAGAACCGCAACATCGTCTTCGGCAGGCGCCGTGGCGTTAAGAACTGTCGCTGTCGTCGCAAGAACGCTACGCCAAAATAATAAAAATACAAGCGTAATCGCCATAAATAGATTTTATCTTATTGACGCGATACCGCGCACTGCGCGCACAAAAATTGAATTGCTGTAATCATGTTCAAGCCGCTCAACAAGCGTGACGCTAGATACAGCGAAACCCAAGCTCGGCTAATGTGGAACGCCGTCGCTTACAACACTTGCCGAAATTACGCTTTTTATGACGGAAATCGATGGCTGCATTGCGACGAGTTTTTTAACGATTTTAACAGTTTTTATAAATTTTTACTCGACAAACAAGTCAGCGATGTTCACGTCAAGGCGTTGCCCGACGGCGGCGGTCGCGAATGGGTCGTTGATGTCGATTTTAAAGAAAACAACGCGAGAGTTCTTGACGTAAAAATTGCGGTGGCGAAAAAAACTTTTCAACATTTTTACGGAGATTCCGTGGCGAGAATAATGCATTCTGGCAACAGAGGCGTTCACGTGTGGCTACGAATGGACAGATTTCGCATAAACGCGAACAAAAGTTTTCGCGTCAGAATGTACAAGGTGTTTGTGAAGCCCGATGTTATCGTGATGAGGCAAATAAAACCCGGCAGTTTCGCTCACAGTTTAAAAGTCGCATTGGAATCGGAGGATATAAGGGTGATGTTAACAAAATTGAACATTATCGTCGAGAATGCAATGTGCGACGACGACCGACTGAAAAAACTTATGCACGAATTTTGGCCGACGGTAGACGCTCACGTTTTTTGTAATTTTAATCAAATCAGAGCTCCGTTTAGTTTTAATCATAAAGGTAATCGGTTTTCGCACGAGTTAAAGTGAAACACGCACGCGTAAAAACAATGTTTAATATTTTAAATAATTTATTCAATATAATGCACGGGAAAAAATACGACAAAAAGGAAACAACAACGTTTCTACCGAAACTGCCCGATTTTTCGTATTTGTTCAAACAAAAAAAAATAATTTACAATGAACACGTCAAAAATAAATCGGATGTTGAAGAGTCGATTACGATAAAATACTTTGTTAAAAACAAACAAGTGTGGATGTCGGGCAGACATTTTGCGCACGAAATTGGATTTGAAAACGTCGATTACGCTCTAGATCGCTGCGTAGATTTCCACAACGCTCGACCGATTGCTTGGCTGTTGACGACTGGTGACGTCGAAGCGCGCGACAATGGCTTTGAATCGGACCAGCAAGACAAATGCATAAACAAACTGGGCGCTCTTCAATTGTTGGACAACATCGAATTTGATAATAAAGCGAAATTTATTATTTGTTTGTTGGAAACCATAAACATGTTAGAGAGCGCAAATGAAAAAGAGCAGCGCATTGAAGACGAAAAACTATCGAAAATTTTAAACGCTGTCGAACTTGCGAACGAAAACAACACAAATTTAAACGTTTGTTATGCTCAGTTGATAAACAAGTTAGGCGAGTTTGAGAGCCGTTTTAGCGATCAATTGGAAATTTTTAACAAAAAAATCGATTATTGCAACAACATTGAAGTTTTGTATTCTAAATTACGCGAATATCATTGCAAAATTCATAACGGCAAAATCGAAAACGCAGACGACCTTGGCAATCTGTCATTTTTAAGCGAACAACATTATAGTGATAATGATGTTACTGAAAAAAAATTTAAAATGAGGTTTCCGAAAAACTCGGCGAAACACCCAAGATTGGCGGTTTATGTAAAACCTTCTGACGACGACAGCGGCGCTACTGAAATTGCACTGTTGGCGGGTCAGCAAAAAAATGTTAATGTTCGCAAACGACATTACAAGGATATGGAATTGGTAGTAGATCGTGTGCATCCAAACCCTTTGCTGGCTTTGAATTGTTTGGACGAAGACTTACAAAACAGCAATTTTAATTTTTTAAAAAAAACTAAGCGATCGTATCAAATCGATTGCGGCATAGAAGCCGTTAAACGTTTTATACATGATAGCGTTTAGTAAAGACGAAAATAAACAACGTAATACATCAGCATGTTTATTATTAATGTTTAACCATTATTGTCGTAGTATGTAACACTTGTATTGTATATTTGCGATGGTATATAATTAAATTTGTACATTACATTGGTCGTTTATTATTGTGTTTCAACAATCAAGAAGAGCAACTGTCGCAATTGACGTTGCGCGCTTTTTGGCGTCGACGTAGTTTAGATTTGTCGACGGTAAATTGAATGGCATCGGCCGCCGGTTTGGTTCTTAAGTAATACATGCCCGTTTTGAGTCCGCTGCTCCACGCGTGCATGTGTATGCTGGTCATGCGGGCGTAGGTGGGTTCCGCTACAAACACGTTAAAAGATTGACTTTGATCCGTGTACGCGCCTCGGTCGACGGCCATTTCAATTAATCGTTTATTTTTCATTTCCCACACGGTTTTGTACAGTTGCTTGACGTGTTCCGGAATCGAAGCGATGCGCTGCACGCTGCCACCGGCCGCAATAATTTCGTTGCGCATGTTTTCATCGTACAAATTTAACGCCACCAAGTCGTCCACCAAATGATGATTTATCACTTGAAAATCGCCGGCTAACACTCGTCGCACGTACAAATTGTTAGTGAACGGCTCGAAGGATTCGTTGTTTCCTAAAATTTGAGCAGTGGTTGCCGTCGGCATGTACGCCACCAACAGCGAGTTACGCAAACCGTGCGTCGATATGCGTTGTTTTAAAACGCTCCAGTCCCACAAATTTGTCGGTGTAGCATTCCACATGTCGTACTGCAAAATACCTCGGCTCGCCGGGCTGCCCGCGTAACTTTCGTACGCGCCGTGAATTTTCGCAAGTTCGCAGCTCGCCTCCAAAGCGCCGTAATAAATTGTTTCGGCTATTTGCGTATTAAGCAACTTTGCTTCGTCGCTTTCGTACGGCATGCGCAGCATTACAAACGCGTCGGCCAACCCTTGAATGCCCACTCCGACCGGTCTGTGTTTCAAATTAGACAAACGCGCTTCCTCCAAAGGATAAAAATTAACATCGATAATTTTGTTCAAATTCTTTACTACAGTTTTTGTTATGCGTTTGAGCGTTTGGAAATTAAAAGCGCCGTTTTCGACGCAACGATTCACGCAAATCGAAGCCAAATTACACACGGCCACTTGATCGGCATCGCTGTATTCGATAATTTCGGAGCAAAGATTACTACATTTTATTGTTCCCAAGTTGCTCTGATTGGTTTTCCTGTTGCAGGCGTCTTTGTAGAGCATGTACGGCGTTCCGGTTTCGACTTGTGTTTCGATAATAAATTTGAACAAATCACGTGCCGGAACCTGACTAACCTGTTTGCCTTCGCGCTCGTATTGCGCGTACAACTCGTCAAACTGATTGCCGTAAACGTCGCTCAAGCCGGGACACCGATCGGGACACATGAGCGACCACACGCCGTCGTCTTTTACGCGTCGCATAAACAAATCGGGTACCCATAAAGCGTACAACAAATCGCGGGCTTTCTTTTCTTCCGCCCCCATGTTGCGTTTTAAATTTAAAAAATCGTACACATCAACGTGCCACGGTTCTAGATAGATCGCCATCGCGCCTTTGCGTTTGCCGCCCTGGTCGACGTGCCGCACGGCGTTATTGTAAACTCGCAGCATGGATTCGAGCCCGGAGGCGATTCCGTCGGTGCTTCTGATGCGGCTTCCGCGGCCTCTTACGTCGTGCACGTTCACGCCTATGCCGCCGCCAAATTTGGAAATCAACGCGCAATCGCGCAAAGTTTCATAGATACCGGTGATGCTGTCTTCGCGCAAGGTGAGCAAAAAACACGAAGACAACTGAGGCAACTTCGTGCCGGCGGCGAACAAAGTGGGACTCGCGTGCGTGAAAAATTTTTGAGACATCAAATCGTAAGTTTCGGTCGCGTTTTCGATGTCGCGTCCGTGCACGCCTATAGCGACGCGCATGAGCATATGTTGAATACGTTCGGCGACCTTTTCCTCGATTTTTTTCAAATATCCGTTTTCTAACGTTTTGTATCCAAAATATTTGTATTCGTAATCGAGGGAATGGTTTATGCGCGATTCCAAAGTGATCGCGTTATCTTGGACGATAGACAAGAGTTCATCGCTGACCAAGTTGTGGCGGTGTAACCTTTCCACGACTCGTTCGAAACTCGCCTCGACGTTTTTATGAAGATTGTCGACCATAATGCGACCGGCCAGCAGAGCGTAATCGTGATGCACGTATGCCATGTTGGCCGTTTCCCGAGCGGCGTGCATGTCCAACTCTTCGGTAGAGACGCCCGGGTAAATCGTTTTCACCACCTGTAAAGTTATCGACGCCGGGTCGATGTATTCAGAATTGAGGTTGTACGACAATCTTTGTAATTTAGAAGTGATCTTGTCCAGATGAAGAGCTTCTTTTTTTCCATTACGTTTTGTAACGTACAGTTTGTTGCCGACCGAGGACATGTTGAATTGTTGTGAGTACAGCGTTCAACTGTTATCGTTTAAATACTTGTGTGGGATGATAAAGCGCAAGCGACACGTACTACGCTCAAAGTTTTATTATTTTTTTCTAATGATAATATCTTTTATAGATTTAAAACTGTCCAGCATTGTGTCGTTGCTGAATGCCAGCTTGTTTGTAAAATCGGATTGCATGCTTTTAATGTTATCTAGAGCGTTATTAACATTCAACATTTCGTGACGCAACATTTCTTTAAAACATTCTATTGAAGATGCAGGGTTGGGCGTCGTTGTGCTGTGATACATCCCGGCGCTGCCGCCGGATATACATTCTTGCAAATTACACAACTGGTTTTTAATATCGTTTATGGGATCGATAATTTCGCTCTGCGCGCCCACTATCAAATCGCTGACCAGTCGTTTTATTATGTAATATTCATTTTTATGGCGCTTAGTCGACAAATTGTACAAAGACAAATATTTACATAACGCGAAGACGTGCACATAGTTTTTGTTATTTTTGACTAATTTGTGCGAAGGCAGCACGTTGGTCCACAACACGGCTTTGTTAAACCCTCGAATGGTAGCTATTGGCGCAATTAGCTTAGCGGCCGCGTTTAGTTCAACGTACCCGTCGCGATCGTCATCGCCGTTTTCGATGATAACAACTTCAATGCTCTCGTTGTCGTATTTAAATTGAATCGAAGAATCATCTTTCGCGTTGGATGACGTCGACGCGACGTCATTAGCGTTGCAATTGTCGGCAACGTTAAAACTCATTGTTCTAATATTGGTACTAATATTTGTCACTTATAATTATACATATTGTTAATAACACACATACACCTTTAAATATTTATAAAAAATAAAAACGACACAACGTAGATTGTATTTTTTATTATTAATAAATTACAAAAATAATTTGTTACACAATTCTATATAAATAAGAATATTTTTTGTCGTTTTTGTCAGTCATTATGTAATAAAGGTTATTTTTAATAATGTCGTCGTTGTAGAAATATTGATAATTTAGAGAACTCGAATTCCACCCTGAATATTTATATTTGTACGATTTCAATTTGTCACGACTGTGGTCGCTGCTGCTAATCTTGTATATTTGTTGGGCGCTCCGAACAATTTTGTTAAAATCGAAATCGTAGTCGAAATTAAAACTAATTGCGTAATCTTTCGACATTTTGTGAATGGGTCCCATGCTGAGCAAATGTTGAGACAGCGCGGAATCGCGTAAACTCAAACATGTTTTAGTTTGTTGCACCAAAGACTTCAACGACGATTCGTACATCGCCAACAGATCGTAAAGTTGGTATTTTTTTGCCAAAAACCCCACTTCGATAATCAAACTTGCGTCAGTTTTTAATAACTTGTAAAAATTTAAATACAAATACCAAAACACAGAACGATACATGTTGATTTTATAGTTGGCGGGTTTGCGGTTGCCGCACTCGACATAACTTTTAAATATCAAATGCCACATTTTTACCAACTGTTCGCTAGTTGATTTATGTTTTGTTATTTTTATTAAAATGTCGCTAATTTTCACAACGAAAGCGTTTATCTCGTGATAACTCAATTTGGAGTAAGTCAAACGAGTTAACACTCGAAAAGCTATAACATAAATTAATTGAGCGTACGACGAATGTTGTTCTTCAATGAGCGCCATCCATTTGAACACGCCCGACGACACGTCGTCTTTGTTCAGTCTTAGCGCGTCGTAAAATTCTATCATCTCGAGTATTGCGCACATGTTGGGTGTTCTGAATCGTTTGTTGGGCAAACATAAATCTATAAATGCCGTCAAGTATTGTTTCGCGCGACTGCTGTTGTATCTTACGCGGGGTTTGAGAGCGATGCGTTTAAAATCTTCGATTACAATATTGCTACACCGTTTGTTGTTCAACAATTGATAGTAGTTCTTTAATATTTGCCTTTTGCGATTTACTCGTATTTTGGCCAATCTCTCTTCCTGGTCCACGACGGGTATGTGATAAAAAAGAAATCCGACGTGAGATTTTGCGGCTCTTGGTAAAATTTTTCGCAACCCCCATTGGTCTCTGCGTTTTCGCAATCTTTCTGAAAACATGGCGTTGAACAATAAGCCTCGAAGTTTGCGTCGATCGTCGTCAAAATTGTATATTCCATCGGTCGAAACGTACTCTGTTCCGAAAATACGTCGCAACATTTTACCGTGCACGACGTAATGTGTGGTGTGTTAATCGCTCAAACGTCTGCTTGATAATAAACGATCGCGTCGGACGCAAGGTTTTATGTGATGATCAACATTTTTTTTAACGCTGAAACATATGCATAAGTTGCGTGCTGTGCTTTAGAGCTGTATATCATACATTGACGCGAATTTGTTATGATTTTTTACAAAAAACTAAACAGTTTGCAATTAAGCAAACTAAACAAACTTTTTGGTTGCAATGTCGCACGAATATTGCAAGCCCCGTCAACCGGACTTGATGATTTCGTTAAACTTGTCGTGTTGCTGCGAAGATTCAGCGACGCGTACGTCGTTTATGCAAATCAACTGTTGCCTTCGTGTTTGGCATTCGACAAAACAAAAATTATAGTTTATTGTGAAAAAACAGATGTTTTTGATTATATAAATATTCAAAAAATAATTAAAAAAAATTACAACAAAATCATTCGTTGCAACAAAACAATTAATGTCGCTCAAATAAAATTAATGATCACACTTGTGGAATCGTCGCTGTTTTTTAATTAGTGTGTAAAAATATTTATGTGTAACAATTTGAATAAATAAAATACAAACATCAACGTAAATTTTTATTTAAAACACAAGATTCCATAATATACCAAAAACAATCAATATCTAGTTCTGCGTCGTTCATCACGCACATTAAATCGAACACGGCATTTTTACGACTATCGGTGTCGCTGTTGATGTACAACGCGTCTACACAGTTTTTTAAACAAACGTATGCATCTTTGATGTGTTTTCCAAAATCAACAATTGTATTGTAGCATTCGAACTTTTCGTCGTCGCGCCCCGCAGTGTCGCGCAAGTAATTAAACAAAACGTATGCGCTCGCAGATCTGTGGACTTTAAAATGATTTTTGCCAATGCCGCAAAACTTTCCATACAAAATTGCCACCGCTTTTGGACAATTGTAACGCTCTCCGAACTCATCTATAGTTTGGCGCACAACGTTTATCAATCGGTCGTCTACAAGACTTTTATGTTTTTTTTTTTGGATCCCGACAGAAATTCTTTTGATGTATGTCAAAACACAAAATTTGTTGTACCACCAACCCTCGCCGCCGCCAACATCGTCGACACATCTAAACGTCGCGGCAACGAGCGTGAGCTTTTCGGTGCACATGTGAATTATAAAATTATAAACTTTTGTTTTTAATAAATCGTTTATTTTTTCGCATATATTGGTTTTGTCGTCAATTTCGTTCCGAAACTGGTCCAAAAAAAAAATTTGTCGACCTTTTTTGTTTCTAATTTCTAACGGCAAAACATTGTCAATATGTTTCAAAATCGAAATTAGCTTAGAGTCCAAATCGTCGGAATAATAGCCACAACTGAACCAATTTGTTAATTTTTCAACAGACTTCACAGCATCGATACATTCTGCGGCGTCGTCAGGCGATATTTCGTTGGCCAACAATCGTCGCGCTGCCAAAGCCTCGCGCTCGATGCACGATAAATTGCCCACGTGCGACTGAGTTAAATGTTCATCAGCGATTCTGAACAGTTGATAATATTCACCGTACACGTGGTGGACGTTGTAAAAATTATAAAAAAAATCGCAAACAATTAATTTGCTTGTCAGAGACATGTCGCCGTTGACGTGGGTGTTCAATCACTGCGATAGAGCGAGCGCGTCGCTTTATACACCCTCTGAAACATAATTACGCTTTATCAACAAAACCGATAACGAGCCCGCATAATTCGATTATGTTTGTTTTCAAGATTGATTAAAATCGAAAGCAAAGTTAGTCATGAAATACAAAAAATGGTTTAAAATTGATTAGAATCAAAAGCAAAGTTAATCATGAAATACAAAAAATGGTTTCAAGATTGATTAAAATCGAAAGCAAAGTTAGTAAAATTGAAAGCAAAGTTAGTTTGTTGCCGCATTACGTTACACAAAAAATATCGCGCCGCGACAAAAACTAACTTAGTTAGGAAACGGCCTGTTTATCGTGTAAGAAATCCGTTGTTTGGTGTCCATGTAAAAGCGATAAGTCGGTTCGCTTATACCGTTGCCCGACAAGGGAAACGATCCCGGCAGCATAAATGTGTACGCGTTGTCGGTGTTCTGAACGAACGTGCCGGCCGGACACAACGGCTTCAAACGGGAAAAATTGGCAACGGACGTGTCGAGATTGATGCAATCGACACGCAGCCGGTGCGACATGAGATCGCGGTCAAACTCGTCCACAACGCTGGCGCATAGCGACGTTCGATCTCCGGCCACCGCGTGTTTGACTCGCGTCACGCTAAAATCTCCGCACAAACATTCTCCTGTCGCAAAATCTGGCCGCACGTCTGGATGCACGTATTCGACGTTGGTGCACACGTTCGGTAGGCACTCTATCGGATTGAGCGGGTTGACGAACATGCGGTTGTGGTGGTCGTCGAGAGCGTCGCAACGCATTTCAAACCTTCTCGTGCCGTCGTCCATGAGTTCGTCCCAATATGAGCGAAAAGTGTTTCGAGAAACGTCCACCTCCAGTCCTAGCAATTTGTCGAACAAAACGTTGCGAGAGCTCTGTCCGGGAGCGATGCGATCGAAATGCTGGCGACCGGCGACCTGGGTCATGTTTTGCGGGCCGGCGTAGTAGCGCGGGTCTTCGGCGATACACGACCATTGGTTCAAGCCGTGCAAAACGACACTGGTTTCGCGATTACAGTTGCGAGGTAAACTGTTGGTCGTGCAATAGCCGCCTCTGTTTAACAACTGTCCGTTTACGACGAACTTGTCGTGTTCGCCGACGAAAAAATATACGGCCGACGGATTGTCGCAAAGAACGGTGCAATCAAAATTGGGAGTTTCCACAAATCCCACATACACCGGCACCGATAAACATTTCAACTCGCCCTCGTTGACGGTGCCGAGATCGGTGTTAAAGTTTATGCGCGGCAAATTTTCTAGCGGAACGTAGTGTCGCCGCTGCAACACGTTTTGTATGTAATCGATTCTTTCGTCGACGGTGTCGTTGTAGCGCGTCTGCGCTGCTTTTATGAGCGCGTGCGCGTCGTACATCGGTTTATAAATGGCGAACACGAAAATAAAAACAATAGCAATTAAAAGAAGCGCGTACATGATGTGTGAACTCGTCTACGCAAAAAACTTATAAAGCCAACAATGGATTAATCGACGCATCTCAAACAACAACAGCGATAAATTACACATCAAACAGCACAACAATACATTTATGATCGTTGTTGGACAGTGGCTCAAAGTTTAACATTCTAACAACAGGTGTCGATTTCGTATAAAAGATTTTGTCTCGAGTGTACAGTTTAATTTCTCACGATGCAAATCGTGGCATACATTGTCGTGGTGACTACGGTTCACCAACAAAATGAAGCTTTGGTAGATTTTATTTTGTCGCGTTATTTTTGCCCGTTGTTTGTGGTGCATGGTTTTCTTAATTCCATGGCCGTTTGCGAAGATTCCATATATCCAGAAGGAAACGTGACCCATTTTAGAAATTATGAAAACTATCTGCAATCGTCCTACAACAGTTTAAGCGCCATAACAATACAAGAGTGCGGGTCGTGCGAATCCAGTTCTGACATGATCGACGAAGTGTGTGCAATTGTTCGCCGAAATGGAGAATTTGGTGTTAATTATTTTTTCTAAACAATTAAAAACAATTGTTTGTATGTTTAACGAGATATTGTAAAAATTTGTGATTTTAATACAATAAAACAACATAATAATAATTGACAATTTTATTTGTATAAGCGTCGACAATGTTACTTAAAAATATGTAATATTTTTATAGAAATGGTTTATAATTTGCAAGTTTTTGGATTACACACAAATGCTTGACCAAAATCGATTTTAAAACAACCAACTCCGCAAGCAGCGAGTCGTTTGCTTTTTTACGATACGCGTTGCGTTTATCAACAAATTGACACAGCACGTTTGTAAATTTTTTGCAATTGCTCAACAACATGTTGTGTATGGAGCGACTGGAATCATCAAAATCGACATCGGCAACTTTGTAGTGCGTTAACAACAATTTATTGTCTCGGGTGGCGCACAATTTTTCAACAAACTCATTATCTAAACCAAATTCGTTGAGATTGTTAATAAATTCAATTCTTTCGTCGCGACTAAAATTGTTGGTCACGCTGAATATTTGTTCGTTTAAACCAAACAAAACCGCCGACATGGCGTACAATTCGTTGACCAAATTTTGGCAATTGCGTTTGCCGCCTTTGCGAAAAAACGCCTCGGCTTTTGCCTGATACTCATCCGTGTATTTACTTCTTTTTTGTTTCAGTACAGAGATTTGGTGATCCATTTTTAAACTTATACCAGACGACCACGTTCTATCTGACAACAACACGCCCGACAGTAAATTTAAATTGTGTCGAATTTAAACACAATTGCACCTTAAATATATTACAATACACATAAAAAAAATTTATACCACTCGGTTTTATTCTATTTGTTACACAGGGGATTGCTGCCTTTGCATTCGTGCGATTTTAAACATAGATCTTTCATGTTGGCACAATTGGGCGGTTTGTACAACGTTTCTTTGCCGCATAACGATTCCAACTCTTTAGCACATTTTTCGTCGCCGTCGTACAATACGCTCAACGCTTGCATCAAACAATTTCTATCGCATTTGGTGCACGTTATTAAATTTAAAATGTAACAATTAAATATAAATCGTTTTTTAAATCTGTTTCCTCTCGCTCTGGCGCTCAACGCCGTTAATAAACTTCGCATACACGGAGGTAAACGCAGCGTGTCATTTATTAATTTGGTCACGTGGGATTTACATTTAAAAGTGCCTTGAAAACAAACATTGCGACAACTTTTTTTTCTTATCCGTTGCCGATCTGCGCTCGCCGGCGTCGTCGCCGCGACGGTTTCCCGCTCTCTGTTTCTGAGTAAATAAAACAACCTAAGCCCGGAAACTAGCACGCACTGCCCGCCTTGCTCGAATTGAGTGTAAGCGTTCAATTCGAATTCAAAATCTTCCACCGACACTAAATAGTTGCGGGTTTTGTTTACAAGCTTGCTAATAATTGACGGATTCCACGACAGCGGCGACGATGGGCTTTCGTCGAGCCGGCTCGACATGATTATTTTTCAACAACGAGCCGGCGTTATCGGCAAACGAGGTATCAGGACTCGTCGCGGGCTGCATGTAAGCCTCGGACCGCTGCTGCTGATAATAACGATAATCGGCACGCTTGTTGTCGTTCATGGAATTTTTTATGCGCGTGCACAGGGTTTGATCCGCGCCGATAGTTTGCTGGCACACTTCGTAAAGTTGCGAACGCAGCCTGTGCAAATCTTCGTAGACGTGGCGCGAATTGCGCATGTACGCGTCGCGTTCGCGTGTAGCACTCAACATATTGTTAATTCAAAAAATTAAACTTTCTTAACATGTATACAAAATAAACGTTACACGCTATCCCACACGTTTTGTGTAACTTTTACTGAACGCATTCGTATTGGCGCGGTCGATGAATCGCCTCGCGAATTGTGACCGCAAATGCTAAGTTTATTAAGTAGTGGTCGGAACATAATTCATTAAGTCGACGCCGACGCTATCGTGCGGTATTAAATAATATAAGAAGCAATCGTGTTATAAACAATGATTTATTGTTACGATTTTTTAATTACACTCGAACGAAACCATATTTTTTGCGTGCAATGGCCCGAAGACGAAGACGAAGATGAGTGTTATGAAAAAATAGACGAAGCGTTGATGGAACGTCTGCCGCCTCACGTGAACGATTTTCTGTACAAAAGGCGCATCGGATGGGATTTTATAACTTACAAAATTCTTAACAACAGCGAGATGCACAAAAACGTACGTTCTTTGGGAAACTATGAAAACGACAATTCAAAATGTGTTGTTTTAGACGACATCGGACTTAATTTGTTGGTTGAGGCGATCTCGGAACTCGAGCCTTATTTCGAACGGGTGTCTAAGTTTGTCGACGAATTGAGCGATTACATCACTACAGACTTGGATTTGCCGTATTACAAAGGCAAAGATTTTTATCGACAATCTAACACAGAAAAAAATTGGTTAGCCGAGTCCATTTTGAACGATAAAAACGTACTAGAATGGTTAAAGGTTCCGCGGAACCTGGCGGACTACGACAAACTGGAACACGACCTCGACGCGGTGCGCAGTCGCATAATGAACACGCCGCACGACGAAAATTACGATTCTTGGGCAAATGACGTTCTACAATCTGTCGAACAAGCGGTTAACGAAACGCTACAAACCGTAAAAGAAAATACAAAAACAAAGTAAACGGAAACGATTGTGCTTTTATTATAATAAACAATGTACCAATTATAAATTTGTTTAATTTACAAACACATTTTTATTAACAGCTTGCACCGATTAACCTAAAACAAAATTTAACGATGATGTCATGCGCAAGATCGCGCAGATCGTTGTTTTGTCTCGACGCAATATGTTTTAACATGAGTCATGTTTCGAACTTTGTTTTCAACGTTAATTCTCGTTGAAATCGAGTTTCGGTTGGCGCGCCGCGGCAACAAAATTAAGATTAGCAACAACAACGCAATGTACGTGTTGGCGCTGTTTATTTTGTTACTTTTTATAATTGTCGTAATGTACAGCCTGTTCGTGGCGCTAAACGCCACCGACGAACCGACTTCTGTGGAGTTGCAGCGCTTTGAAAATGAAGGTGTGCAATTGATAGATCCGCCTGCAGAAATCGTAGTCGAAGGAAATCCCCACGAATGTCACAAATCGCTCACGCCGTGCGTTACCCACGCGGATTGCGACGTTTGCCGCGAAGGTTTAGCCAATTGCCAGTATTTCGACGAAATGACCGTGATGGAAACTCGCGACGCCGACGGCGACGTCGTCCAGCACACGATCGAACCGGGCGAATCTTACTGCATGGCGTTAGACAGAGATCGCGCGCGAAGTTGCAACCCACACACCGGCATATGGTTGTTGGCCGAAGCGGCCGCGGGTTTTTCGCTGCTGTGCCACTGTTTGACGCCGGGTCTAGTCACGCAGCTAAACATGTACGAAGATTGCGCGGTGGCCGTCGGATGCCAGCCTCACGGTCGTATCGCCGATTTGAACGAATCGCCGTTACGGTGCGTGTGCGACGACGGCTACGTGGCCGATTTCGACGCAACCACCCAGACGCCGTATTGCCGACCGCGCAAAGTGCGCGACGTCGTGTACGACGAGTCGTTTTTTCACAGGGCCCCTTGCGACGAAGGTTTCGTGTCAATCGACCATCCCGCTCTCGACGAAACGTACAGGCAAGAGTTGCGCCTTCCCGACATTTGCGTGGTCGACCCGTGTTCCGTCGATCCGATCAGCGGTCAACGCACGGGCGGTCGATTGCGATATTACAAAAACGATGCAATAGAGTACAAATATTGCCACTGTCCCATTAGCAAACAATTATTCGGCGTTTACAGTCCATTTCCATCGATGATCGGAGAATCTTCGTCGCCAGTCCACAACGCTTGTTTACAACCTTTCAATGTGTCAATTTTAAACGTGCACAGAATAGATTATAAATTTTATTGGGCGCGCGCCGATTTAGACAAGTCGGACGACGACGTCGTCGCAATGGTCGAATCCCGACAACTCAGTCATGATCGTTATCGTAAAATGGCCTATTCGTATTTGGAACAACATCCGAACTTAATTGCGGTCGGTTTTGTGCTCTTTAAATTTAGCACTGCGTATGATTTTTTTATACGCGCTGACAACTTTGTTTTCGACGATTTGACATTGTTCGAAATTTATAAATACATGCCGCTTTCACAATCAATATGTTTTAGACCCGGTCCCGAAGGCAGATGTATAACTGTAAATCCTAATAGTTGTATTCGTAGACACAATTCGGCCGCTGTTGGATTTGCTGAAACGTTTACCAATTCTTGGTGTTACTTGAGCATTGAAGATAACAATATACGAAATTTGGAGCAAAACCGCTAGATATCCTAGAGGCAGAGCGCCGGTTTTCTTTAAGAGTAAATCTTGAATTTGTGCTTTCGTTTATGGATGTGAGCAAATATGTTGTCAATATTGTTTTACCGGTGACGTTGTTAACCGTCAGGATGAAATTAATAATTTAACTACTCTTCTCGCCACGTATGGTAATTACTCTGTTAATTAAAAATAAACATTTAATTTTGTTTGTCGATTAATATGAATGAAAATAACGCTTACAAAGCTATAGCGTTAGCAAAAACATTTAAATCCGTAGAAATGTACAGCAGAGCGCTGACATGCTACGAGTTAGCTGTAAATTTTTTACAAAAAATTACAATTAACGAACAGTCGAATGATTTAGAAAAAACAACACATAATTTAATAAAAATGTGTGAATTTTGTATTGAAGATTTACAACAAATTATGCAAAATCAGAAAGAAAACACAAAATTAAACAAAATTGTTTTAATCAAACAATAAATATCATTTAAAACAATAATTTTATTACACTTTAACAAATTTACAATTCTCAAAAGTGTAGTTCGAATCAAAAACAAACGAAGAGTTCGTTATCGGCAATTCGTTTTTTCGTCGCTGATAGTCGTACACGATTCGATCGATACGATCTTCGTCGTCAAACGTTGGATTCTGTGTGCTAATGGCGGCTGGAGTTGTCGTCGTCGTGATCGCAACCGCTCCACGAAACGATTCATTCTGAGACATCATCATTAAAATTTTCACCTCTTTTTCGTCGTCCATTGCGTACAAATTTTTGTTAATCGATCCAGAAACAAAGTTTTCGTCGTCGCCGTGCGTAAGCACATCGTTGAAAACGAGCATGTTGTCGCGGCGGCACGGATTGTTCGCTCTGCGGTTCAAGTCGGTCGAGTTTGTCGCCGGACACACCCAGCCAGTTGTTAACGTCGTTTCAATCATGTCGAACACGATTATGTTAAAGATGGCCGCGTCAACAACACTGTTGGCGTTGAGCTTCGGTAACACCACGCGACGAACAACTCCATCGAAATCCGCAGCTAAATACAATCGCAATCTGTTGCTCGTTCTCCTGTACAACGACAAACGCCTCTTAACGCCCCCGTTGCTAATGCTGATGTTGTGACCGCTCGACTCGGTGAACAAACATTGCCTGTTCGGTGTCGAATTGAGATACGCGTATCCGCAATCGTCCATGCATAAAAACGAACAGTTTTGCGCGTTTCTAAACGAACTTTTAAAATTGTGAATTTCGCGAAGCCACACGGTGTTCGGTTCCCATGAATAAGCTAGCGTTCCCTGAAGATCGTTGTCGACTATCGCCAAATATCTGTTGTGCGAATGTAGCTGCACAAACGAACTGTTATCAATGAAAACGTCATTAGTCTCGTGTTTTAGGGGCAGACCGAGCGCGCCCGCGGCAAACGCGACGACGACAACAACAAACATTTCGCATTGAAAGTTAGCACGCATTAAACGAAACAGTTCGCGATTTTTCTTTTATACACACGCAACCGCTTATAATAATAGAACGCGTGTACACGCGTTGATTCTATCGCGCGTTGAATTTCTATCCGTTTAGAGCGACAATTACAATGTAGTTGTTGGCACAGGTGCGTGCGTTATAGACGTCGTGTAAATATTTATTTGCGCGGAAACGAAGATGGCGTTTCTCGACAAATCGATGGTGAAAGAAGAACCCGTGTGGGGCAACAGATTGGCGGATCGCTTTAGCGCGTTTTATTACACAACGCAGAGGCGAAAATCGATTGTGCACATGTTGTTCGTTCGAACTTTGGGATTGATTTTGGCAATCGCGTTGTGCGCGTACGTCTATCTTAAAGCGCGCGACAAGTATGGGTTGTCGTTTTACTTTAGATTTTCGCACTGGGCGTTTGCTATTATTGCGCTCATGTACGCGGCCGGACTTGTCAGCTCTCTGGTGGAATACATCAGCAACGGCGAATTTGTGGCGCTCTATGCTTCGCGGCGTTTGCCGTGGTATATGCGCGTGCATTGGATCGTGTTCAACGTCGCCGTCACCACCAATTTAATGCTGTCAGTGATGTATTTTTTGATTTTCAACGCGTGCGTTTTTTCGGCAGTCGTCGGCAACTACAGCTATTGCTGCAAAATCTTTGAAACCCCTCACCGAATCGTCGGGTCGACCGTTTACGTTGTTAGTGCGATTTTGGTTACGTTTGAACTAGTGTTATCGGCAATTCCGGTTCGTTTGATTGATTTTTATCAAGTTTTGATGTACAATATTGTTTATTCATTAGTTCTTAACGTGTTTCAAAATTACACTCAAACTAACATTTACAATTTTAATTGCAACGACAAAGAAGCGTTGTTGACGGTGTTAACTTGTTTGATTTTGTGCTTTGCTATGTACGTTTTGACGTACACGATTGATTTAATTAAATGCGCATGCAAAAAATATATAATAAAAGCGTAGGTAATGAACATTGTGTATAATAATATATGTTTTAAAAAGTATAAACCAAATGTTTGTTAATGTATTTTATTTGTATAAATTATTAGGTTAGGGGTTAGGTTAGAACATCAATAATGTGTTTAAATTTTTAACATTAATATACTCGCTGTAATTATATGTTAATGTAACATGTGTCGTTTTTTGAATGTGTAAATAAAACATTTTAAATATGCATATATTTGTTTAATTTGAAACTTTCACTAACAATTTGTAGTAAACGCATAGCGGTTGATGATACAAAGCCAACTGGTCAATGTCGCCGTCTATAGCAACAACTTGATCGCAACAAAACGTTAGAAATCTTTTCGTATCGTTGCATAAAAACACGCCCGCTTCGGCCAGATTCAAATTTACGTCGCGGCCGGCGGCTCGAAGCGTTTCCAATCGTTTGCCATGGTCGTAGAATTCGGGATGTTTCGCGTCAGTTTTTGTAAACCGCAACAAACACCTGCTGTTTTCGCAAGTTTCGTGCAAAGTTACAATTTCGTCGGTAGCCGTCGACGCGGCAAACTTGTTTTTGCAAAAAAAACAACGGAGCTTGCCGAAATAATAAAAAAAACCGGCACGAGCTAGTCGCTTCACGTCTTCGCCGCCCAAACCGTGAATCTGATTTTCGAACGATTTGATTCTAGCGGGCAACGAGGCCAATTTTGATATGTTATTGTTGCGCGCGACGAACAACTCGAACAATTTGCGCTCTGCAGTTTTTTCTCTGGCGCAGAACGCTTCGTCTCTGTTCACAACGTTGACGACAAACGAATTGTTAAACTTCACCACGTACGCACAAACGGGCGCGTCGAGCACGTACATTTGGCGTTGCATTTGCCTGTAGTGGGGATCCGAATGTTCCACTAGAAAAACCGCCGGACCGCTTTTGTTGACGGAAAAAGCCGTATGTTTCACTCGATATCTGTTTTTGCGAACGTTTAGGGCGTTGCGCATTTCGTCCACGGTCACGTTTTCGTACGAGACGGGACACTTGATTTCGATGGGCACGAACGTGCCGTTTTCTAGCAGCATGTACGCGTCGGGCGAGGCAGCGTTCAAACCCAATTTTGTAAAAAACATTCCGCAATCCAAAACCGTTTCGATCACTTTGCAGCCGAGTTTTTTCTCAACGCACTCGCGAATAAGTCGTATCAATTTTTTGTTTTTTTTAACCAACTTTTCGTTGTCTATACCGAAAATCATAGCTCGGGTGGGCGGCAGCAATCTGTTGGTGGCGCATCCGGACGCGGTCAGTCTGTCCAAACGGAGCAGATTCCACAAAGCGTTGTCCGACTGGCCTCGAGTCATCTTTTCTACGCGAAGTATTTCTTCTCGCCCGAGTTGTTGGTCGGATTTTTTTAAAGCACACACATAGTTATTGTACATGAACTTTTCGCACAAAGCGCGCTGTTCGTCGGACAAAAGCGGCATCTTAAAACGACTTCGTGCGCAAAATGAAGTACGTTCTTATGATTAATAATGCGTAGTTGTGTCGAAGTATTAATCGACGCGTATTGTGTAATTTAAATTGAAAAGTTCATTCAACAAAAAACAATATTTTTTCCAGCATTTAGAGAAATAACATTTATCCCAAAAACGATACGGGAAATTAATTTGGTGGGTAACGTGCGCCACTGTAAACTTCAACCGTTTCATAAAAAACAACTCGATAAGCAGCCGCGATCCCAGCGCCGGACCGGCGCGATACAAAATTTCTTTTACGTTTTCGATCGTGTATTTGTCGTTGCCGTTAAGAATTGAATAGAAACAGCGTTTCTGATCAAACGACGCCGATGCTCTCGAAAACTTTGGCAACAACACGACCAGACTTTCCAATCGTCTCAAACGAGATTCCATTTTACGCCGCGCTAAATTGAAAACGTTAAACATTAAACATTCGAGTTGGTCGGCGACGACACGGGGCAAAACATCGACCAAAATCTTCACGCCGAACATGTCTCGGCGAACGACGTCGTTCGCGCCAGCGTCGCAAAAACGAGAACTGACTACGCTCACGTCCAGAAAGTACAAATCGAAGGGAAAATATGTAATTAGTTTGCTGCTGGCGCGATTACTGTGCAGCCACATAGGAATGTCGCTGGTCGCGTGAACGTTGAACGAGTACCTCACCAAAACAGAATTGTCTTTTTCGATCGCCGACACGGTAATTTTTATTGGCAATTGGCGATTCAATCGAAAAACAATTTGATCGGCCGCCGAAAACTCTACGGCCGCGTTTTCGTATGATTTAAAAATAATTAATTTTTGAGACTGGCGTTTGCTGTAGTCGTCTAGCAAATCGGTCATATTCAAACAGCTTAGAATGTTTTCGATTTCAAAAACGTATTCTCTGCCGACGCTTTCTTGAAGCGCGACTTGAAGTTTTCGCACAGGCAACAAATCGAACACGTCGGCGGCGGTTACTGGGCGATTCGCGTGCACCTGCAAATCCAGATCGCTAAACGGCGACGGCACAAATTCGCGAAACAAATGCGCGGCGACGGCGACGCCGCCTTTGACCAAGCACAGTTCGTTTTGGAACGTTTCAGCGGCAGTTTTGTATACTTTAGAAAAAAAACACCAACCCAACTGCGGCAGGACGTTTTCGCATAGCGAATCGTTTATATTTTTTTTGCAAATGTAAGGAATAGTTTTGGAATGTAACAATTGGTGTCGCAAAGCGTCCATGGTTGTCGGTTTCAATGAAAACAAATTCAAACGGGCTTATTATTATTTAATTAACTGCGAAACGATATGGCGCCGTTGCTGACGAATCGCAACTCGAGCGGCGGCACGAGCGTCGCCAACGTCGAAACTGTCGCCTCTTTCGTTGACGTTTTGCGATCAATTGATTTTTCTCAAGGCAACGGCAAAAGGTTTTTCTACAATTTGTGTTACAGATTTGTGTGTATTGCATTGTCCAAGTCGCCTAGCGTGCCGTTGATAACGCTAAAAACCGCGTTCGATACCATAGTCGAAATTGAACGCTTCGTTTTCGCCAAAAGTCGATTGCTTCATTACATTGTCGCGTTTCTCATCGCGCACAGCGACGGCGACAATTTACAATGTCTCATTAACCTCAGATTGTTGGATTATTTTTTAAATAACTATCAGATACACTAGAAATAAACAGTTTGCTTTATCGAATGTGGCCACAGCTAAAATGCAATCAATATAGTAAAACACAAAATTTGTTTCAAATTATTTAATAAACATGTTGTAAACAAAAACAAATATATTAGTGAACTCGGACATGTACATATACCTGCATGCGTTCTCTTCGTTATAACAATGATCGAAGTATCGCATGTTACGTTCAAAAATATTTTTAAACTGTTTACTAGAAGTTACGAACGGATAAAGCGTTGCTTTTTTTTCAAACAACATATGGTGTTGCACGACGTGTTGAAAAATTTCATATTCTCGACTAATTACGCAAGACATCAAACGATCTTTTAGTTGATTTTCTAACAATTTACTATTTTTGAATTCGTATTCGCCACCATAAATGTGTCGAGTCACATCTGCAACCATTTCTGCGACTAAACAATTGATTTGCAAATCGTCAATGATCGTTTTGTAATTCTTCATGGTTTTGTCCAAATCGGTGATTTCTTCGTTGAGTGTGTAAGTGTGAATTACGGCCGAAAACCAACCTTCGTCTTGAAGCCTAATCTTGGCGGTCGCCTCAATAAGCCGGCGAAACAGCTCGTCGACGTACAACACCCGTTCTTTAGTTAGTCTATTTTCAAAGAAAAAATCCAAATCTATCAAATTGAGCAACATCAAAGCCGAAGAACTATTTTTCATGACACCTTTATAATTGTTCATAAAATAATCGTCGTCTTTTATACAAAAATTTACATTTTTAAAAAGAGTCAAAGAATCTAAGGGAATGCAAAGTCGTTTGGCGGCATCTTCTATTAACGTTACAAACGTATACATGTTTGTTTTCAAAATTGTTATGCCTTTCGACACGAACGTAAATTTGTAACGTTTACACGCAACAGCGCCAGCTTATATAGTGTTTATCTAATCAAAAAAAAAAATAATTTTGAGCCGCTAATCAAAACGCTCGTTTGTCGTTAGCATATAACTGCCGCATTCCACACTGACGACACACTCTGCGAAACGCCGTCAACGCGCACGCAAACTTTTCATTATGTACGAAATAAGCGACAATCTTTATTCGGTGTTAACGATTTTTCACAACGGCCGAATCGTGGCCGCCAGCGGAGAACAGCCGTCAATGAGACAATTATGCGTGTTTTACGAGTATAACAAGACGACAAAAAACGAAAATCTACCGCAATATGTAACGAAAAACCACACACCCCACAGATTGGATTTTGTGAGGCTGAGCGCCGGCGACAACGAATGGCGGGTGAAATTGAAATATAACCACAAAACCGTTTACGAAATGAAACTTTCGCACGTACCCTATCAATTAGAATATTTGAGAAAAGAAAACTCAAACTTGGTCAATCGTTTAACAAACGAAGAATACTACATAAACGACGAATACAAAAATGAACAATGCGCCCCTATCGACGAACAATACATTTCCGAAGAATATGCAAATTTATTTCACGATTTTATTTGCTTGGACGAAGTGCCCGTGGAAAAATTCGATTGCATAATTGTGTACAACGGTTATCGCAAATTTGACAAAAACGGCGAGAAAAAGTTTGCGCCGTTTGGCGATAAAAACTATTTGGACACACACAATTTTTTGGGGTTTTATAAAATAGAAAAAAAATTGCGTGAAGCTAGCGACAAATCCAAAGAAAATTTGAAAATTATGCAAATAGTCGATAACTACAACGAAGTGTTGCAGTGGTTGCTGACTCATATTGATTTTGTTAAAAAAGAAAAATATAATTTTAAAATGTGACAAACGTCTGTTTGTCGATTTGATTGTATCGTGTAACATTTTAATGTATTTTCTATTTAACAAATGTTTAAATAAACGTTATTGTAATATTTTTGTGTTTTAATAAAATGTGTATCATTAAAATTATATAATAAAAAAATAAGTACGCTTTGGAAAATCTATATTTAAGCTACAATATAATGTCGTTGACTGTAATATCAAAAAAATTTCAAGATTCGCCGGTGACGGCTTTTTTGGAACGGTCGTGGGTGTTGTGGGTGTGCGCCGACGACGCGCTTCAGCTACTGCGTCTGCCCTCGTCCGTCCTTCAAACGATTCCATTGCGACACAAAAAATGCTGGAACGATTTTCGAAATTCCGCCTTAACTTCGTGCCGCTTTGACGGTAACAAAGTTTTTGTGGACATTTACGGTCTTGGCAACTTGTGCAATCGCGTCAATTCGACGTGCTCTGATTATCTATGCACCCTATTCGTAGCCGAAGTGTACACGGAAGCATGTGCACAAAATTCGTCTTCAAACAACAACGGCGGCTGCCCGCCTCAACCGACACCGTTTCCGCCGCCGCCTCCTGTCGATCCGCCAGATTGCGGCGGCCGCCATCATCATCATCACCACAACAATCAAGAATTGTTGGAAAGAATCGCCAGGCAAAACGATTTAATCGTGAGCGGTTTGGGCCAACTGTGCATAAACAATTCTAATCAGCACTTAGAAATAACAAATCTGCTAAACGCCCTTAAATTGCAAAATGTAACTATTTCAGGACAGCTCACGCAAATCATCGATTTGCTGGAATCGCAATTGGAAAACGTGGCGGCGGATTTGCGCAAATTAGTGGAACAAATGGACGGCAGTTTAGAAACACTTTTAGCCGCCGTAAACAAAACTCTCGCACAGTTGCAAGAAAGTGTTAGAAACGAGCTCACCAACATTAACTCTATACTAAACAATTTAACCTCGAGCGTAACTAACATTAACGCCACCCTTAACAATTTATTGCAAACGCTTAACGCTTTGGATTTAAGCAATTTAACAAATTTAACCGAACAAATAAACGCCATACAAACCACTGTTGATAAAATTTTAAACATTTTAACTCCCGAAATAATCAACAACACAAGCGCTAATAACATTCAAAACAAAAATTTAAAAAATTAATTAATTTTGAATTAAACCAAGATTTCAGGATTGATTAATTTCGAAATCAAACTTCGATAAACTTCGAATTAAACCAGGATTTCAAGATTGATTAATTTCGAAATCAAACTTCGATAAACTTCGAATTAAACCAGGATTTCAAGATTGATTAATTTCGAAATCAAACTTCGAACCAAATCAAGATTTTAAAATTTAAATAAACCGAACCAAGATTTTAAGATTGATTAATCTCGAAATCAAACTTTGAATTAAACCAGGATTTCAAGATTGATTAATCTCGAAATCAAACTTCGATAAACTTCGAATTAAACCAGGATTTCAAAATTTAAATAAGCCGAACCAAGATTTCAGGATTGATTAATCTCGAAATCAAACTTCGATACATGTTAAATTTTACAATAACCAATTGTTTAATTAAAAAACAATAATTGCTATATAAATTTTATTTATTTAAAAATATATTAATACTCATTAATACATGTTTGTAATTAACATAATAATACTAATTTAACAATACTATTTGTTGTATTTTGCTTACATTAAGCGTTAAATTTTTCGCAAATATAAAACACCAAATCTTGTAAAACGTCCAAATTTTCGTATTCAGCGGTGTCCATAATGGTGATAGAACAAACTCCGTCGTTGCGTGTCTTTTTTACAAAATTGTTGTAGCATTTGGGAATGTTCGACGAACCGCTAACGACAGAGCTAAGGCAAATTGCTAAACATTCTCCGTTTTTACACATTACGGCGTCTATGACGTCAAAATTAATTAAATATTTTTCATAAATTGTTTTCTGTAACAAATTGTCAGGATTGGCTATGTGTATCACAAACGCTATCAGCTTCATTACTGACAACGATTGTTAAAAACATTTACGAACTTCGCGCACCTATTTATACTACATTGTATAGATTCGTGTTTATTCATAAACATTTTCGATTGGGTTTGATTAATACGCAGTAATTGAATGAATCATAACAACAAACGACGCAATAATGTTTTTGATCTTTTAAGTCGTTGCACAATTTTATACGATCTTGTTATATTTTATAAAATAAATAGTTTGAAGTATGCGAGCTTTGTGCGTCATTAGCGGCGATGTGCACGGCGAAATCTATTTCTATCAGCAAACACCAAACCATCCCACTGTAATAACTGGCTACATAATCGGTTTGTCGAAAGGTTTGCACGGCTTTCACGTTCACGAATTCGGAGACATGAGCAACGGATGCACCTCGGCCGGCGAACATTTCAATCCGTTCAACATGGATCATGGTGCGCCCGATTCAATCATACGGCACGTCGGCGACTTGGGAAACGTTGAAGCTAAAGTGTCCAACGCCTTGACCGCCGTCAACATGACGACAGACGCCATCACTCTATACGGCCCGTTGAGCGTCGTCGGCCGCAGTCTGGTCGTGCATTCAAACCGCGACGATTTGGGTCGAACGGATCATCCTTTGAGCAAAACCACAGGCAATTCGGGCGGTCGATTGGGATGCGGAATTATTGGGTTTACAGGAAAAAATGAGAATGAAACAAACAAAGTTATATATTGAAATTAATTTTGCCCGCCGTTGCTGTAAGCCGTTCGCAACCTACCAACTTGAATCGTTTTTAGACAGTACAAATAACGTTCGACGCGAACATTTAATCGCATCCGTTTATCTCGTTTATATAAAAACGAACACAACGTTTGTTTGCGCGATACAATTTAGGTTGTTGAACGAAACGCACGCGTTGATTGTTTTAACTTTGAAATACAACAATTTTATTGTAGATATGGACCGTATTTTGAAAAAAGATAACGAGCTCAATTTTGATGTTTTTGAAAACGTCACGTTCAATGACGACGACAATGAAAACATAGAACATGAATTCAGAGATGAAACCGTTGTAAATTTTGATCAAATTTACGTTTGCGAGACCATCACGGGAATCGTTTTAAGCGAACAAAAAAGTTTTTGTTTGTGCGCAGATTGTTTTAAAAGTTTGACGAGCTGCCGCGAAAATATATTTTCGCTTTTTCGCCCCATCAAACAACATAATTTGAAGATTTTGCGCGACTGCAGTTTGTGTACCGTCGCTTGTCGTGAATGTAAAAAATCGCTCGTAATTCATTCAAAACCGTCTGATTGCGAAAGTTGTTCGTCCTACTGTCGAAACGTTTACGATTGGCGAGCCACTTGCCATGAGGAAAATTTACAAATAGATTACCATTTGTACGGTCATGGCAAATCGTTGAACTGTGTCTATGAACGAGAACACGGATGTCAAAAAAAATAATTGATCGTGTTGCGCTATTGTGTATTTAATGTGCAACAATTGTGTGTATTATTAAATAAAATCATGTATGTGTATGTTATAAAAAATGTATAAATGCTAATGTTAATAGCACTAATTAAGTTTGTGTGTGTACATTAAATATTAAAAAAAATGTTGATTTTTTATTTTTAGTTATAAATTATGACAAACTATATAAACACGTTTATCGGTTTTGCGGTTTTGTTAATTTCGTTGTTTGTAGTGTATTTAATTTGTTTCCGCCAAGTTTTACACATAATCAATGCGGAAACCGCTCACGCGGTTCATTCTGCCGCCAATCCAATAGAGTTATTGTTCGAACGCAACGGCATAGTAGACTGTTCGCACACGAGATTGCCCTGCGTCGCCGATCGCCAATGCGCCGACAATTGTGCAGTCCAAAACGCGATCGGCACGATAGTTTGCGATCAGGGGTTCTGCGTCAATAGAGACGCTCAAGTTGCGGGTCAGCGTCCGGACGACTTTAAATGCGACGCCACGCTGGGCCTCGTAAAAGTGTACATAGCTAGCGAATTTGTAGTAAATCAAATATGCATAAGCACGTATCGAGACATTTTTGACGACGACGGACGCGCCAGACCGTACGTGTGTGACTCGGGGACTCTAAACGTCGATTTGACAACTAGACCGTTTACGTTGGACGATTGTTTGTGTCTTCCGGGTCACACGAAAATGTTGTTCACTCAAACCGCTTTGGCCAGAAGCATTCCGGTCTGCATTCCCGACTCGGTTAAAAACATTTATCAAAAAATTTATTATTAATCATAAACAGCACAAATTGACGGCAAAATCAACACACGTACAATACAATATAAAATGAGCTACACCGATAACCCGATTTAAAGTAGCTTTAGATATTTTATTTTTATCAAATTGTCAACACCACATTCAGCGCTGTATGTTTAAGTCAAAACGACGAACGAAAACTCAATTAAATCGTAATGGACGATTGGTTGTTGGCCGATTTCGATTCAATTCAGCAAAGTTTTTTAAAACTACAAAAAACATTATCCGCCATTAAAACCGAACAACACAGTGTAAAATCAGTTCAGAATTGGTTTGATTTAGAAAACCATTATGTTAATTTTAAATTAAAATTGCCGAAATTTAAAAATGAGCACCTCAAATTATCCACGCAAAGATTGTACGACAGCGACTGGAAAATATTGACTAGCGCGTTGACACTGATGAAGAATTCTATTGATCGACAAAACGCGTTACTCTCGCACGAATACAGCGAATACGAATACGATGCGGCCGAAATGGTTGTTGGCGACGACGAAGAAATGGAAAATTACGGCGAAATTGTGGATAATCGCAGCGGCGGCGGCAGCGATGCACGAAATTTAAACACAGACGACGCCAATTTGGTGGACGTTTTCAATTACAACGTGATGTTGGAACGTAACAGTGCGCACACCAACAATAGTTTGACCGGAGTAGATTCCGCTTCCGCAAAAGTCATTAGATTTAACCAGTTCGAAACGCCCGAGGAAAACAAATTGCATTCAGAACTCGCCATGAATCCGACTAACGTCGACAGCGTTTACGACGAAATTATCAAGTACGGAAACGGCGTAAAACTTGACAGTCACGAACTCTCTTTGTTTGAATATCGCAACGAATTGAACATGCTGTTGTCGATGCCCATACCGGATCTCAAAATCGAGAGCGGTGTCGATTTAAACATCAACAAGTATTCGTGCGCGGGCATCGTGGCCAAAGCGTTTTTTCTCAACAACATTTCGAATTTGAGTTTTCGATCAATAAAAGCGGCGGCTTTGGTAGACAACGTTTACAAAGTTAAACTGTTTTGTATTCTGCAATACATCACGAACATTTGCCGGTTGATTAGAGAAGACATGCAGTATTACAACGAAGACGTCGTTGTGCAAATCGTCGATTGCGAAGATCAAAGTGTGTTGAACAGCAAACGAGTTGTTTATTTGAACAGGATAAAAATTTGTTTGGCGGACTACAGCGAAAACGTGTCCGCGAACTCTTTCGAAACAAACTATGGTCTTTCGGATTTGGTGATGATGTACGTAGACAGCGAAACAGGTTTGAACGCCACCGACGCCGCGATAAATCAAAAATCTATACAATTTTTAGAATTTCCCGAAATGTTTGCCGTCGCGCATTACGCGAACAACCGGTTCGATCAAAATCAAATTTTGCTAGTGTCCAATGTTTACAAAGTGAACAATTTAAAAGTTATGCCTAGCGGCGACATAATTTACGCGGGAAACAGTTTTGTCACACATCAAGTGACGAACACCAATATAATGATCGTCACGATGAACAAGCAACGGTTCGTTCGCGGCGACACTTTGGGCGTCGTCGTCGTCGACGAAAACTATTTGCGCGAAGAAATTAACAAGTTGTTGACAGGATTTAAAATTTTCTCTATGGATTTCGTCAAATCGGAAGACGCCGCGGACAACGACCGCCAACTCAACACCTTATTTAGCGGTTCCTACGGCGAAGCGTATTCGTTCAATTACGCATTTCGTTTTCTTGCGGAATGTGCCGCAGCCATGGAATGCGGTTTTTGCATAAATTATTGCGTCAAAAACGAAGAATTGTATAACGAATTGCTCAAAACTAAAAACGTATTAACTACCTTTAAAAAATTCAATGTCGGTCATTTGTATACGGTTTTGCAAAAATACGAATTTACAAAATTAGGATCGTTTAATTTCACATAAACATTGTTGTTTTCATTCGTCAATGCGCTTTATTTAAATAAGTATTCGAGCATTCTGCTGGACAAATGGACTCGATTAATATTGACGTGTTCGCGAGACAATTGATAGCTGATAAATGTAGCGCTTTGATCGAATCGCAGGGCATGCTGCCCGAAGACATTTTGTTAATTGTTAAAAAAGCGCGCGACGAATACTTCAAAAATCCCACCAACAAAAACTACGAATATATCAAACGTCTGTTTAACCAAACCAAGTATGTGGACGACGCCGTAGATTACAAAGACTTCAACAGACGAATGTTGTTAATTTTTTTTAAATTCGGTTTGAATAAAAGCAAAAATTATTTCAGCAACTACAAATCGGTACTGGAGGTGGCTTTGAAACGTTTGGACGGAATCAATCCGGATTTAAAAAGTTCGCCGCGCGCTATGCTGCAGCACTACAACGAATGTTTGGAAAATCTAGACAATCCCCGTAACGATGAACACCACCTTATCACGTTTACCAAGGAAATCGCCACTAAAATTTTTATCGAAACAATCGATTTGTACAGTTACAATAACAAAAGCCCTTTCGAAGAAAACAGCGCCGACGGCGCGGCCGTTGCGAAATATTCGATTGCCGCGCCGTCGAACGTCGCTTCCGCGTCGACGCATCACGCGGGGTTGTTGAGCGCGGCCATAGCGAACGCGTCGCGTCAAACTAAAAACAACAACATCAAAAAGAAGTCGACTATGTCGGTTTCTTACAAAGTGGCCACTCCATTGTTTACGTTTAATTAAATAAAGATTTTTAGTTATTAATTTAGTTTTTATTTTATCAACGCATCAAGGTCGAGTTTGTGTTTACACCATATTGAAACTAGTTTAAATACACCAAAATTTTATTAAACACTAGAGCGCGACAAACGACGCATTCAATAATTAAACGAGAGCAAGCGTCGCAGCAAACGACGTGTCGACAGGGCTCAAACATTATTTGCCGTTCGGCGTCTAGACACACCGCGCAACGAAGCTCTCCGATCTTTTCATCAATAGCGTTGTCGATCACGTTTTCGAGTATAATTTGCGAATGCCTTTCGGAGGGTTCTTGCGCGCGAGTTATAGCTTTTAACACGAAACGACAATCAGAAGAATATCGTTTGTGTTCCGACATGGCGTCGCTGCCCAACGGCCAATCGCGCACGGTCAGTCCGCAAAATACGCATTCGACGACACAACCGTGACCCAAATATTTGAAGCCGGCTTTTGCCATTTCTTCGGCCGACAAATGGAAACTCGTCGGCCAGTTCCAAAAAGTGTTTAATCGCAACTCGGACGATTTTTTTAAATCTAGCACAGTTAAGCCTTTCATGGCGATTTGCGGTCTGTTTGTGCGCAAAAAGCAGCGTAGAACTCTGACGTCATACTCAATAAACAAACCTTAAATATTCAACGAACTTTTATTTAAAAATTTACATAAACACATAAACACACCAAAAATTTTAAACAAACATAATTTTACACAATAGCTCATCAAAACTAATCTAACATTTACAACAAATGTACAAACTTACAACCTGGCAATGTGTCCGATTCGAAAAAGTTAATAATTTCGTCGACATCGTCGCAATAAAAAGAATTCTGATTATCGATCAACGGTTCCATATTGTTTAAAAAATTCAATGCTTTTTTAGCTATGACAAATTTGTTATTTTTTACAACGAAACACATCATAATCACTGGCAAATTTAAAATATCGCAACTGCGTTCTACTTGAACTTTGTTAACGTGTTCTTCGCGATTGCCGTTGTCGCAATTCATAAAACAATCGATTAACAAAACTATAGTGTAATCTTTGTCTAACAATTTTGTAAAAGTTCTTGTTACAATTTTTTTTAAATTCAAGCGTCGGCGGTCGATCACAGCGGTTGTCGTCTCCGAATCAATCGTAATCTTGCCGGCGTCAAACATAGCAATTTTGCGTTTCAACACTGGAGCTTTGTAAAAATACGTTGCAAAACCTTGATCGAAAAAATCAAAAGACCATCGATAAACGTGCGATTGTATAATTTTTATGATTTTATTCTGCTGTTCGTCTAAATCCAAACAGCTGTCGACCTCAATTTTTTCGCCGCCCATAACTTTTAACCACTTCTCAAATCTTTTAATTTGATCAAACACGTACTCGTTTGAGTAAACGTCCAATCCGTTATTGCGTTTTATCATCATTTCGGTCACTCGAGACACGCATTCGAGACTAGGACTCAACACAAACATTTTCCAATTTTCGCACAATTTCATTTTACGACATATCTCGAATTGTTTGAGCGTGTCTGCATCGTTTGCTTTTTGATGCAACGTGGCGTACACCAAAGCTTCCATCGGATGACGATCGAACACGTGCACTTTGCCATAATCTTTTCTATATCGTTCGTCGTTCAAACATCTGTACGAGGCAAACATCATACCACCAGTGCGAGGATCAAATTGATATTCATCGTTGAGCTCTTTATAATCTTCCGAATGAATTTCGATATCGTTTAATTTTCCTTTTAATTTGCTCAAAATTGTGGTTTTTGTAGTGCACGCGACTCCGCCCAAAGAAATCAAATACGACATTTTTGCAGTTGTCTTGAACGACGTAAAACCTTGTCGCACCATCGCACGACGCTGTTCTTTTATACATTTCATGCAATCATATTTATCTTATCTATTTTGTTACGTCATCGACAAAAACTGCGCGCGCTGCTTTCGATTTAATAATGTCGAATCTATTAATTTTGTTGCCTAACTTTGCTTTCAAGTTTGAATAATGTCGAAATCCAGTTTTGAAAAAAATTAATTATGATTATCGTCATCATCGTCGTCGTCGTAATAATCATCATCGTCATTATCTTTTTTTTCTTGTATTTTTCGTTCGTTTGATTCACAAAAATCAACTTCGCATTTATCACACAAATAAAACACATCACAGCAATGATAGACAATTGTCAAACAGTTCCAATTTAAACGTTTTTCGTTTTTGTTAACTAACAAATCGTAATGCGAATTTCGAAACAAACGCATTGTTTGACTTTTTTTGTGTTTAAAATTTTTTTTAAATTTAACGCTGTTCTCAATGGACATTAAGCAAATGGTTCCGTTTTTGTCTTGCGTTATTTTTCTGTTGTTAGAACAATCTCCAAAATCGTAAGGCATTTCTTCGCAGTCGTCGTCATCGTGTTCCGAAATGTTTGAATCGAAATTTTCCCAACATTCTTTGCAAAATTTTCCATAATGTTGTGACACACAATCGAAACAAAAATACGTTTGAATTTTTTGAAATACATCATCGCTTCTAATGTAAATTTTGGCATCAATGACGTGATGTTCATTCATTAGACAGCCGCAACAAAAGCAACTTTTGTCGTTTTGGCAAATTTTGCATAAAGGAGTATCGACAAACCACCAATCGTCGTCAAATTTTCCATCGTCAAAAATTCCAATAAAAAAACGTTTCACGATCGCGGAAGGCATGTCGCACACTTGACATTTCGACAAACAATCAGCGCAAACAGTTTTGTCGTAACAATTATAGTACGACACACGACACAAACTGCAATTCGCAATTTTTTTGGAAAAACGACCCAATTTATTCAACAAATTTTTCGTGAGATAAACAGTCAACCAGCAAGGCAATTTCAAAACATCAAACTGTGCGATTTGCGACAACACCACATTCAAACTTAATCTCAACAACGAAGGCGTTTCGGTGTACATTTTACACTGTCGCGCAACGACGCCGCGTGGATGCAAGTCGCAATCGTCCGTGTAAATAATTGTCGCGATACAGTCCGATACAATGTATCTTGATAACGTTTAATCAGTTCGTTGAATTTCGACGTATATAAATTCATTGACGTATAATATTAAATTACTGATCGACGCGCCCGTTAACGGCATGAACGAAATTGATAAGCCCGACGTCGCAACGCCCTGCGTCGTGTTCGTATGGTGGCACCAGCGCCAATTCGTGTACAACACGTACGAATTTCCTTTTTGGCACAACGTTCAGCACCATGCGCTAAAGCACAGATGTTACGTGTTGTATTATATCGAAGACGATGACGTCGAAAATAAACAAAACGTGGAAAACCTCAATAATTTGACTATGGTGGATTTTAAACGCACGCGACACGCACACACGGTTTGCCAGATCAATAATGTCGCGTGTAAGATCGATTATATAAAACTATCGCTGCTGTTGGACGATCGGTTGCTTCAAAACGAACAGATGTTGCTCGTTATGGACATGGATTGTGTAGTGAAAAATATTGATTCCGACGCGATCGCCGCTTCGAAACGCTACGTCGAACCGTTTTTTGACAAGAGCATCAGACGTTTGTACAACGCCACTGGACGTGTCGATTTCGACAGTTACATTGAAAACTACGCCATGTTAATCAACAGGACTCGGCCGTTTTTGAACGAATATCAAAAATTTAGCGTCGCTGTGCCTGCGAACGCGAACAACAACTTTGTGTTTTCGCAATATCTTTTAATTGTGCAATTGTACTACACCATCGCGCACAACTTTTCTTTTCCTGCCGATGTCGAAGATTTAAAGTTCGTTAATTCGATAAATTTGTCGTTTAGCAGGGGCGGCAGTTGGAAGTGCGGCGTAACCAAACAATATTCGTATCATTACGATGTGAAAATCGCTCCAATTTTTGGAAACGTGTGTTTGTGCACGCAAATGCGCGTGGCTATTTTAAAGAACGACGTTAAAAAAATTGATCAATTGCTGGAGCGTTTAAACGAGCTTGGTTATAATTTTAAATCGAGATTTGGATGGTCCAATTCGAAACAGCAATACGTCAATTTGGCAGGAGTGTTGGATGACAAAAATCACAATTACAAAAACAAACAATATTTATTACCAATATGTATTTTTGACAAATAAATTATGTACTAAATTTTTATTGTTGTTGTTTTTATTAATGTGTGTATGTGTATGTCTATTTGTTTATACATAAGTATCATCATATTTCAATTCAAAATCAAATTCGTTAATTCTACTAAAAGGAACAATACAATATTTTTTCAAAATCATTTGAGCGATTTTGTCGCCTCTTTTAAAATGTCTGCTTTTTTTGCCGTGATTAAACAACACCACTTGTAGACTTCCGTCGTGATCGTTGTCGACGATTCCGCCGGCGACGACTATTCGGTGCTTCAACATCGTCATCTTTGAATGGTTTTCAATTTTAGCGTAAATCCCGGAAGGCAATTGAATTTTTATTCTCAGATCTACAATGCACGAATCTTTGGCTTTGATCACAAAATCGCTTGGTGTTTGTAAATCGTAGCCCGCCGATTCCGGCGTCGCCAATTTAGGCATAATCGCATTTGGCGCGAGTTTGATTTTACACGTGTACGCGCAAGCTGATTTAACGTAGTTCATCGCGTGCATCTCGGCCGCCGTGATGACGTTCGATGCGCTCAAGCTGAACGTTACAAATGACGACAAGTTTTGTTGTCGACAGAATCTACGCGTATCGGTAATCGACGTTGGCCAATAAACGTTTTTGGCGGTTAGCCGCCAACGTGTTCAAACGTTCCACGTTTCCGCCCACCGACAGCACGAATAATATGAAAATCAACAAAATAACAAAAACCAAAATACAACAAATCACCAATATGAAATCCCTAATGAATGTTTGATTTCTCGACACGATCTGCTGCAACTGGTCGTGATCCAGCGTCGAGCCGGGGTTAGCGGTCGCAGCCGTTCGTCTCATGTCGCCACACCACTCTCGACAAACAACTTACAAATATTACAAGCGCACGCATCTACGTTATTAAAAGAAATAGTTGTATTTGGCTGCGTGTATTTTGATACTGTTGATGTTGGATTCTTTGACGATTCTGGCGGTCGTCTCATACATGTATTTGTTGTTTAACGTGTCCGCGTAATCGTATGCGACGGGATTGTCGTCGGGCATGTTGACGGGCACCATGCCGTATGTGGTCACCGCAAAGCTGTCGTGATTGCAATACAAACGAACTCTTTTTTGTTTTTCCAACGTGTTCAGTTTGACTATGACATCGGGCACCAGCTGATATGTAACTATGAGCGGCTGAAACATGAACACTAAGTCGGAAACCACTTTGGTGTTGTTGTCAACGCCCATTATGTCCATAGCCAGTTTTAGGTATTGCAAACTGTGTCGGTTAACGTGCGAACACTTAACGTTAACGTCGCCCTTTATCAGCCGCCTAACGCGCTCCCACGTCAATTTGTTGTAAATAGTGTCTATTTCGCTGTCGGGTAAATAGATTGCGTATCGAGCCGGCTCGTCGCGATACTCGAATATAGACAAAATCTTTTTAATGTTCATGATCTTCACCATTGTGGGGGTTTCTAGTTTGAAACAAATCAAAAAATTGTTGCATTTTTTATCTAACAGTTTGTTCAAATAAAACAACGGTTGTTCACCTTCGATGGGCATCAATTTTTTATAATTTATTCTGCTGTAAAATTCTATAGGACACACCGCATTATTGTGGTCCAGAATCATAGTTTTACAAAAAAACAAATCGTTAGTCAGCATGACACTGAATACGCGTGTCTCGCCGACGCCAACGTTATCGATCGGCAAAATGGGGTTCCAGTACACAATTGTGGCGGTGGGGTTTTTTTTCACCAACCTTGTTTCGGTTTCGGTCGTTTCGTGGCGCAAAACGCGCACGGACTTGAACGTTCCCAATTTCGTTTTGTCCACATACTGAATATCTTCGTCGGTCGGCACGTAGATTATTAAATTTGCAACGGGTGCGCCGCCTACGTCCGTTTGAGGCGTCACGTAAGCGTACGGAAACATGAAAAATCGTGTGCTCACGCGCACTTTTATGTTGTTAGGACACGACATTGTTATATCGCTGTTGACGGCGACTAATCATACACCACTATAGTGTGCTGTTTTAAATTTTTAACCGTCACTATATCGGTTAAAGATTCGGGGATATAATTGTATTGATAGTATATTAATTTTTTAAGTTGATTTTTATTTAATCTTAGTGTTAACAAAGCCGCCACGGCGCATGCGAAAACGACGATCAGCAAAAGCACGTAAACCAACATGATTTGCGATTGTCAATCCGTCTTTCGTCAACACTTACATCATTCTTGACTTTACAAAACATTGCACATTAAACTGTTTGCGCCAACATTAGTTTAACAACGTTGTTACCTTGTCGGAGAGTTTTTTTGTCTTCATCATTGAAAACAAACGATAAATTCAAAGCATCATACTTAGACTGCACAACTTTGTTGTAAATGTGCAAAGCGTTGAGAATTTTCGGATTTCGAAAAGCCGTGAGCGCGTCGTGTTTTAATGTTTTTATGAATTGTCTGTAATGCCACAAAAAATTGTATTTTATCACAAAAATGTAAATGCGATCGCGGTCAGGTTCGGTTTTAAACTGTTCAATTATACGATTGTAATTGTCGGCGCACATTACGAAATAACCGTTCGATTTCGAAATGAACCAAATCGAGTGACTTTCGTCGATAGAGTTTCCCCCGTAGTAGCTCAACGGCGAGAGCATTTCGTAAAAATGCATCGTTGTATTAAGAGGCGACAGATCGATGTTAGCGATTTTGCTTAACGTTTTTTTGTAGTCGATTAATTCCGGCGTCGCGCTTAGGCTAATCGTCGGACACGAAATGTACGCCAAGTCTACTTCAACGGGAACGTTGACGATGATGTCAATAAAATAAACGGGCATGCTTTGCGCGGAAAGTACGTCTAATAGAAACTGATCGTCGTCACGATCAGGGAGATTTTCGTCGACGCCGCTAGTTTTGAACGGTTCGTTGGCAGAAGAGATTTCGTCCGCCGGGCGGTTGTAGGATAATGAGCGAGTTTTGATTCGTCTGATGGGTCGATTGCGTCGCCGTTTACGATCGCGAAACTCTTCGTCGTCCGTGGTGTTGGCGCGCGCGTCGTCATTACGATTGATTCTAGCTAATTTGTTTCGATAGTTTTTGTTGAAAAGCAACTCGCTCGACGAAGCTGCGGACCGCTTCGTGCCGTAATTTACCAACGGTGACGACGCCGGTAAAAACGTGTCGACCAACATGTCGTCGTTTCGAACTTTTAAAATTTTGCTATTCGTCATTTCTTTGTTGGGGTCGAGCATTTTGACAGGAATAAAATCGTCATACTGATCTATAATGGTTTTGACGATTTTGTCGGTTATTTGGTCGTATTCGTGTCTGTATACGAATAAAATTAGATTGTAACAACACACATCGTCGGCGTTTATCACCTTTGTTAGCAAACTTTTTAAAGCGAACATCACGCTGATGGGTTGGTTTTCGATTGTCGACGATTTGTCCAATGATTTGATTTTGTTGACAATATGTGCGGGAATTCGGTTGTAAGGTCCGGGATCGCTGTGGCGTTTGATAAATTTTATTAAAAAGTTTTTACGAAACACGTCGTCGGCCATGAAAATCATTTCGAAATTGTCGTTTGCGTTTATCGTGTTCTTCAAATCGTCAATGTACGTATTTTTATCCAACAAAATATTGTTTTTTTTTAAATCGTAATTTATGTTCAAAATGTCTAGCGTGTGCAAATCTTCAAATATCATGGCCGAATTGACGATGTTTATTTTAACGTAAATTTGCGCCAACGTTTCATTTTTTACTTGTTCATGTTCTCGACCGGTCAAATCGAACATTTCGTCGATCTTGTTGTTTAGATTTTGTTCCATGGCGATCGTTTCGTTATATTTTGTGTGTAGATACAAAAGTTTGGCGTTTAAAAGCGAATAATTTTTGTTTATATTTTCGGTCGCGGGTTCGGCGTCGATTTCGTTTAAAAATTGTTTCGCCGTCGGGTCAGCGTCGTTATTAATTTTGAATTCGATAATGTCGCGTAAATACACGGCGTGATTATATTTAATTGAATACGAATTTTTAAAACATTTGTTCAAGGAAACCGACGAATATAAAACGTCTACGTGGCCTTCGTCTAAATTGCCAGAAAATTTCAAATATTTAGTAGGATGAATCGAATCGCCAAACGTATACAACAATTTTTCATTGTTTTCACCTTGATAAATTTCAATATGCAGCTTGTACAACTCGGAGGCGGCTTTGATTTCGGTCGCTGTGGCAAACGTAATGGGCTGACTCATTTCGGACGCGTACTCTTCTTCGTTCAAATAATTGCGGTCGACACCGTTCTTTGTGAGCGGTTTTTTGAGCAAAAACGATTTGTAATCAGCCCAATTGTCCAATATGTAATTTACTATTTCGTTTCTAACTTCGACGTGACGCGAAGAATCCGCGTACAGCATGTACGATATGGATCTAAAAACGCACGCGCCGTCACCCAACATTGGTACGCACGATAAGATTGTTTTGTTATTCATTTGAATAGTGGTACTATGTTACAAAGGCAAGGCAAAGTTTAAATTGCCGACGTTTGCTTATCATACTGAATTATGTCAATCTTTAATATGTCAGTGTGTTGCGATTTAATTAAAAATGTATACACCGCACATTTAATAAGAATTTATTAAAAATAAGGTAGTACTGCTGTCGCGTGTTAATAATTAAGTCGATCGAAATGGACACGCCGCGACACGAAGTAAAATATTGTTTGCAATTTCGTAAAAACGAAACGGACACGAAACATGTAAATTTTTCTGTCAGTTTGTCCGTTTGCGAAATTGAATCGCTAGCGTTTTTGTTTTCCAAATATTTCGATCAAAACAAATGTGTCGCCGTTAAAGGTCTCACGTTTTTTAATGAGTTTAACAAATGCGTCGACGCGGTCAAACGTAATTTCGACAATAAACAAACGAACAACGAAATCAAACAGTTGTTTTCGGTGTTTTTAAAACACGAATTCATGAATCAAGTGCCCAATTTTAGAAAAATAATGCAATATTTGTCCAAATATTTAAAACCGGTGGACGCGCCTTCAATAACTGACATAGGCGCTGAATGCGAAAAATGCTCCATGAATCGACTAGAATGTTTGTCGTGCAAAATTAATTATTTATCTGTCAGTATCGCCAATTTTGACCGAAACATTCAAAACGGCTGGGACATATTTTTGCGGCCAATGTTCGGCTTGCCCCTTTTTTTGTACATATTGATCAAAACCGACTACAACTGTAACGGCATTTTCAACGCGGACGATCTCATGACGAATTCGTTTGCTTCGTTTTTTCGCAACCTGCTCAACGATCGCTCGATCAAGTACGTCAACGCCAAAACAGTTCAACCGCTCGCGGACGAATGCCGTCGAGTCGTGGCCGGCGTCGACATAAACGATTTAGAATTTTTGCTATGTATGCTCAGAAACAAAAACACCTGCGACACTCCTCTGTTCGCACCGTTTAAAAATTTTATATTGCAACTGGCTTTGAAAACAAAAATTAAACCTTCAAAAATTAACAAAATCGCGTCCGTGGTGTTTACGGGATTCTATTTGAGAGTGTACATAGAAGGCGCGTTTAGCAAACTACAAAACAATGGCAGCGGAAAAATTTATCCGTTTGGCGCGAATGACTGTCCGACGCCGTTCGAGATCGAGTTACGTAACGTGTGTCGATTCGTGCTGCCCAAATACACCGACGAACAATTTGAAAAGTTTATATGCAAACTCGCCGCCATAAAAAACGATTTGTCCGTGGAACAATATTTGGTCACTGAAAAACATATAAGGAAGTTGGTGAGCAAACATAATTTAGACGAAGATTTTTCAGTGCTCCTTAATCAAAATGTCCAGTGACGATCTGAACGATTTTATCGACACTATAGATCCAATAATAAAAAAACCAACAAAAAAAATTAAAAGAAACGCGAGATTCGACCCGATCGTCGACCGTCGCGACGGCGGTGGAATGTACGCAAGTCCGGTGGATTTGATCAACGTTTTAAGCGAATCCGACGACAACAGAACGGTTTCGATTGTTTTAAAAGACGAATCGAAACACAAAATGGAGTCGTTCAAGATGCTCAGCGGCAAATCGGCAGTCGCCAAGGAAATTTTGAAAGACATTCAAGAAAACCGAGACGCTTTGCCGATGAACACTTTGCGAGCCACCAACGTGCTTAGATTTTTGTCAAACTTATACGATAATCAATTTTAAGTTCGCGCGAAGCGACGCGTTGTCGAAATTACAATCGAATCGCGTTTGTTGTTTGTGTTCAATAAAACGAAAGGGTTTTAATTTAAGACTAAAGCGCGCAATCGTCGACCCCGAAGATTCCCCTATCTCGACTATTAAAATACAGGCGTGCGTGCATATACATTTAAACAATGAGTTCTGTGGATTTGTTTAACGAAATTGTGAATTTGCGCGACAAAATCGACGCGCGCATGCAAATGGACATTTGGCCCAAACTGTTCAATCTGCTGCCCGAGTCGAATAACGACTACATTTTAAATTTGTCGTTCGATGAATTTACAAATTTTCTCGTAAACGTCGTCGCGGCGGCCAACAACCGCAACGCCACCGAAAGCACCACGCTAGCGAGCGAACATGCGGTCGGCGACGCGACCGAGGAACGCGAAAGACCGTCTTCGAACGCGCCGTTTGCTCCTCGCAGCGTTCTCAATGTTTTCAACAAAAGATCCGACAAAAGATACACTGTTTCCGAAGACGAAAACAGGGGAACGTTAATGGTTTTGAGGAAAATGTGTCAAAAAATTTTACAATATTACTCTTTGAACGTCACGAGCGTTTCGGATTTCAAAGTCGGCGAACTGGTCGGATGCATGCTGTATTTGTCCAAAGTGAGCGAATATCGACCTCTTTACAATTTATTGGAACAGCCGATGGGCGAATCTACTCAGTGTATGCCCGATCTCACTCCCGACCAAATGTATCACATGTCAAATTTGCTGAGAAGTTTGCTCAATTTGCCGGCGCACACGATCGATTTTGACAATGTAAAAATGCTGCGACTAAGCCTTAACAAAATAATGAATTATCCGTTGGCACGATTTCCACGAATCATGGTGTCGCCCAACTCCAATTTGACCCAAGACAAACGTCGCACTTTAGAGGATTTAATTTTAGAACGCGCTCCAAAGATAGCGTCGTTGGAGCCTCAACAATACGTCGAAGGAGGCGACAGTAACAAAATTCCCTTTTGCGACGATGAAGAATTAATTAACGAGCTGTTGAAACAAACGGAGCATTTCAGTCTACCGAGAATGTTTTACAACGCCGCCAACAGCATGTTTTACACTACGTTGGAAAATTACGCGATGGCTAATTGTAAATTCGAAATAAACGATTACAACAACATATTTAAAACCATGGACGAGTTCAAACAGCTCAGCGAAAAATGTAATCCGACTCGTAAATTTCTACCAGAAACCACCGACTCTCTCAACATTTATTTAAATGGCGAAAACAGTTTGGCGGCGTCAACGTGTAAACGCAGCAAAAAATATTAATAAGGTGTAAAATTAAAACGTTGCCGCGCGACTAGCGTCGACGACAACACCGCCGTTTCCGTGTCACAAAAAATAAACTAGTATCATCAACAAAATTTTACTATTCACAATATAATACTGGTATCGTAACTATGGTATATCGCAGAGCTTCAAACAGGCGCAGGCGTTCGTCGACGGGCAGACGCAGAAGCAATCGCGTCGGCAGACGCAGAAGCAGCGGCGGTTATCGCCGACGCAGCAGCGGTGGCTATCACCGACGTCCCGGACGTCCCAGGGGTCGCAGAAATTCGACGACGCGCCGTCGTTCCGGAGGCAGAAGAAGAAGATCATCAAGCCGTTCGTCAAATCCTTACGCTTACACAGTCAGACATTATTGAACGTACTTTTGAGAACACAAATCGCAATATTTTATAAAAGAAACCGCCTCGTCTCCGGCGCGCAATTGTTTTTCAAGAACGCGCCATTTATGCTGACAGACGTTCAGATGCATGCCGTTGATGTCGTCCAATTTTTCTGTACAATCAATGTTGTCTAAATAAATATATTCATCGGTTAAAATGTTTTTTTTATTAATTTTGCGTTTTTTCTTCATACTGTTTTTATTATTGATGTTGGTTTCGACAGTTTTGCGTTTGAGCAACAAGTTTTTCCAATTTAAAGAATATTTGTACATTATGTTGTCTATGTTTTCCTTTTTCAATTTAGGCGGTTTGTTATCAAACTTTTTTTGGTTGATCATGTCGACGTATAACTTTATTTCTTCGCGGCGCTGCAACAATAGTTGACAAGGACACTCTTCTTTCATGCCGTTGTCGCGAATCACGTCAAACAGTTCCGTGTACAGCCTGAAATCGTTGATGGTGTTCACAAACAATTTTTGTATGCATTCTTTCGACAGTCTAATTTGCTTGCGTTCTTTTTCGACGTTGGTTATTGCCGGAACGTATGCGTACAACGAATGAAACAGATGATTCGTGTTGGCGAAATTGAAAGTTTTATTTTTAACATTGTTAGGATAGTTTTTGACGAGAAAATCTATGAGTCCGTCGTAGTGTTTTTTTTTGCGAAATTCTTTGAAAAGTAAGAAAAGATTGTAGTTATGCAGTGCGACCGCTGGACCGTTCTTCGTTTGAGAAATCCCTTTGTTCTCAGGCACCTTTTGGTCGTCAACAGTTACAGAGATCTTAGAGATTTGCAATTGGGTCATTGGGAGATGTTTGAATTTGTCCTTTTTGCTTTTAACAAAAGCGACGCGTTCTGCAACGTCAACCTCAGCACTTACAAAGTGCAAAATTTTCAGTGCCCCGACGACATGAACAGCATCCGACACAGCGTTAAAACGGTCTACAAAACGTCCGCACTCGGCCACACATACGTGATCAATAGACGCATTCCGATGTACGCATTTTTAAAAGAATGGTACGTGCAAAATTATTTGGAAGTTTTCGCTGCGAAACAAGATTCGTTTAGTTGGGAAATACCGCACGTAATCGTGTTCGATTTAGACAGCACTCTTATCACCGACGAACTCGACGCGCGCATTCGACACGTCGCCGTTTACGATAGCCTGATTGAACTAAAAAAAAGGGGATGCGTTTTGGTGCTGTGGTCGTATGGCAACAAGGATCACGTGTGGCACTCGATTGATCGTGTCGGCTTGGGAGACTTTTTCGATGTCACAATTTGCGGCGGTTACAAATTGGCGGAACCGTCTCGGCGCATAACGATTAACAGCAAAAGCGATTTGATGTTTGTCAAGAAATCGTTTTATTCGGACATAGAAATTGGCGACAAAGATAGCGCGAATCGCAACGCTCAACTGCCCAAGTCTCCGCGAGTGGTGTTGTATTACCTGCGCAAAATCGGAGTCAACTACATCAAATCCATAACGCTCGTCGACGATCTTTTAGTGAACAATTATTCTTACGATTTTTTCGTTCACGTCAAAAAATGCCCCGAACCTCGAAATGATTGGGAACAGTATCACGAAATAATAATAGACAACATGGAAAAACACGACGGCGAATTTGAACAAGTTTACAATTATAAAGTTGTTAATTAATGTTTGGGGACGTGTATTTTAACTGCGTTTTTTAATATAAGATTTGGCATATTATGTTTTGTTTTTTTATAATTTTATATGTAATAATTTTGTGCATTTTGTATTACGTCGTTATGTGCACGAAAAATAATGACGACGACAAAAACGCCGTCGACTGTACCGGAGTTTTTGGAAATTTACCGCATCCCACCAATCCTAATGCGTATTATTTGTGCGTAGGAAACAATGCAGTTTTGTTATATTGTTCTCCGAATTACGTTTACGATCATAACACGATGCAATGTGTTCCGCGTAATTCGAAAGCGCCAACATTTGAAGATTAATTTTATTTTATATCCACGTATTTAGCATAAATGAGTAAATTGATAATGTCTAATATGCTGTAATTAATTTCGTCGACGCCCAACATTAATCTTTCGTCGGGGAGATTATTTTTTAACGATAAAAAATGTTCGAGCACAGTCAGACTGTTGACGTTTGTGCACACAGTGGTGTACGCGCCGCTGTTGTTTATTGCGTCGATGTCGTTTTTGGTGAAACGCACTATAGAAAATTCTCGAGGACAGAACACGCTGGAAGACTCTAAATAATAAAACAGCGTACCGCTAACGTTATACAAAATCACGTTTTCTGGCCGTACAACAAAAAGGCGTTCGGTGCGATTGTGCACGCTCAAATCGAAAATATCGATATACGCGCCAAACTGTAAGGTGTTTGCGTGATCCAAAATTAGTTTGGCCGTTTCATTTTTGTAGGGATTTAAATAAAGCATTACGCACAAAAAAAACAGCAGACACAAAATGGCCGCCGAAGCGATTGACATCAACAAAATATTTGATGTCATTTTCTCGCCATGCGATCAGGTCGACGATCTCGTAATGGAAAATTTTGACAGTGTCGACGAGGTGATACTGAAAAACGAAACAACTGGCGAAAAACGAATTGTCAGATCTCAAACTAATTTTCAGAAGTTGGTGCAGTTGATGAGCGATTCAAACACGCGTCCCGCCGAATCGTCACTGAATTGCGTCGCCGATCACAAAGCTAAAATCGAAGCTCACGATTGGTCGATTCGAGGAAATTGCTTTATTACGATAGTTAAACCTTTTGTAAATCGCGAGCACGCCGAAACCGTAAAAAAAAATGTCGATTTTAGTGAATTTTTGCACAGCAACAAAACCGACTACGCCAACAAATGTGTGACAACCGGCGCCTACGTATATTGGCCCCACATATCAGTTTCTTATTTTGGATGGCGTCAATTCTTACAAATGAAGCTCGACGTCGACATCGGAGAGTTTGTACCGCTTGTGCATCACAAACGTTTGGGCAATGTGAACCTGTTTGATTTTTTTCCAAATTTTTTTCTTAACGTGGAATTGTCGTTGCAAATCGACAACAAGGTTTTGTTTGTCAACGGTCGCACAAAATTTACGGACAATCACGACGATCTTTTTGAGCTGACAATGGCCGACGGATCAGTGGGAGTGTGCAAAGTGAACGACAAGCTCGTTTATTCAAACAAAAATTTTTTTGATTACATTCGAGACGATATTAATTTGACCGAATGCAGAACTTCGAGCAAATATCAACACGTAATTCGTGTTAATTTAAAATGTTTGCGCTTATTTAAAGAAACTATAGAAACGGAAACGTTTGTTCCCAAGGAGCGTTTAAAAATTTACAATATAGTTTCGGCCAGCAGCGAAAATGAATCTGAAATGGTTAAACACATCGATTATTGTGTTAATTCTGTAAACGAACACATGGTGAATTTGTTGAGCAAAGATTCGGTCTGCAATTCGGATGAGGCGCTCAAAGAGTATTTGGCGCTCAGCAATTATGTCAATTTTGATTATTTAATGATCGTGGTCTGGTTGTTGATGATGAAAAGCGACGAATTCGAGTTTCGAGAAACCGACATTCGATTGTATTTGGAATTGTTGTGCGAGCGCTTGTTTGATAGATCTACAAAAGAGTTTGACGCGCTGCACGATCGATGCGACCATTACACCAAGTTGGCTCCCAAAGTTTTTAATCGGTTTTGCAATCATTGGACGTTGTTCAACCAAGAAGATGCTTTGGAATCTTTGGCGTGTTATTACACAATACATTTTTTAATTTACCACAAAAAATCTCAATATTGCGAAAACGAAAACGATTGCTGGGATTACAGTTACGAAAACGCAATAAATTGCGGCGCCAGCCCGGAAACTCTGTGCAAAGGATTTTTGAAAAAAATTGTTTCTGCAAACGCGTTTTTAGTGTTTAACGGCAAGCATTACGTGCCCGTAAAAAAAGAAGACGAGTTGTTTAAAATAACCGAAAAAACCAGCTCCATTGCGATGGCGAGTTTGAAATTTAACAATTGGAAATATTTATATTTCACAGAAGAGGGAGTGTTTAATTTATTGAGCAACAGCTATCATAGCCCCGCGCCGTTCATATTGGGCAACACGTTGATGGGCGCGCTCACAAAAAAATCCGACACGGTTTACTTGCCCGAAAATGTGATCGATTTTATGCTGGACACCGGCAAGATCGAAAACGAAGTTTACAAACTTTACCACGTGGCCAAAGTGTGCCGCGACATCAAAGTGCTCAGAAACAACATGGCCGCAATTGTGGCGTTTGACAATTGCTCGTCGTGCAAACTGACCGAACAAATGAAATTGAACAGTATTTTTAGAGAAATTTGGAATTTTAGCGAAAATGAATTTATCATTATGGGAGTTTATTTAAACGAAAAAAAAATGTCCGATTTAATCATTAATTTGAAATGCGACGAATGTAAACAAAAAAAGGTGTTTCGAAAATGCATTTGTTACAATAACATCGAAATCGACTACAAAACGTTCAGAACAGTATTAATAATAGAACTGTTGTTTAACAGTGTTGCTTTAAAAGAACTGTCGTGGTCGCTGCTGTACAGTTCGACGTTGTACACGAAAATCATGGCCGACAGCGTCGAAAGCACCATCGAAACTAACGAAACGCACCGCCAGATTTACAAGTTTGCCGATTACTTTTGCGCGAATCGCACGAAAATTGTAAATTATTTATTTGAAGCTATCAACAAAATCAATCACGTCGATCGTTTAATTGAGGAATTTTCAAATTTTGATGTTTTGATTCAAAATTTAAACAGATACATCGACGACAACGACGGCGATGAAGACGGCGATGAAGACGGAAACGATCATGAATTAAACGAAGACGGAAACGATCATGAATTAAACAAAAACGGAAACGATAACAACTATGTTGCCGACAACGCTGCCGTGATTGCGGACGAAAAAAATGGCGCCTGCGCATCCAACTCGACGCACCAAAATTTTAGAATAATAAAAAATTTTAACGTTCAATACACGGGCGTGATGGCCATGTTGAAAAAATGGAATGTGTGGTGGGACAAGCTTATTGTGGCTCGCCACAACGACGATTTGACTTCGTGGTTGGTGCGTTTTTATACGCGAGTTTTTCTTTCAAAACTCAATCTAAAACAGTATTCTAATATTTTTATAAAAAATGTAGTCATGGGTTATTTGTATTTTAGAAATTTTACTAATTTCAATTATATAAATTCTCTGTTGATTATGCATTTTGACGCCAGTTTAGGCATACCGTCCGATTTTGAAAAATGCTGTATATATTGCACCGGCGAACCGGGCTCGGGAAAATCCAGCAACGGCGAAATGATGGGCCACCTCGTCGTGGTACACAAGCGAGACGCCGACAGCTACACTTTATCGAAAAAAGAAACCGACGAAATGGAAGCCAACAAATTGATATCTCAATTGTACGTCATCAACGAATTGGAAGAATGCAACGACGCTTTTTTTAAAACCACCGCAGACAGTTCCAAAAGTAACGTCGTGTGTCGCAAATTTCAAGGATCTCAAACTTACGAGGCCAATTTTAAACTAATGATAATTAATAACAAACCGTTGTACATTAAGAATTACGACAAAGGCGTGCGAAACCGTTTTGCCGTGCTGTACATGCCGCACGAGTTTGAAGAAAATTTACCATTCAGCGGATCGGTGTATTCGCACATAAAAAATAAAAAATATCCAATGGAAAAAACTTATCACGAAGGTTTAGTGAAGCCCGTTCGCGTGTTCTTGTCTCACATTTTGATGTATAAACGCAACAAAAAGGACGGCTACGTGTCGTACAAGAACATTGTCAAGAACGATCCGGCGCACATACACAACCTGATGTGTTTGGACGTGAATAACACTCTAATCGGGGCACTAATTTACGTGTTGAGGGTGCAAATAAAAAATTCTGCTAAAATTGTGAGCGAGAGCAAGGTGGAAAAGATGATTGAAGCCGCGGCTCCTTTTGTAGAGCTCATGATACACGACAAAATGAAATTAAAACGCAGACAAAACAACAGTTTTCGCGTGGAAGTTTTGTGTGTTAGTTTTAAAAAACGGTTTGAACGATTCTATTTGAGCGAAGAAAAGGTGTATTTCAATCTGGATATGGCTTGGAATAAAAACGAATTTAATACTTTACCTCCTACTTTTAAATAAAAAATTTTAATTAAAATAATTATATTGAAACACAATGATTGTTTGTGTGTTTTTATTGTTTAAACAAATAAAATATATTGTTACAATAATTATAGGGTGTATGTGTGTCTAATTGTAAATGTAATTATTTTAAAATACGTATTAAATAATGTGTGAAAAATTCGTTGTTGTTTCATTTGTTATTTGCAATTATTGCAACCTGAACGAATTTTGATTTTTAATAAATAGAGTTCCAGCGTCGTTGATTTGTACGTAATTCCATTCGACGAGTTTTTGCTGAACGTTGGGGTTGGTGGTGTACACGGTGACTGGATACGAAATGTCTCGAATGTCGGGCACTGTCGTGCTAGTCGGGTCGATCAAAAAGTAACTCATGCCTTCGCTGTCATAACGCACCATGTTGACGTGTTCTTTGATTTTGTTGGCTTCCAAATTTTTGAATACAATAAAAATGTTTTTGTATTGTTTTACGTCGAAATTGACCGTCGTGCGCGTCGTCGAAGCGGCGGCAGACGCACCCGGGGCGGACCCGCTGTCGAGCAACGTGCCCACAAACACACAATTGGTGCCCACCGAGCGGTTGCCTTCATCAATGATTTCGCTGTAAGTCAAAGGACGTTCCGCCACGTACAGTTTACTAATTTTGCTGGTGCCGTTGGCTTCGTACGAAACTCGCAAAGATTTTATTTTGGAATTGTTGAGTTTGATCGAGTACTGGCCGGTCTGCGCGTCCAGTTGCACAGAGTCGCTGCTGTCCGTCACGCTGGGCGAAGATTCGGTCAGTGATTGAGAGTTAAGTTTGTTGTTGACGCTTAAAAAGTACAACACCGCCAACATTATTAAAACAAACACTATTACGCCGATCATGTCGATTTGACTATTTCGATTATCGAAAATTGAAGTAAATGTTTCAAAAGCGCACTTAAATTATCCTGATCTAAATTTATGTGCAGCGGGAGCACTACTATAATTTTGCTTTGCAATCTGAACAATTTAAAAATGTACGAAACAAAATTAGCACACGATTCGAGAATTTCGTTTCCGAACGCCGACTCGTCGACCAATTCTACATATGTCTTATACATTAAAAGCGCATCGATCAGTACGTGGTTTTTGCAATAAGCTCCGCTGTTGTGTTCGACGATATCGTTAAACGTTTTTTTCATAAATAAGGCTTTTTCCTTTTCAAGCGAAGCGAAAACGCTGTGCTTGTCGCACGTTTCGTCCTCAAAACATTCAATAACGTTTTCAAAGTACATAACGTCATCGTCGCAAGGTTTGTCGTTTTGCACGCCCGGCGGCATATCGCATAAATACAAACAAATTACGCGTTCGTTCGCCGTTTCGACCATCGCGACGACAGAAACGGGGCGCTAATATGATACCGATAACCCCACTGTTTTTGCAATACAAAGACAGCTTTCTGCTGTTTATTTTTCGACACTTGGATCGAATGCGCACGCTCAAATCCAAAGAGCTCACCAAAATAATGGCCACGGAATTGACTTATTTGTACAACATCGCGTGCGTCATTGCTTACAAAGACATACAACATACGGAAATAGAACAACTCAAAGAATGGACATTGAACATTGACAAAAAACTAGACTTGGAACAAATGAAACTGGAATTCAACGACAAAATGGTGGAATTAAATTTGCGCTCGCTCTTGCCTAACAATTATTTTTACACGTTTAAAACAATTTGGGACGTTATTCATTTTTTAGCGATGATAATCGACGACATGGTCGTTCATCGTCAGAATTTTTCGTACGAATTCATGACCAACCATCTGCGTCAAATCAAAACGATTTACTACAATTTGTTTTTTAAATTAGATTGCGCTCTGTGCCGCGATCATTATCTCAATGTGAAAGGTTTCATTATTATGTCTATAGAACGCGTCGAAATTTGCCTTAACCGAGAACGTTTTGGAGAATCTTTAATTTTTGTCGACGAAATCGACCGCACCAACATCAACGACAACGTGCTTATGAAGCACGGCGTTTTGCACGCCACTATGATTTTTCACAATCACATCAATCAGTACAGATGGGTGCAGCGAAACGTCAAACCTCCCGCCGAAGTAGTTAAAATGGAATGGAGCGAGTATAAAAAAATGTTGAAATTGAATTAGTTAGGTGATCGTCATCGTCGGTGTTGTTATAATTTTATCAAAGGTATAAATGTTACACAAACAATTTTTCATTAATAACATAGTCGATTTTGAGTAAGACAAACGTCATTATTGTGTAACATTGACATAATGTCGCAATTATATTGGACTAATTCGTCTGATTTTATTATTAGCGAAGCTCTTAACCGAGAAATAATCAACTTTATCGCTAGAGAATTCGACGACGGAAGTGCCTCCTTTTCCAGCGCGATTTTTATCGAAATTACGAACGTCGGCGATAACATCGAGTACGAACCGGCCGAAGACGATGACGACAGCGAAAAAAATAACCAGGAAGCCGTCGTTTTTAGCGACAAAAAATATAAAAAAATTATAAAAATTCAAAGTTACAACAAAAGTAAAAGTCTCAACGATTGCTGTTGTGTGTGTTTTGAAAATTTTACACAAAAGCAACGTCTGGCTACAATTAAAAAATGCAAACATTCGTTTTGTGTGGAATGTTTACGCACTTGGATGACTTTAAAAAAAACAAAATGTTGTCCCATGTGCAGAATGCCTATAAAATAACTAATTGATATATTATTATTATTATTATTATTATTAATGTATTGAAATATTAATTTATAATGTACATAATGTGCGTGTGCGGGTATTTAATGAGTAAAATAAAAACATACATATATATACAAAGTTTTTTATTTCAAAAATTGTTAATTACAAATACAGCTAAACTAACAATTGAGGAACTAGTCGATCGGGTCTGAACTTTATAACGGTGACAACATTGTTTCGGGTGTCGGCGATTACTTCGTATATTTTTTTGTGTTCAAGCAATACGCCGTTTTCGTTAACTATTCGATAATTTTCAACGGGTCCGTACAAATCGCAAAACGATTTTTCTTTGGCGTCGTATTCGAGCTCCAACGTTCTCGAATATTTGTATTTTACGTATCTCATGTTACAGTCTAACACTACAAATCCGTCCGTGGCTAAGGTGCTGTAGCCGTTCACCGACATAGGCGGGTCCAAAAATTTTTGAAATTTTATCATTAAAATTTTGTTGTTTTCGTTGCCGATCATGCTACTGTTTTCGCACAAACGTAATCCTTCAGAATTCGTCGTTGCGTTTAAATAATTTAGGCATTCAATCGCCGAAAGCGGATCTATATCGTACCCGTCCAGCGAGCATTCGTATTGCGTTTTGTTGTTGTATGTGTATTTAAATACATGCATCAAATCCGTGATGTACACAATCGAGTCGTTCATTAATTCGCACTGAAAAGCCACCACGTTGTTCACGCTAAACATCCAAGGCAATCGTCCGGAAAACAATTGCATGTCGTCCACAAAAATTGTTATAAACCCGCGCGTGATTAGACCTTTGCCGCGCAAACCGTCCAATTTGAGTGCCCATTTACAAATGTTGCGTTCTTCGGAATCGTTGGGCAAAGGACCGTATATTAATTTTTCATCTTGAAATTTTCTATAAATTATATTGTTGCTCAAGGTTGTGTAAGGCAACAAAGGGCTGATGTTTCGGTAGTGGCTGAAAGCGTCCATTTCGCGCACGAGATTCACCAAATAGTCGAGCACGAGCGGTTCGGGTGAATCGTTTTCATATTCGTACTCCAATCGTAAGCATATCAAAATTTCGTCCGAACCCAAATGAGAATTTGCCGTGATTTTTTCTTGTTTGTTTTGCAAACAGTTTAACAAAGTCACCAGTTTTTGCGCCATCAACGAATCAAAAGTGTCGCCTATGTTCTGATTAAAATAGATTTTTTCATATTTTATTTCTATTTCGAAACAATCGCGCGGTTTCCACACTTGACACGTAGAGATTTTTTTTAAACGAGGCGACGCGCGATCTCGTTCGACGACTTCTTCCACACTTATTCGATCGACCAGCGGCACCAAGGTGTTTTCATGCGCGTGCACGAACTTGCGCACAGATTGCGTCGTTTTAATTGTGCTTTCGAAATTTCCTCCCTTCACCATTCGATTGCGCACGTTGTTTTCGTCCACGCAATCTACATATTCTTGAGTTTTAATAAATTTTTTAAAAATATAAGAACTCAAAATATTATAGAGCAAATCCTGACTCAATTTATTGAGCAAGATATTTCCTTTTTCTATCGACGACGACTTAAACGCCATGTCTCGTCTTCCCGCCGGCTTGCCGACTAATAAAGTACAACGGTATTGCGTTTTTAACGCCGTGCAACCTTTCGATACTTGCCGTCGTTACTCTCCACCGTGTACCCCGGACAACGTGGTCGACGACGGTTTTTTTATTTGCGAAGGACACATGCTACCGCTTAAATTAGAAAAAATGGTTCTACCCATAAACGACGCCGACGGCAACACGTTCAACAGGACAATAGCCAAGAGTCTCGTGTCCCACACTCACGTCGGAAACGAACGCATTTTGGTGCCCACCAAAAACAATTATCAAACGGTGTTAAGATTAAACAATCTTTCCTACGCCGAGCAACTTGTGTGGCACATGATATACGAAAACGAAGCTGAGCAGCAGCGCGTTTGCAAATTGCTCGAAGCCAACGAGAGATTCGAAACTGAAACGTACGCCATCGCGGAAGCTATTTATTCGAAAACGTCTCAAATACTGTCCATGACCAACCCTAGAAGGTATTGCTCGCGAGTAGATTCCAACTCGGAACGCGTGTGGGGTTCGGCAGACGAAAACAATACGGCCGGCGTCACGTTCGTATCAATGCCGCCGTTTATGCAAAATTTCATCAACAAAGCTGTGGCACCCGAAAAAATGCGAATCGAAAACGACACGTTGCTCATTCGAGACTGTCCCACTTGCCACATTCGAGAAAACGGTCTAGTGGCCGACGTCATTCTGTACAACCCCGTCATGCCCAAATACTCCAACCGCATCAATCAAAACGTTTTGCAAATCGAAAACGTTCTCAAATTCAAGGGCAACGCTCGCGCTCTTCAAAACGTGCTGAGACGTTACGAGCCGTATCCCATTGTAGTGCCGCTGTTTTTGGGTGAACAAATTGTGACTACGGTGAAAACGCTACCGCCGGCCAAAACCTTTCAGCTCGCCGATCTGATGAATAACGTCACCGTTCCGGTTTCGGGCGAAATCGGCACTCCCGCAAGCGTTGCCGTATAACAACGCACGCACCGCAAAAGTAAACGCGCAACGCGATTGCGCGCGCACGCGAGTATGATTCATCGCTATATAAATGACGCGCGAACGAAACCGGTTCGCATTCGCTTTAGAAAATGAACTCGTTAACGGTGTCATGTTGCGTGTGTTTCGCAAACAACAAAATCGTATACAAAAATAAAAACAAAAATTATTTGTACGTCATGCCTTTGGCGTCGCTTCAATGCGGCCATTCATTTTGTATATCGTGCATAAATTTAATCAAAATTGGCATCAGCGTCAAATGTCCTCTGTGCCGTTGTCAAAGCGACGAAGCCGTTATGTATTCAATAAACAGAAACATGGTCAACTTGATCGCTGTGAGGCCGACGTGTGTGAAATGTGTTTTTCAGAAAAATGGCAACGTTGACGGAGTTCATTTTGCTAAAAAATTGTTCACAAACTACATTATTAAAAAAACGCACGACGCGCGTTTGTCAGGTTGCGAATCGATAAATCGCGACATCGAATACAAAAAGATCACAAAACGCGATTCTTTTCGACGGCGGAACGCGAAGATTGCACAATGCAGATTGAAGAATCAACGACTAATAGAAGAAAACGCCAAGTTGACAAAATTAAACAAACTTCTTATAAACAAAGTAAAAAAATTACAATTAAAAAACCAAAAACATTTGTAGATTTAATTAAACATTTTAAAGTAGATTTGATTGTATACATACATTATTAAATATTAATGTGTGAGACGTTAATATATTGTATAAATTTTATTATAAAAACGTGTGTGTGTGTGTGTTTATTATATGTTATTGTAAATTTTCAATGTAATAGAGAGTGTTAGGATCTGTATTGCAAGAAAAATTTTGACTATTAAATAAATCATCAGGACATGCTAAAAATTTATTATTTTGTACATGAATCCAACTGTTATATTTGACGCCGTCATTGCTTTGCGTGTTTATGTTTGTGTATATTTGCCCGTCGTTTATCCTATCGACAAATATTCCAGACTCGGGTGTATAAAAACTGAAACACCCCAGGCCGTTACCTAAGTACGCGTAGGCGTTCAACACATTCGATAAGCCTATCGCTGGAACGCAACTCGGATGCGCAGTAACGTTTTCTCTCAATTTTGCCAAACTTTCAATAATATGATCGTTTTGTATGTCGCACAAGCTGTATTTAAAAGTGGGCAAGGCGTAAAAACATGAAAATTTTACAATTTTTTTTGACAAAATTAACTCTTCGGGTTTCTGCTCTGGCGCATCGTCGTCTTCTTCAACAACGTCTTCGTCGTCGATTTGTTCGTCGTCCGCGTCGCCGATTTCATCGTTTTCGTCAATTGTTATCGCGTCGCTAATTTCATCGTCTCCAATCTGATTCGTGTTAATGTTTTCGTCGAAAGGATTAAACAAAGGTTTTACAGTTTCGATGTATTCGAAAGGATCAAAAATAGGCGAAACAATTTTGTCATCGCGCGACGCGATTTTGCTGATCACCGATGTTTTTCCGATCGCGTTTGCAAATGGTGTTTTAAAAATCGTAGTTTCAAAATTTGATATATTTGCGACGTTTTCATCCATATACGTGTGCGGTTTTACACTTTCGTACGTGTATTTGTTGTCAATCGTAGTATATTCATGTGCCAGTGTAGTATATTTAATGTGAATTTGATCTAAAATTGTTCCACACACATCGTTTCGTAGTATATCGGTTAATATACTTGTCGAAAAATGATCCATTTCTACATAATTTGCGGTTTGTCCGATTTTTAACGCGCAAGCAGAATTGTAATCCGCATCGTCGGCCACTTGCGATAGTTTTGATTTTACGTATTGACCGTCGTTGACTGGCACGGTTTCTGTTAATTCGTTATCGACGCACATGTTGAGGCGGCTGGCGTCGAATACGTCGTACAAAGTGTCGCCGTAACACTCTATGGGCTCGCCGTTAATCGGATTCAGACCGACGACCCGTTGATCTTTGGCGTAAATGACAGCTTCGTCGATACGATCGCTGTTTAACAACGTATCAAATTTATCAGTTTTTCCTATCATGGATGTTTCAAATTTAACGTTTAAATCGTTGGGCGTAGATTCAATGTGGAAAAACTTGTTTTTAATTGTATAAAAACTTTTTTCAAAATCTACACACTCTTCGGTCTCAGAGTTGTAAACTTGACGCGGAACATTAAGCGGGGTCGTAAATTTTTCGTTGTAAACTTTGTCTTGAATTAAATTGGACGTGTCGCAATTGATATTTTTGACGATTTGAAAATTATCACAAACTAACGCGCCGGTGTCGTATTTCACAAAATCGTCTTCGTAAAATCTAACGGCCGTACCCGTGCCGTTTTCACTCAAGTTTACACATTCTGCGTCGCCGAAACACTTGTATCCACCGTCGGCATAAATTCGGCTCACAAAACAAGTGATTAACGCGGCTTCGTTTGCGGACACGCATTCAAAAAATTGCTTATCGCTAATCTCGTTGGTGATGTACGTATAACCGGCACCGTGAACAGAACAAGGAGCGGCGTCGACGCATCGCATCAATCTTCTATCAAATATTTGGCTCTGAGGACATTGCACAATTGAAATTTGTTCATTTTTACACATTAAATATTCGTTTATGTTTAAATTTTCGGGAAATATGGACAAAATAAAATTGTCCGGTCTAGATTCGCATTCGTTGCGCATTACGCATTCGCGAGACAAATTGTCGAACGTGTGATTGGAGGGACATTCCTGGGTTGCGTGCGAACCGCCTTCAAAACATCTGAGATACATTGTTGGATGTACGAGTTCGTTCGCGTGTTCTTCTTCAGACTTCACAACCGCGTGATACAAAATTAGAGAATCTATCATTTGTTCGGTCAGACCGTAATTGCCGGGTGGTTTGTTTTCGCAATAAGAAATGGCGACGCATTTTTTGGAACGTTCGTCGAAACGTTTGTTGAAAGGACACTCCATGTCGATCCAGCCGTCGTCGCCGCGAATTTGAAATTTGCGCTCGTCGTTTGCGCAGGCGCGTATACGCCCGACATCATCGCTTTGATCGCTCAACGTGGGCGTCGCGGTTTGAGACAAAAAATCAAACACTTCAAACCTATCGTCGTGGACGGTGGTGTTTAGAATGTTAAAAGAAATTGTATCGAACGTGGTCACAGTGTAATAATGAGAATCTACGCTGGAAACAAACGACAGTTTTTCCGGTAACGGGTGGTCAGCGTTGGTGCGTTTCATGTACTCCGTGACAACTTTGAGTCGATTATCGAATTCATTTTCGTTAAAATCATTGTATAATATTAAGTGTATTATAAAAAAAATTACGCTCAACAATATGGCCACCAACAACAGCGGCACTGTCGACATTTCGGTCTACACTATTCTGGACAAAGATATTAATGATTGCGATAAAAAAGTTTTGTCTTTTATAGTTCAAGATGAATATCACTTAAAAAAACTGGCAATCGGCGCGTACACGCTTAACATTCTTGACACGCAGTTGTTGAGCGATTTAATGGAACGCGACTGCGTAACCGTCAGCTGTGGCGATTTTGTTGTTTGTCACAATTTTACCGAACTTGCGAATTGTGGTCTGAACGTAATATTGTTTAACATAAAACCGACCATATTAAAGAAAGGTGTTTGCATTTTTAAAATAATCTATCAAGACAAGCAATACAACCAACAAAAATTATTCAATAAGAAGATGACGTCGAATTGTCATTCGCGAAGTGGCGATATAAGGACGACAATCGAAACAACGACACCGTACGACGTTCATCATAGTGTACAGAATATTACACAACAACAAATTCAGAATTTGGAATCAAACGAAAATTTATTTCAAAAAACTTTTACTAAAACATTATCTTTTTCTTCGTCGTCTTCTTCTTCAAGTTATAACAGCAAAAACAACGACGACAGCGACGATTGTATCAAAAATAATAAAAACGACGATTACGACGACACGGCCGAATTTGAAAAAAACAACTTGCCCGATGACGAACGATTGGGGACGACAACAGTCGACGCCGATGACTTGCGTCCGCCGGTTAAAAAACAAAAATTCAATGACCGCGACCACACTGAATAGAATAAAATACGATTCAGAGTTGCTTCTTCACTATTTGTTCGACGACAACAGCAACAATTTTCCGAGCACCGATGTTAATTTAATAAAAATATACAAAATAAAGGTGACGCGAACGTGCAGCACGATATTAGCCCATTATTTTGCAAAAATAGAAATTTCAAACGGATACGCGTTTGAATTTCACCCGGGCAGTCAGCCGCGAACTTTTCAACATATTCACAGCAACGGTTATCCGATTGCGATGTTCGTGTGCTGCGACAAATGTTGTAAAGATGAGTTGAGATTGTACGTCAAAGGCGAGAACGATTTCAACGTGGCGTTTTGCAACTGCGAAAGTATACTCTGTAAACGAAAAAGCATGCAAACGGTATTCGTGTCGACGGCTTTGCTGGTCATCACGTTTAACATGTTCAGTTTTTCTTGGTTTAACATTTTTTTTGTATTTTTTATACTTTTTTTATTATTTTTGAATAACAATTATTTAATAAGTAACCCTCGAGTATTGTTTTGTCCGCACAAGCAGCGAATTAAAAATGTATACCGCTAGAGCGACACCCGTTTCCCAAAATTATAACAAAATTAACAATAACAACAGCAAAAATTTTGAAAATCGTGAATCGGAAAGTTACTTGTTGAAACACGACGATCGCAATGCCAATTATAATAGACGTGACGATGGCCACTACTACAAACCCCAACAGCGTCAGACGCGATACGCAGAAAATTATCACGACGACGACGATGTCGGCAGAATGCCGTCGTTTTACGCGGGCGGCGACGGCGAAACGGCAACCGGTGCTAATCAAAATTTGTGGACCAAAAAATGTGTTGATTTAGATCAAATAATTAGATATTTTCGCACAAACGACTACTCGGGATTTGATAGCGACACAAAAATGCTGGTCAACACCATTAGGGACATTTGTATAGACACCAGTCCGTTGGACGTGAACGTCGTTAAAAGGTTCGACAGCGACGAAAGTTTGATGCGAAACTACGAACGATTGGTGCGAGAAAACGGCGGCAGTCGAGTGCCCCAAAACATCTTTGTGGATAGTTTCGTTGATCACGTGTTGCCTTCTTACGCTCAAAAGTTTTACAATAAAGGCGGCCTAAACGTAAGCGCCGACAGCAAGGCGGAAGCGGCTCGCCAACTGGGACTGGCCGTTCAATACCAAGTGGCGCAGGCGGTGACGAGCAGTATACCAATACCGCTGCCGTTCACCCAACAGCTGGCTAACAATTATATGACTTTGTTGCTTAAACAGGCGCAAATACCGACCAACATTCAGCAGGCGGTGCAGAGCCGCAAGTACGCGCAACTCAACAACATCAACGACCTCGTCAATTTGGTAATAGATAATATTTTTGCCGGCGGCAGCGATTACTACTATTACATGCTCAGCGACAAAAACCGAGCCAGAATTATAAGTTTAAAAGAGAATCTGACTTATTTGGGCGCGTTGTCCGAAACGACAAACATTTTCGAGTTTATTGGAGAAATGGCTACACGTCGAGGAAAACAACCCGGTTTGTTTCGTGAAGCTTCTAACATTTCAAATTCTACTGTTTTATCCAAATCGAAACCGAACGCCGTTTATCAGTCGAGCCATATGCAAAAAGACGAAGCTTGGTACAAACGCAGTCTCACCGAACTGGCATTTCAAAACGAAGCGTTGCGGCGATTCATTTTTCAACAGTTAAGTTACAAACCAAATAAGCAGACGACAAACTCCAACGTCAGAAGTGAATAAATTTAACACCATTTTGAGTATTTGTCGCGTTGATGTTTAAACCATTCGTGCGCCGATAATGAGTTTAGAAGTTCCGTACGAACGTTTGGGCGTAAACGCTACGGTCAATTTTATTCCGTTAAAAGTGGACGTAAACGATGTTGTCGACAATCGTAGCGGCGGATCGCAGACACCGGCAGAAACTTTTGAATCGTTCGCAAACGTTCACAACGTAAACGACAATTATCATAGTCTCGTGTACCAAAACTCAAATTCTGCCAATGCGATGCTTATCGCTCTAATGTCATTGTTTTGCATAATAGTAATTGTCTATGTTGCCTATTCGATATATTTTTTTATTATATTAAGAGATAGAGAAAGCGATCGTCAACAAAAATTCTTTTAATTTCAGTAATTTGCATAACTACTGACCTCGACGACACAATTCCACAAAATATTGTATTACACACTTTGTTCATTAAACAATTCCAATAAATAATTATCATTTGATTGATAAGTTTGTGTATGTGTTTAATTTAAAACCATGTTTCACGAAAATAGCGGGATAAGAAACGAAAACACTTTCAATCAGTGGAAATTAAAAATTCAAAATCACGATCGTTTCGAAGTCGTGTTTGATCTGTCCACCGACAGACAAAGGTGCACTCCCGACGAGGTCAAAAACAACAGTTTGTGGTCTCAATTTATGTTTCCTAAACCCTTCGCTGTCACAACTCTGAAAAGTTACAAATCTCGTTTAATAAAAATTATTTTTTGTCTAATAGACGACGAAAACTTGAAACATTTAGACGGCTATTCTTTGAACGCCGAGTTTGAATCGATTGTGCGCCAACAACCGCGCATCAGTTGCGACGAACTGTGTCGCCGCATGCTTGAAGTTCGCTCGGTAACCAAGGAAACTTTGCAGCTGACTATTAACTTTTACACCAACACAATGGGATTGTCCGAATATAAAATTCCCAGACAAGTCATGCTGCCGCGCGACAAAGAACTAAAACATATAAAAAATAAAGAAAAAAATATAGTTTTAAAGGAAATCATTGACAGCGTTTTGAATTGTATTCAAAAAAAACTAAAATATTTAAACGGTGAAGACGTGCACGATCGAGGGTTGCTGCGAGGCGCAATTGTGTTCTGCATAATGCTCGGCACGGGAATGCGCATTAACGAAGCGCGCCAGCTTACCGTGGACGACTTGAAAGTGCTCATTAAAAAAGGCAAAATGCGAAACAGCATAAATCTGAAACGCAAAAAAAATCGAAACAACATTTTAAACGCTATCAAAAGCAAACCTTTAGAACTAGCGCTCGAAATATACGTTAAGCATCCGACCATTTTGCAAATATCCAAAAATACGTCGACGCCTTTTAAAGATTTCAAACGTTTGTTCGAAGAAGCCGGCGTGGAAATGGACCGACCGCGTTCCAACATGATTCGCCATTATCTCACGAGCAACCTGTACAACAACGGCATGCCGTTGCAAAAAGTAGCCAAGCTCATGAACCACGAATCAACAACGAGCACCAAACCGTATCTCAACAAATACAGCGTGGGTGTGAACGAGAGCGACGCTTCCGACGAAAGCGCCGACGAAAACAATGCGGCTAGCGACGAAGCGGACACTTCTTCGCGTAATATATTTTTTTCGATTAACAGCGACGACAGTGCCGCTGTCAACAGCGGCGATAGTAGCGGCAGCGCTTGATTGTTTCGCGTTTGTGTACGCAGAATGAGTCTATAAGTGTCGCGCGTTTTTAATTGTACAATTGCAACGCGCACTCGAACTAATATACAGATTGTTATAGTCTAATAAGTGTGCACGAGAGTTTGCGCCGTCATTACAAAAGAATTGTATTCCGCAAAAATGTTTATATATTCGACTTTTTTAATTTTAATTTTGTTGGGATTCATTTTTGACAAAAATGAAGGATTTTCTAATTTTTTGATGTCTCTTCTTTTAATATTTATAATTTTCATTCTAATGTTGCAAGTGTATTGTATTAAGCCCGAATCAACCGCGGCTGATCTGCAAACCGGTAAAGCTAAGAGTATAAAAAAGAAAAGAGAACTGGAAAAGGCGTTCGACGCAATTTTAAATAAGAACACTAGTTCTATAGATTAACAAGCGCAATTATGGAATTGTTTAAAAACTTCGTTGACAACATTGTACAATCGGTTCCTCATGTGAGCAAAGTGGCCTACGTTTCGACTCAGCTGAAAAAGTATTTAACTCAATTGGAGCAAGACGAAAACGAACAATTTTACAATAAATTTATTTCGGTGTTGGATAGATTCACAGAACAGCAAATCACTCTTGATCAAATGTGCATGCTGGCCGAAGCGGCAAACGGATTCGACTTAACCAAATCTCAAATAAATTATTTTTGCAATCAAGCGTATCTCGACGATTATTTAATAAATTTGTTGAAAAAATATGTAAAAACTCAACATTTCAGCAACGAAGATATTCATTATGTTGCCGATTTTTTAATTTTAGAAATAAATAAAGCAATCATCAACAGTTAAAATTATTTTATTTATATCGCCTGTTACATTGTTTCGATTACAATTAATAAAAATAGCAAATTACTTTATTGTAAACGAACGCATCAATGCGCAAACATATTTTAAACATAATACAACAGTTTCGTTTACACAAACACATAAAAACATTTCAGCAGTCAACTAAACATTCGTTGCAAACGGATAAACAATAATTCTTTTGTTTGCCAGGTTTTTTTACGTACATTTTAAATTGATGAGTGTAATTTAACAAGCACGTGTCATTTTCGACGTCGTCGCCATCCTCTTTGTTCCTTGTAGACTTTTTTATAGCGCTCAACGCCGGATATTTGACGTCGTGCAATTGTGTAGACGTGTACAACGAACATATTTTTTCAAAATAATATTCAAACTCTAGCCGATTGCCAAAAATTTGTATTAGTTCGTTTATAAAGTTGCACAAAATATTCATGTGTTTCAACCAACTCATTCGTGTCGATGCATTTTTGAGATCAAAAAGCGCAAGAGGATACGATTTTTCAGTAATTTTACCCTTGACATCGATCAACAAAAAAGGAATGCGATCTCCGTTTCCCGGCAAATTTTTCGTCCCCGATTGCATCAGTATTTCTCTGCAATGTTTGGCAATGGTAATCACCGGCTTTCTCGCAGTCGCTTCTGTTTGCGACAAACGCTTTTTCTTATTGGCGGTAGTCGAATTTTCGTTGTACGACATGCTAAATCCGTAATCTGACAAATTGTTTTCATCGACACCTTTGTAAAAATCGTTATAATATTGGGTCATCATTGCAGTCAATAATTTCATGCCGCACGCCACCGAATGGCCTCGCAAATAAGAATCCACCACGGCGCGAAAAGTTTTGCGCATAAACAGCGGCATGTCTTTTTTTATCAACCATCCTTTGTATTTAATGCGATTCTCGCTGTTTATGTAACAATATTTTTTTTTCTTTAACAAAATCAAAGTCGACATAACGTTTTCGAGCGACATTTTGTATCCGACATTGTTCCAAGTAGAATTTAATTTTTTTAACACGAAATTTTTAATAATATCCTCAATAACAACAAATCTATTATTCGGAGCAATTTCGTTTTCTTCGAACTCCACTTGAATAAACGACGAGTCCGTGTCTCCGTAAATAATTTTAAAATTAATAATAGACAAATTGTATTTTTGTTTAATTGCGTGGTCGCCGCTCATGGCTTCAATTTTGCTCACAGACTCCATCAATTTGTTTCTACCAATCTTCGTGATGTAATTGGCCAAAATTATAAAAAATATACCAAAATAGCCATATATACTGTTGGCGATGCGCTTGACGGCGTTTTGAAGCGTGTCGTATAAATGGTACAAAAACGAACCGGGTCCTTGCTGATCGCGTTTGGCTTTGTATTCCGATCGCAACTTTGCCAAATTTTTAAGCACTTTCGGGTTGATAGCGTCGACGTTGTTGACCAAATAAACGCAATTGTCGGCGCCTATGAACAAATTACTAAAACAAACGCCCTCGCACATCATAATCGTTGGATACAAAGAGTTAAAATCTAAAGTGGCGACCCATTTTTTCAAACCGCTCACCGGAGACAGCACTTTGCCTCCTTTGTAATTGCAATCAGGAGTCAATGTCGAACACAGTTTGACAGCGTCGTGAGGTATTTTATTGCAAGCGATCGGCGTGCGTTTCAGCAAACTCAAATCAACTCCGCAATTTTGTTTGACGGTAATTTTATTGCAGTCGTCGTCGTCGTTGTATTTATTTTTTGCGTAACGTGTATTCTGTCTGCCCGAAGTTATGTTCAAATCGTTTTTGTTGAATATGTACGGATCGGGCACGATTTCTCCGCTCGCTGTAATTTTCGTATTAGATACGCACAAATAAAAAAACACAACGCTAATTTTGTGAGAAATGTTACTCAACAAGTCGTCCGTACACAAGTATAACAATGCGCATTGCGTGTACAAAAAATCCAAAATTTCTAGTTTCAGCAACAACTTTATCGGCAACACGCTGTCTTCGATGTTATATTCTATAATCTTTCGTACACGACCGGCGTTGTAATACTCAATTATTTCGCTATATTTCAAATCAACTTTGCTTTGTTGCAGATAAAAATTGGATACTGTATTCAATTGAAAATTTTCCAAATTTTTATGTTCAGAATCAGAACTCAAAAACTGATACAAATCGACATGCACGAAATACGTGAATAAATGATTGTTAATTTTGTTGTTGAACTTGTCGTGCAAAGTTTGAATTTCGATTTCCACTGGTTCGAGATCGTATCGGTTTATTTTTATTTTTTCATCAGCGCGATTGTCGGCCAGTTTAATTCGTTTAGCTTCGAACGGCGACGTTGCACCTTTTCTACTCAAAACGTTCCAACGTTCAATAATGTACGGCAAATCAAACTTGTCGCCGTTATAATCGACCAAACAGTCGGCGTTTAACAACGGTAGCAATTCAAAAAAAGCTTTTAACATTTCCAGTTCGTCTTCGAACCGCACGGTAACAATTTTGTCGCTGTCGACTTTATTGTCATTGTTTGCGGTTAAATCGTCAGCGGCGTCGCGACGCATATAATAAAGGCACACAAAAGTGTACACGCCGCCGCGATTCATGACCATAGAAATAGATATTATGTGATCGGAAGAAGCGTTAGAAAACTGATTGGCGCTTTTCGAATGAGTTTCAATGTCGTAACACATCACGACGGGCGCAATTTTTTTTTTCAAATTTTCTAATGGCACAACGGCGAACATTGTCTTGAGCGAATCCAAATCGCGTACGGCGCATTTTAGATTGTTGTTAACGCATTTTTGCGGCTGCTGAAACGAAACATATTGGCCTTCTTTTAAATCGGTCTGCATGTGCACGCGGTTTATGTCGCGCAAAAAATAATCCAAAGGCTTTGGTGGCGCTCTGTTGCCGCCGCGTCCGCCGTTTTCGTACCGTTTGTATTTGGCCACGTTGAACGTTTCCATGTAAACGTCCCGAAGGCCGGGCATCACAAACGCTTTGTAATTTTTGCAGCCGTAACGGCAAGTGCTGTAAACGTGATTGTTGTAGCAAAATTTGTACGAATACAAATCGCATTTCGCTTCGACGTAGAATTGATACAATTTTTCGCCAACGTGGCCCGTCAAAAAAATCAACAAATAGTTATTCTTGTACGCCATTTTTGTTATACGAAATACATCGTCCGCGCTGATGTCGACGACGCCGTTTTCGTTGTTGGCTCTCAGAATAGCTTTCAAATTTTTCCATTTCATAAGGCTTATGTCGGTCGAACGACGAGCAATCAGAGGTGTATTGTTGCTGAAATTATTGTCTGTTTCCAATTCAACCGCTGTCATGTCGAATTATAGAAACGCGCAAGCCAAATACATGAACACCGACGTCAACGCCAATACGGTAAAAAATTTATTAAACACAATAAACACGATTACTAAACAGTGCAAAGCTCAAAGCGTTACTGACAACACTCTGGACAGGATACGGTCTATTGTATACTTGTATCGGCCGCATTTGAAGTTACGATACGATTTACAGATAACTGAGCTCGTTATCGAAGCGTTAGCGCCCGCCGCGTCGTCCTCGTCGATCCCCAATCAAATCACGCACAATTTCAATTACAAGTATGATTACAACACCAACATGGCGGCGGCGGCACCCGGGTTTTTGCCGCCCGCCGCTCCAGTTATTCCTTCTCACGTGTTACTGGATCCTTTCGGCGCGCCGCAACCGCCACTCAGCGACGGCGACAATCCGTTAACGTATCGGCAACCACCCCCCGTTCAACAAAATTACTACATCAATCCGGCGGAAAACGGCGGGACCAAACGTCCGCGCCGACGCTCGCCCTCGCCGGACGTTAAATCTTCTCGCGTCGCGTTGGCTCGAAACGACGTTGCCATGATCGAACAAGATTTGTTCAACGTAAACAGGACAACGCCGCCCACAATAGGTTCGTTTAAAAAATTGATCAAAACTCTTACAGCGGTCGCCAGGAGTTACATTTCGACAGAGATATTTTTCAACGGACTTGAAAGGGTGTACGCTTTCGACGCCAGCGTTAACGTCGCAAAAACCGAAAACGATGTGGACAGTTTGATCAGATGCATTAACAAAGAAACGGGATTAAATTTAAACGCCAACAGTCCACAACTTTGCGCCGCGATTTCGTCCGTCATCAACGGTTATTACCAATTTACTTTAAACATAATCGGTAATGACGAGCGATTTTCTTTCGACGACATAAAAACTGCAGACGAAATAAAAATTCACACCGGCACTTTAATCGGGAGACTGCAGGATCTAACGCACAGAATCAAGGACGAGTCAGAAGCCCGAGACAGAGCGGAACGAGAGTTAGAATCGAACGCACGAGATTTGAAACGCGTTACCGAAAGTTTGCGCGTGACAAACGAACGATGCCGATCTATAGAGGAAAACTACAGCGACGCGGCGGCAAAAATTTTGAAATACGAAAACGTTTTGGTCAAAATGGAAAATATTGCTCGACCGACGGTTTTTTTGTCGACGCCCGGAAATTTGTCGTTGACGTCGATTGTGGATTATTTTGAAAAAATACACGCAGAATGGAAAGATTTAAACGACAGAGTGGCCGCGCAGGCGAACCAATTGGAGTTGGCTAAATCGCAAATGTCCGACGCCATTTACGTAAAACAACAACGCGCGGCTATTGACGAAAATGAAAACAAAAATTTGGCCGATTTACATAGTCGAATCAACGCGTATCGCGAAACGATAACGCGCGCTCGAAACGCACTTTTGTCCCGCAACATTGTTTTTAATCCGTCGGAATCGGCCGTCGACGTGTTGATCGGAGAATACGAAAAAACCGTCGCCACGATTAACGATCTTCGCACGCAACTCGCCAATTTTGAATCGGGACAGATTAGTGTCAAAAGTTTTAACGATAGAATTGCAATCTTGAACGGCCGAATAAACGATCTGCAAAACGAACTAATCGAACAACAAAAATTGAACGCAACGTTTCGAGAAAAATTAGACAACGCGGAGCGCGACGAAAAAAATCGCCAAACCGTTCAGGACGCAAACCTTGATTTGAAAACGCAAATAAATAAACTTGTCAGCGATAAAAGCGATATGCAAAACGAAATCGACGTCGTTCGGCAGAAATTGATAGAAGCCAACGAAAATTTATCAAAATTTGAAAAACGAAACGCGGCTTTGAGCGGTCAATTGGAGGATATGCGAAACGAATCGCCAACGATTTCGCTCAAACGCAAACAAGCTAAACGTGTAACCGCGGCCGAGGCAAACTTAACCGACAACGACGAATTGTTAAACCAGTTTGAAAACAAAGATGCATACTTCGAACAACTGCAAAAAGATATCGCTGAAGTTAAAAACGATTTAAACAGAGTAATATCGTCGTCCAACATGACCGGCGCAGATTTTTTAGCGCTTACGAGCAAAATAAACAAAACCAAAATCGAGGAGTGCGACAGGCTAAAGCAAAAAATGGCCAATTTAACGGAAATTACTAATGTTGCCATAGCCAACAAGGCCGACGAAATTACTCGAGACATTGACGACAATTTAAAAATTGTAAACTCTAGAATGGACAATTTCAACAAACTTTATTTAGACATCAAGAACAACGTAAATCAGTATCGTTTGAATTACGAATCGTTGGCTCGTTCGGCGATGTACAAAAATCTAACGTCGTCAAACGAAGTCAGCAGCACTACCAGTGCCGTTCCGACGGACGCAGCAATGGCAGCGGCGAATAGATTGTTCACGTCTCAGGCAATCGGCGAAGCTGATTCGACGCAGTGATCTATCTAATTATTTGATGCATAATTGTTTTGTAATTTAAGACACGCACTGTGTGCTGTGTGCATGCCTAATGGATTTGCTTCATGTCAAATAATAAAATTGTTGATGTGATTTATTTATTTAATAAACTATAATGTTACATTGTTGTTAGTTAACTATAACGTTACATTGTTGTTAATAACAAACTATAAAATACATCACAGGCTGTCGTAAGTTTCGCTGTCAATTTCGTATTTGGTTATGCCCAAAATTGTGTATATTTTTCTTTCCAAATCGTACGCAACAAACACTTGCACCTCTATTAAATCGTTTTCTATCAACTCGTTCAACTGATTTATGTCAGTCTCCAGCTGCTGTAAATTTTTATTAATTTTGTTGCTGTTTTTGCCAAAATTATGCTTGGAAAATAGACAAGCTTTGATTTGTTCGTTGAAATTTTTCATTTGATACTCAACCACCAGCCGTTCATCGTTGGCTATTTCTGCGTTAATGGTCTTTACTTGGCCGGTTAAAATAATTTTATTCAACCGACTGACGTTTTGCGTCACATCATTGTTTTCGGACGCGTTAATTTTAATTTTATCGTCATTTTCTACACAGATTTGCGTTATCGGCAGAATCATCAAACTTTTGTACCCGCCGTTGGTAAAGTGACACTTGATTCGTTTTAACAAAACCACTTTATCCTTGTTGCTGTTGAAAAACAACAAAACGTCTTCGTTGCTCATCACTGTGACCGCCCCGTTGGCAGCGTTGCATATTTTTTTCAAATTGGCCGTACATTCTATTTCTTTGAGTGTATCTACGTCGCCCATGTTCACGTGAAACACCATTTTATAGCTATCCACGTTGTCCAGTATTTTGAATCCGTACTTTAATTTGGCGTACACGGAAACCGTATCGCCGCCGTCAAAATCCTCGTTCGTCAACCAACTTTTGGTTGAAACTAGTGTTTCTTTAACTTTGCATTCTTTGTACGTGCCAATATATATTTTTTTGTTTTCGTAGTTCAACGACACCTGATATGTGTGGTTCAATTTCATAGAATAATATTGATCGGAGGCGCCGTAATACTCTTTGCTGTTGTTGTTAAACAAAAATTTGAATAAGTAGAAGTTTTCATTGTTGATGCTGATCATATTCTTGTTTACCAACTCGCCTATAAACGTTTTAAAATTTTGTTTAAAACTCACGTTGCTGTCGTTGCTTTCCAAACTCGAAAGAGACGTACGTCTTTTTACAACACCGTTTTTGGGCGACAACATTTTTAAGCGTTTCACTTTATTTTCAATTTCTTCGTCGACATCGTCGTCGCGATTTTCGTTTTTTCTTTTTTGCGCAACATCGGTGGTTTCTCCGCACCCGGTTTTCGCATCTTGATCGAACATGGTTAAATGGCGAATGTTGAACGCCGACAGACTAGAAGTCACGCCTAATGATCGCAAAGAAGCTTGGCAAGATATAATAGTAAACGTTTTGTTGACCAGCCCCAACGACAGCACGTACAGAACTATGATTAATAAATCAAATTTTGAAAATTTCGATTATAAACGCCCAATCGTATACGAAGTCTCCAACGAATCCCTGTTGATAACCAACGAATTTTTAAATAAAGCTCTCAACCGTCCGCGCTCAGTGATAGCGCCGATAAATGTAAAATCCTACCAAATTGTTCTTGTTTTTATGTGCGCCCTACTTTTAACCGTAATAACTGCTCTGCGCGTCGTTGAAAATGACAATTTCGATTCATTTAACAATTTTAACATGTAACGGGCGATTGCACGCGGCGATAATAATTATTTGTTTGTTTGTTAACCCACAATTATTATTTAATATCAATATTATTGTACGTATTTTTACGAATTCATTTTTGTTTAATAAGCCAAAGCACGCGTTCAGATGCAACATGCACAAAAAGTTGAAAGCCAATTTAATGATGATAGATCTGCCTCCGCCGAATTGTTACAAAACGTTCGCCGGCAGAATGAATAGCATTACGTCGAGCAAAATTTACCTCACACAAAACGAAAAAAATAATTTAGTATCGCAAGGCATCTACTACGACGCAAACGATGCGATCTACAGGTGCGCTTATTGCGCGTTCGTAACCGACTCGTACGCTGACGGAATTTTAAAATATCACACATACTCGGCTTGTCCTAAATCAACTGAAATTCTGTTCAACAGTCAAACAACGCGTAAAAAAAGCTTTGAAAGTTTCAAGACCTCGCGAAAACAGTTTGCTCGCTGCGCGCAAGAGTTGGCCGTCAACGGGTTTTACTACAACGGCGGGTTTCGTGACATCAGGTGTAGCTGTTGTCCTATGGTCATTAAAAAACTGAACAAAAACGACTGCGTCAAAATTGTGCATAAAGTCTATTATCCGCAATGCGTGTTTAACGTCGAAAGCGACGTCGCGACTTTTGAAGTCAATCCGACGGCACCCAGCGCGCCTCCGTCATGGACAGACGAACATGACGACCTTTGGCGTTGCAGCGTTGAAAATGCCAACGACAATTTCGTTAATCAAATCGCGGCTTCCGATTCAGCAAATCAAGACAGCTGTTTGTGCAAAATATGTTTCGAACGTGAACGACAAATATGTTTTTTGCCGTGCGGACACGTGTCCGCGTGCGAAAAATGCGCAAAAAGATGTTCGAAATGCTGCATGTGTCGAAAATTGGTAAAAACCAAAATAAAAGTATATTTATAATCGTCGCCGCGCTTACACGGACGCGCGACTGTAAACAAGCCTAATGAGATCATCGTGCATTGGTGGTATAAAAAGTGTCAATCGAAAACGCGAACGTTATTTTACACGAAACGGCTGAGCTCGATCAATCGAAATGAACGTTTTTATCGTAAACGATACATTAATGGAAGTGGATTTTAACTTTCGACGAGTTAGATGTCTGAAATATAAAAATAAACCGATTTTTGTGAAAATACACAGCTCGAGCGAAGCCGTCAATCATGCTGAAGACAAAAAAATGGTCACAGCGAACGTTCCGCAGGAAGAACGCAGTTCAGAAATAAACGTCGACGACGACGCCGCTCATCACCATTATCCGGGAATGACGTGCAGCTTAAAATTGCCCAAAGTTAACGCCGGAACTACGGTCAAGGTTGTTTGTTTTAACGACAAAAACAAAACTGTGCGGGTGGAGAGCGTGCGACTCGATTCATGTTTGTACTATGCTCATCATCGACGCGGCAACGTGTACGTGTTGGGTTTGGTGCCAGCGATTGTGATGACCTACGACAAAACCGCCAATAGCGCGGCTGAATCCATTTTTTTAGGTTCGCCTGTTTTCAACGCCGACAACAGGTTAATTTCGTTTATCACCGACCATTATTTAGATTCAAAAACCAAAAACGACGAAACAATTATAAAAGAAATTTTGCCTGTTTCCGGCGAGTCGTACAGATTGCAGAGCGCTTTTAGTTTAACCGGAAAGGTGCGAATCTATTACGAAAACGATTTGGCGAACAGAAAATTATCACCATCATTATCAATAGACATCGATGTAATAGTTCGCAGAAATCAAGTAGAAGTTTTCGTGATATACAATAAAAAAACCATTTCGTATCTCAAGATCAAATGCAAATACGCTGGAAACGTGTTAGTGGTGTAAAGCAGTTTAACAAATTCGTCTTGTGTCAAAAATGACATATGCTACAAACAAACGCAAATATGTGTTGATCGATCGTTTATTGGCAAGTTTTAATATACAGCATATACAATATTTCAACATTATATATTGTGTTTTTACCATTAAATAATATTAAAATTAATTTTTTTGTTTTCTTTGTAGTTACGTGTTGATTTTAAGCGACGAAATTTGTTCATTTTTTTCACTGGTGTCGTCGATTTTATTGTTTTTACAATTTTTATTTCTTCTTTTTCTTCATCGCTCGACTCAAACATAATTTCTTTGCACATGAGAAACTGAACATTCACAATCCGGTCGTAATCTTCTTGCGATAAATTATGATCATGTAAAGTCGTGGGCTTCAAAGGAACGCGATTGTGATAACAATTGTCGGGGCCGTCGACGTATTTCATGGTGCGTTTGCAGCGAAATGCGCACGAATTCGTGCGCTCGACACTTTTAACACGCAAACAATGATACTAAACTCTGAAATATAATTTCGCTTAATTGTTTATCGGCCGCAGTCGCGCTTGTCGCTAGTCCGGCGATTGATGCTGCCGACTGTTCATTCTATTACCGCCGAGGAAGTCAACTCGTTGAGCATGCCGCACGCGTCCACGTTCTGCCTGACGCGAAAATAGCCGTCTTCGCCCCAATCGTCGCCCCATGTGTTTTTGAAAGTCCAAAACGGTACGCCGTTTTCCACTCCGTAGCCCACCAACAGTACCGCATGATTCAAACCGTTGTTGCCGCAATAGTTGATCACTCCGCGATAATAGTTGAATATACTCGACGCGTCTATGGCCATCGGAAGCGGGCCCACCGCTCTGAGCAAATCTTTAAGTTTTTCTTCGCGCATCACCAAATAACGGTAGCAGCCCTTGACTTTGACGACGAACCGTTCGTCGCTTTTCAGACGACAATTATTGTTGACGCCTTCGTACGGGTATTGGCGTTCTTCCTCGACGCCTCCCATTTGTATCATCTGTTCGAACGCGGTGTGCAACAAACCCCCGTAGCAACCCATGTCTACATAATCACAATCGATCATTTGCTGTTCGGACAAATCGAGGTGGACATTGTTGCGAATGGCGTACTGACTTTCGATACTAGCTAACGTGGCGAAAGCCCAACACGCGCCGCAAGCGCCTTGATTTTTAATCGGAGTCACTTTGTTTTGCTGACGCCAATCAAAATTTAAAGGACCTTTACCGGGAGGCTGATCGAGAACGACGATTTTGCAAAAATTTGCCGTTTCTCCGGGAACGTTCAGTCCGGTGTATTTGGAAATTAGTTCGTTTGTACTCAAATCCGAAAATTTATTGATGCGATACACGGCCGTATCGTTTGATTTGTTTTTATTGTTGATTTCTTCGAGATTGTCTTTGAATATGTGATAACGTTTGGTTTTTTCCAAAGGGTCTGTATAATTTTTGTTGTAGTTGGCCACGAACAATTCAAAATAATCGGCCGCTTTCAATGGATCATAAGTGTCGCTTTGAAAAATACAACTGCACGCTAACAAAAACGTTTGTAATAAAAATTTGCTATACATGTTGTCGATGTACATTATTTTAAAAGAACTTATTATTCAATAAAATAATAATTGTAAATTACAAAATTACCTTTATAATGTTTACCGGCTAAGGTACATGTAAATATAAAATGAAACACACATTAATCGTTCAAAGATTTATTTATCATCATCAATTTGTCAACTTGCGCTTTCTCGCGCAATGTGAGCCTTCGACGGTATATTCGAACACATTTTTAATAAAATTGTCATCGAAACGATTTTCAAATGGAACACATGTCTGTGTTTTGGCGACATCGTTTAGTAAATTGTAAACAAACATATTCAACACAATGCGTTTGTAATTAACGGAATGGTAAGCTTTTTTGGCTACAATTTTGACATAATTTCTATACATGTCGTCGACCCAAAAATAATCAGCGTCATAATTAATATCATCTTTACACATTAATAAAGCGTAATTAACAACATTTTTATTATTGAACATTTTTTTTGAAATTATTTCGGTTAACTGAAAATCAAACCAATAATATATCATGCGATCGTGCTGCTCACGCAATAAATTTATCATTTCTAACTTTAAATCTTCAAACATACTATAATATATCAACCCTTCTCCTTCAACTTCCATAATGTTCAATAGCCGGTATTGACTAGTATAAAACGTCGGCTTGTATATCTCGAAGTTTGAAAAAAAAGAAACTTGTGTGCTGGCGTGAACCAATTTGAGCATTTTAATTTTTTCGCACAACCAAACGTAGGTCTGCAACATTTTGGGATCGTTGTTGACGAGCGTCAGCAAGCATTTTTCAATTTTTTGTAATTCCAACAACGCATCACGCTTGTACTCCTGGAACTCTTCATCGCTAAAATTATATCTGCGATTACGCCAAGATCGACGATCGAATATGTCATCTATTGTAACGTCGTTGCAAAAAGAGTTCATAAATTCAAAAACATAAAATCTGTCCGCGTGATTTCGTATCATTAGCAAACGTTCATTTTCGTCGGCAATCAACCTAATCGTTTCTTTATGTATGCAGTTCGATACAAGATTACGAATTAAGCGTAAAGGAAGAATTCGCATCAAACTTTTCAACGCAGTCGCCAGTTTGGGTCGGCCGGATAGCCATGAAAAATCGCCGTCGTCGTCATATGCGTCCGACATCAAATCGAATCGAGGCACGCACAGTTCTATCGCCGGCACCGCACAACGAATCACAGCGCGTCCGCTCCAAGTTTGCAAGCTGTCAACAGGCATAGTTGTTGCGTTGTTACTGACAAACCGTTCAAAGTGAACTCGAATATATAAAACGCGTTATCAACGCCGCGCGTCGCATTTCCATATTCTTATCGAGATTCGTGCTAATATATATATATATATTCATGTCATCGTTTCATCACAATCGCTCTTCAACCTTTTTCAAAATGACAACGTTTGCAAAGTATACTTTGAAAAATATTACAAACAAACCGTACGTTTGTTGGCTTACTACGATGTACGACAACGTTCTGCTAAAAGTGCAAGAATTGCTGGAGCTACTTGAAATTGACGACGTCGAATTTGCGCAGTTTGATACACGATAATTACAAAATGACCTGGAAATCGCTGCGAAATCAAATGATTTTGACTGAAAATGAAAGTGTTCCAAATTGGCCAGACGACACGTTGTTCGCGTTCCACGTCGGCGTTTACGATCTGCTGACGCTGTGCCGCAAACCTACAGCAGAATATTTTAAATTGCTTTTGTATGCGATGGTGATTCCCGAATATAGGCGTCGACACCACGAAGAGTTGAAAAAAAGTAAAAAACATGACGCCGTCATGTGGCCACGACTCGTTGTTTCCGAAGAAAATTTCGCAGTGGAGACGCACGTCGTCGATTTAATTTGAGCGTCAGTTGTTGTTTGTTTAAATAAAATACTTTACTGAAATAAATATTTTTATTTGCACAATATTTATGTATAATTTACATTGACACTACACAAATACAGTTTTTATCATCGTTGTCGTTTAGTGCAACAATGGCAAGATTCGCATATAACTTTTAGTATGACATCGGTTAGAACAAAATTTTTATGATTTTTTAAACATTTGAAGAGTTTCATTTTAAAATTTGAAAACACATAACTCTTGTAAATTTCGTCTTTGTTGGCCACTTTGCAAGACGCCACAATCGTGGGATGATGTAGTATAGTAAAATTATATATATCGTACAACGAATATGTGTAATGTTTTCCAGGCGTAGGCAAAAACATTTGATCGACTTCTTTCAGAGCAGCCGACGCAAAATTCAACAAATAATTTTTCAAAGTGATGTCGTCGTTGAACTTTTCCCAGTGTTTTTTCATGAGCACATCGCAATAAAAATCTAAGTCAAACAACCAACGGTCGTCGCTAAAATATTGCGTCGCGTATGTTTTGATTTGAAGTTTCAATGTGTCAAACCCACGGCTAAAATCAAAAAATTTGTAGTTTTTTTTTAAATTTTCGCAAGCAACCATCACATTGGTTATTGCTTTTAAATTAATTTTTTTCATATCCAAATTAGTTTCGGCAAACAATTCTATTTGTTTTATAAATACTTGCGCGCTTTCTCTGTCGTATCGTTCCAGATTTGTTAGAATTTTCTCAGATAACAGCGAGTTTACACATTCTCGAATTAAAAATTTCTTTGGATTCACGCTAAACGTTTGATAATAAGCTTTGCAATGGGAAAATTTGTTAATCTTTATCGCCATCGACACGTAGTTGTCTATACAATCGCGGTAGACCGCAGCGGGGACGTGCGGTTTTAGTGATTTTTCGTTGTCCAAATTATCGGCGACAAATTCCGCACACGAAATATAATTTCTTCCCAACAATACATAATAATGGTGAGGCAGGTACAAATCGACGGCGTCAAACGTCGACGCGATCACTTTATGCATCGCCAGAGCGTACAAAGTCTGCATTATTTTACAATTAATAAATATTTAATTTATATTGCAACCAAAACACCCGACCGCGGTTAAATTTAGTTTAATCTTCATAAGCATGCATTTTATGCTATTATAGTAAGTCAATCAATTAATCGATACATTCGTGTCGAATTTTAATTTAAAACTTGATAATGTAACGTTATTCGATGTGGTGTCACACGAATCGCGATTTCAACATTAATCGATCTCGAAATTCAATTTTGATTTAAAAATAAAACTGGATGTACGAATAGCGATTTCAACATTAATCGATCTCGAAATCAGTTTTAGTTTGAAATTTATAATAAAATTAGAAGTAATGTCATTTACGAATCGCGACAAACGCGTAAATACTTTAATAAGAACTTTTCGGTATGATGATTAGATATATTTGGTTGTCGATATTGGCGACGATTGCCGCCGCCGCCGCGCCAGGCACCCCAGTCATTGATTGGGCCGATCGCAACTACGCGCTAATTCAAGTCAACTCGGAGGCGACCGCGTACGAAAAGTTGGTAAAAACGAACGAAGCGGTTAACGTTTTGGTGTCGTGGAACGTGTACAATGGCGAACAAGGCGATTTGGCGTACGTGTTGTTCGACAACGTGCAAATGTGGAAAGGCGACGCGTCCGCCAAGCGGGCTGTCGCCACAATTACTCACGGAGGTAGACACAACATGACCGTAAAAGTGTGCAACTCGGACGGCTGTTCTATTAGCAAACCCGTGCAAGTAAAAATCGCCGATACGGACGGCGCTCATTTGGATCCGCTGCCGTACAAGTGGCGCGAAAACAATCGGCCGTTCGAAAATATCGGAGAAAACGACAAGCCGATTACTGCCGCGTATTTTGTAGAATGGGGAGTGTACGCGCGTGCGTTCGCCGCTGACAAAATTCCTGCCCCCAATTTGTCGCATTTGCTGTACGGTTTCGTGCCGATTTGCGGCGGCGAAGGCGTCAACGACGCGTTGAAAACCGTCACGGGCAGTTTCGAGGCGCTGCAGCGTTCGTGCGCCGGCCGAGCCGATTTTAAAGTGTCCATTCACGACCCGTGGGCTGCGGTACAGAAACCACAAAAGGGCGTCTCGGCTTGGAACGAACCGTACAAAGGAAATTTCGGTCAACTGATGGCGATAAAAAAAGCCAACCCGCACCTCAAGGTGTTACCGTCTATAGGCGGATGGACGTTGTCCGATCCATTTTTTCACATGCACGACGCGGAAAAACGAGCCGTTTTTGTGGAATCGGTACGCGAGTTTCTGCTGACTTGGAAGTTTTTCGACGGCGTCGACATCGATTGGGAGTTTCCCGGCGGCAACGGCGCCAATCCCGCAGTCGGCGATCCTCACAAAGACGGACTCACGTACGTTGTGCTGCTTCGCGATCTGCGCGACATGCTGGACGATCTTCAACGCGTCACCGGCCGCGAATTCGAATTGACGAGCGCCGTTAGCGCAGGTTACGATAAAATCGCCCTTGTCAATTACGGCGACGCTCAAAATTATTTAGATAAAATATTTTTAATGAGTTACGATTTTAAAGGCGCTTGGTCCACCGTCGATTTGGGACATCAGACGCCTTTGTATGCGCCCGCATGGAACACCGACGAAAAGTACACGACCGATTTTGCGGTAAACGTTCTTCTCGATCAAAACGTGCAGCCGAGCAAAATAATCGTAGGCGTGGCCATGTACGGCAGGGGTTGGCGCGGCGTGACCGGCTACAAAGACGACAATCCGTTTACGGGAATCGCCACCGGCCCGGCGGCAGGCACTTGGGAAGACGGCGTAGTTGATTACAAACAAATCAGACGCAACATCGGCTACGCTTTTGACAATTGCGCCAAAGCGGCGTACATATTCAAAAACGAGACCGGCGAGTTGATCAGTTTTGATAGCGTCGATTCGGTTCTTGCCAAGGGTCAATACGTAATTGAAAAAAACTTGGGTGGATTGTTTGCTTGGGAAATAGACGCCGACAACGGAGACTTGTTAAACTCCATGCATTTCGGATTGGGCGATCGTTTTTTAGAAAACATCAATGACAGTCGACGACGCGCTGAATTATAATTTGAAACGATTTAGTCGAAGTTTTACACATACTCTTTTATAAAATAAATAAATTACATTTACAATTTGTGAGTTTATTATTCGGTTGTTGCGCAGTTTGTATTTCAGTTGAGTTGTTAATTTACGAAGCAAAGCAAAGGTAAAGATTAATTAAACGTGAAATTTAATTAGTCTTTACCAAATTGAAAAGGATGCGAAGATAAAACAAACGCAAAGTTAGGGTCAGCTTCTAAAATGAAAACAAAGTTTTGATTGTTTGAAGATTTGTGTTTGTTTAAGAATGTTAATATTTACACAGTGTTGGTATAAGTTTGCGTCGAGGTACAAAGTTAATTGTTAAACGAATACCGTAAACGTCGGGCGCGTGCCGGTCGCGCAAAATATTACGTATTTTGAATTTGTCACATTGTTTAGCGATGCATTCTCGCGCCGACGACAATGATGATGAAAAGTTGTGCATAATTGAAGCGCCGGTGTTTAGACCCGCCGGTGTTTTGTGGCAAGACAAGTTTCTAAACAAACTAAACAGGAAAATCGTCGACAGTTCTACAATAAACTGCGCGAGTTTCAATAACAAACTTAAAGAATGTTTGGCGCCTTTAGCCGATTGCGAACCTTTTGAAGTTTGCGCTGGTGCGCTCGAAGTGACGAAAAAGCTACACAGAACCGGAGGCGACACGTATTGCGTGTCCTCGGCATCAATAAAATCAACGCCGAAATGCGCGTTTTTTTTCGACAAAATCACGATGACCAGAAAAACCAGTCGATTTAACAACGGAAACGATTATTTCGTACTTTCTTGGCCGGGACTGCACAAACTGAACCGAGTTTACGGTCGAGCGTTGGAAAAGTATACGAAGGCGCCGGTGACGCTACAAACGCAACTGTATTATGCTGTTCCCGATTATAAAAACAACTTTGCTTCGCTCATTGTGTTTGCCCGCAAATTTTATTGGGTGAAGCGTGAAGCGAACGATTTTTTGTACAGCAGCGGTCGATTGTGCGACCGGCTCGGAGTAACAGTTCAACCGTTCGAGCCGGCGGACGTCGATCGTCATTTTGTAGAGAACGAGAGCGTGTCTATGTTGATGGGCGCCGTTGTGCAAGGAATTCGGCAAACCGGCAAAGAGATTGAAGTTACCGATATCAACAATAGTAAGATTATAAAAACTAAAACGTTTGCTTTGGCTATAAAACCAATGTTGTTTGTCGCGATCGAACAATAGTTGTTTTTGAATAAAAGAGTCATGTATTTTTTTCACATCAACGGCGCCGACATAGAAAAAAGATTCGCCAGAGAATTTTTAAATTATGTGTTGGGCGAAGATTGCGACAATCAAATAGACTGGAGATTTTGCACACGCAAAAGGTTGGCGGTTTTGACCAAAAATGCGGCAAACAGGTTGGAGAGCGTAAACGACAAAACGGTGTTTTGGCCAAACGGCAAACCTTTTAGATGCCGACGAATTGTGAACGAAGATTTCGATCGACGGCGAAGGCCACGACGAGCGAGTTTGCCCTATTCGCATAAACATCATTACCAGAATGATCGCCGGTGCCGCTACACGAATTCCGGTTCGAGCCACAGACGCGATTCGCTTGATCGCAAAGCGAGTTTTCGCGAAAACGTCGCCGAGAGAAAAGAACACCGTTTGTTGAAGACGCCCACATTGACCGGCGAATTAAAATCCAAATCGTCGCCGCCGCCGCCATTGTTTGTCGGTCGCGGCGAAAACGACAAGTCGGTTTCGAACAACGACAACAAAGATGATTGGTACACAGGCGGCTTCGTGGATGTAAGACTTTGCGAAGAAGACGAGGAAAATTTTGACGAAGTCGACAATTTAAACACAAAAATAAAATACATGTCTGTGTAAAATTTATTCATTAACATGTTAAAAATAAAAATCATTTTGCATATGATGTTTTTATTTGATTTTTGAAGCCACAAATTTAGTACATTCTGCACGCGCGCAAATGTCGTTGCGTCAAAAGTGATCTACGCTGAAATTTAAAAAATTTTGTCTCAATTCGTGTAATTTATAATCTATCTGTTTCAATTCTGATGCATTTTTAGTAATTTTTTTTAATTTTTCTTGATGCGTAGTTTTAATTTCCAATTGTTTTTTAAAATACACCACTTCGGCGTATAGATCTTTGACGCTTTTGTTGTTGTCGTTTGCGAAACTGACGTCGCCGCCGTAGTTTCTGCGTTTATTATCGTTCAAAAACGACGGTTGGGCGCAACGCAAATTTCCATAACTGCTGATGTCTTGTCTGTCGTTGTTGCGGGTTTGGCGTTGCATCGAAGACATGTTCAATATTTGACGTTAAAATTGATCGCGAAATGTCAGTGTTGCGTTTCCGTGCAAACTGTTGATTTTCCTATTAAATATTCTTTATATACAATTTTACATATTACTATGCATGCGTGCGACGTCATTTAAATAAGAATATATTATTTTTAAAGTTATGAGGTCATCGAGCACATCTCTCGCGATATTTTTATCGATAGTTGCCGCGATGATTTCGCACGGCGTTAGCGAGAAAGCCATTAAAAGCGTGTACGACGTTAAGTATACCGTGAATCGCAACAATCGCATCGTTGACGTAATTTCGGTAAACAACAAACCGTTATCTGTAGAGATCGTCGCGGCCAACGGCCAAAGCAGCGGACAAAAACGATTAGATTTGGCGCATCATTTTCCCGGCGTTATTGTCGACGGTTTAGTTTTCGACACCGGCGTCGGTTTCGATGCTCGGACCGTTTTGCAAGTGTTGCTCGACAACGGAACTCTGCTTCGAGTGGTACCCGATCGAGTGTACACAAACTTTCACACTCACAATCGACGCATGGTGTACGGACAACTCCGCACATTTGCGCTACGAAATTTTGCCGCAGCCGATCAAATTTATATCGGCGCGCCGATATTTCTGGACGGCAAACTCGTGTCGGTGGTGACGTGCAGGTTCGACGATTACGACAACGGCGTGGTGTTGTTTCCGGTGAGCGCGGTTCGCGCGCCCGGCTTAATGTCGGGTCAAATTCATTTTGATGACAAAGTTATCGTCGAAAAATTGCGGCCCGGCATGTCGATCTACGGCAGAGTGCAATTACCTTACAACGCGCAAAACGATTCCGCCGACAGCTCCATTTTGAATCTAAAAAGATTCGCGGTCAGCGCGTCCGACAACAGACTTATGTACAGAAATTTACCGCGCACGATTGTAGTGTTCCACGACCGCAAGCAGATTTCTATAGGTCTCGTCGAAGGAGAGTTTGAAATCGATCGCGTTCGTTTAGACGGTCCGTTGATCGTGCCGCAAAGCGTCGAATAATGTGCGCGCGCGCGATGTTTGATAAGTTATTTTCTTTAAATACATTTATATTGTAAAAAATATGTCTCAAAATATTTTGGTACTAATCCGCGCCGACATAAAAGCGCTTGACGACAAGGTGACCGATCTCCAACAATCCGTCGCCGATCTTAAATCTTCGTTGCCCGAAGATTTGAGCGACAAGCTCGACGCTCAAGCTCAAACCCTCGACACCATCACGAACACAATTAACGACATTCACGATACGCTAAACCCGACGATACCCGACGTCCCGTTGTTAAATGGCAGCAAACAATCAAAATCCTCCTCGTCGAGCGCGACGCCTAAAAAATAATTAATCACAGCAATAACCGATATTACATCACAATGACATCGGCAACGATTCGTGTTTAAAGTTCTCCATTGTTGTTTGTCACTTTTATGTTTTCGTCGTCGGTGTTCATCAAGTTTACCGCGGGAGTATCCACGTCCTGCAAACACGGATGATCGTAATACTTCAAAAGGGATTCTACGTTTTTAAATCCGGTCAAATCCTCCAAAACAAATTCGGCGGTAACGTTCCAAAAGTCGACGCATAAATATGTGTAATACAGTTCTACGTAGCTAATGATGCCCATTTCGGAGTTCAAAAAATCAACATACTCCGCGTAGTGCTTGTTTTGATCTTTGTCAAAAATGTATTTGGTGTGAAACGAACATTTGTCGACAGCGTTTTTGTGATAGCAAAGTCGGCAATGATACAATTTTTCCGTTTGTAGCGCGTTCAAATACGCAATTGTCTCGTCGGAGAGGATTATTGATTCCGCGATATCAAAGTTTTCGTCTTTTTTTTTCCTCAACAACAATTTATTCTTGCTCATGTGAGCCAGAACGTCGCCCAGTTTGGCGTTCGGATCGGGAGACTGATTGTTTAAAATTTTGGACGTCAAACGAGCCAAATCCTCACGAAACTGACAATTTCTATTTTGTTTTTCGTTTCGGCCGTCTCTAAGCTTTAAAGCGTAATCGACGTCGTTGTAACCGGCGGCCTGCATGCTGTTGTTCGATAGAGTTTAATTTTGAACAAAATTAAATTTATGCGCGAACATTTACTTATTAAATGTTGCGTCGGTTATTGTTGAACATTGACAATTTTATCAATTTTAAAATTAAATTGTCGTCGTCTTAGTAAGAAAATAAGAGTTAAATTATTAAATTGGTCGCGCGATGCAAATTTTTGTAAAAACTCTAACCGGCAAAACGGTTACTCTCGAAGTCGAGTCTTCCGACACCGTAGAAGCGATCAAACAAAAAATTCAAGATAAAGAAGGCATTCCGCCGGACCAGCAACGATTGATATACGCAGGAAAACAATTGGACGATTCTAAAACCGTCAGCGATTATAATATCCAAAAGGAATCAACGCTGCATCTAGTGTTGAGGCTCCGCGGAGGAATAAAATAAAACGTTAATTGTGTATTTAATTATTTATTAAATAAAATATTAAATATGTTTGTTTGTTTGTATTTTTATGTTGATGACTGATTGCAAAAAATATGATTTAAAAAAAAGGCTTAAAGCTGGAGATGTAGTTTTTGTAAAAATTGTGCAACATCGAATATACAAAATACATTTGGTCGAAATAGATGAATATTCGGATTACGACGCGGCGTTAATAATAAACGCAGCCGATCGCAAGTTGTACAATTTACATCAAAAACTGTTCGCTCGGGTGTTGAGGGTGAACTCTAAACGCTGTGTCGATTTGGTACCATTATAAAGACAAAAACAACAAAACATTAAAATAATTAAAAATTTATTGCTATCATTTCCACATACATTATTGACTGCACGACAAAATTAATCCGACATTTGACTATCTTCGACGTCGTCGTTAACCATAGTTAAATCGTCAGCGTTGCGTTTCTGCATTTTTGCTTGACGCTGTTTAACAACTAGCGGCAGTTTTCTTTTTTTTGATTTTTCGCAAACAGGCGTGCCGTTCTCTCCTTGCTGGTCGAGTTTGTTTGTCAAAATTTTAAACGCGCCGACGCCGCTTTCGATAAACGCTCTCGTAAACTTGGAATCGTATATAAAACTAGCGGCCGGAGAATTGTTAGTTTTAAACGTGGCCGTTAACACTTTGTAAAACTCCTCGTACATTTTGAGACGTTTGTCGTTGCTCTCTTTGATGTTGTCCAAATCTAGATCTGTTCGTTTTTTGTTTTTTACGTTGACGGGTTCGTCGCCGCTCACGTCGGACTGATTTTCGCCGTTGCGTTCAATTCTGATGGATTTGCCCAATTTTTCCATGTAATCAAAAATATCGATAAAAGTTTTACACGACGAATGATTTTTTAAATAATTCCACATATCGTGACTGCTCAACCACTGATTTTTTCTGTTTTTGGTATACCAACTGTTAAAAAGTATGTACTTGTTGTTGGTGATCATTTTTTTGTTGCGTTTGACAATTTTTTTGTCGTAATTGTGCACTTCGTCGACGACCATTCTGTACAATATTTTCTTTTTTTCGAACAACTTAATTTTGGCCGCGGTGACCTCGAAATCGGTTTTGTTCAACGCGCTGTTTTCGTACTTCGCCACAATGTCCGACATGCTTTGCGCCTGATTGACCATTGCGAACGTTGACGCAATAATCGTACTCGCGTTCCAAGACAGTGTTCAACTCGAAAATATTCTCCAACCGACGCGTATAAGAATCGAGCCGTTTGCGCTGCGTGCAGTCGTCACCTACAATAATAAAAGCCTTTTCTAAATTCTCCCTTATATATTTTATTTGTGTTGAAAATCCAACCGAATTGACGTGGTCGCACACGTTGTCGGTGTCGTCGAAATGTTTTCTTTTGTTGATCACTTCGCGCACAAGCGCGTACACCTCGCTTCTAGTTAAACACAAAGAGGAGGAGCGTTTTTTAAGTTCAATATTTCCCGACGCATCGCCGAAACGATTTGGGCGCGTCGAGACGCTGTCCATTTTTTTTCGTCGTCGTTTTCCGCCGTTGTTTCGCCAGCAAAACTTTCGTTTGGAGTTTCAACGTTTAAGTTGAATTTTTCTAATTGTAGAGATATTAAAAAAAAATCCAACAAACGTCCGTTGTCAAACTTGGATTTTACGTTTCTGACAAAATTGAAAAAGTCCAAATAATTGCTGTACGCGTACGTGATCAACTGTTTCTCGCTCATATATTTAAAATAATCTGCGAGCGGAACGATGTACAGATGACGCGAAATTTCGTTATTAAACCGTCGCGCTTCTATGCCTATTTTGTAATCGTTGATGCGTCGCTGTTGCGTAAGTTTAACGCAGAACGTGTTGGGTTCGCGGGCAACGTTCTTCAGTAAACCCCGTAGTATGCCGACGTAAATGAAATATTTGTAGTTCGCGCCCTTGTCGCTCCACTGCAACACGAAAGGCGTTTTGTAAACTATAGCGCTATCGAAAAAGGTGGCCGTTTCTTCAATGAATTCGCGGACCGCCGTTTCGTAGTCGAAATAGTCGTGGCCGTCGCGCTTGCCGCGCGGTATGGAAATTTTTTCCAAAAAAATGGCCCGCTGCAACGCTTCGTGATTGTGATATCGCGCAGACTTGTCGTAAGATTGGCGAGCGCACAACAGTATAGCTTTATTGTCGGGTTCTTCCGTGATCATGAACAAGCCGGCGCAACGCATTATTGTGTTAGATTGCACGCACTGAAGTTGTTTGTTTGCGTTTTACAATTTTATATATGACAATCATTTTTGAGATATCAATTTAATCTTATCGTTAACGCGGTTCAACTCGCGCGCCGCACATATTTAAACTGCACGTGCCGCGCGACATATATAAAGTATTGTTTGAGAAAAACTTTTAGTGCCACTCGAGGCATAAAAATTAAGTGGCAACCGTGCGCGGCTCACAACAAAAATGTCCATGAAACGCAAAATGTCCGAATCGAAAATCGCGACGGCGATTTCGGAGGCTGATCTCGCCACAGTCGACGGAACGAGCATACGCGAGATCGACAGCAGCGAGGACGGAGACGCCGAAAGGGACCTGATGCCGATAGTGGGGGAGTTGTGCGTGTTTGAGTCCTCGTCGGCTAAAAGATTTGCGCGCGCCAAAACGTGGTTTGATGATTTCGAATACAACATGAGCAGAGGCAACAGCACGGTAATTTATTGCGACACGCCGCAAAACAATCTTGACGATTTGTTTGCTTATTGCAAAAACCATTTAAATCTAAACGAACATTATGACAAATTGTATCCCCGTCCCGCGCCCAAAGTTTGCATAGAAAAAGCCGTGGCGCCGAGGATCGTGAATCAAGTCGGGCTGAGCGTGCAGGGTGGTTTGCAGCAGTTTTATTTTTACGATAAAGTTAATTTGAAGCTGTGCACGGGCAAACACGGCCCGTTTTTGAAGTTATATTGGTCCCGATTGGCCGCGCACAATCGAATGATGGCCAATTTGATCGCCATGTATCGCGGATGGGAGCCTAACGAAATTGTCAAAATGCAGACGGACATACTGGTCAACGTGCCGACCGATTTTAAACAAAAACAAGCATTTGTGAGCAAATTTTTCGACATTCACGTCAAACGCAACGCGAAAATTTTCAAGACAGGCATAAGCCGCGAGAACGGGCCCCTTGTGTGCGACATGTTTTCGCCCGAAAGGTTTGATAAAATTTTTGAATTTAATTATGAAGAAAATAATCAGGTAAAACCGTCGAACACAATCAGCATGACTATGTACGCTCTGCTGGAAGGGTTTAAAGTGGGTAAAGAAAAAGAGCTGAACACGGTATACAACAAAACGATTTCGGCGAAACCGTACAGCGTGGCCGTGCAGCCCTTGTGTTTTTTTCACACGGTCGAAACTGAAGAAGAATAATTGCGTATAGTTTTCTGTTTGTTTTGTATTATATTTTTAAAATGTGTACTGTGTGTTGTAAATATGCTTGTTACTTTTTTAATAAAAAATTAGTTACATGATTTGTTGTTAATCGGTCGAATTATATAAGACATTATATTCGTGCGTTATGAATTTGAGACCTAGAAAAACAGACGGCGGAAGCGTAGCCCGCACACTGGCAATAAAACCGCCATACGTTAAATTTAAACCGCCCTCATCTTTGTCGACAAAGACGCCCGCGACAAAATCGATTTTGCGCAAAAAAACGAATTTGTTAACAACAAAAACACCGACGACGACGGTCAAAGCCGCAAAATCCCCGACGCAAATAGTTTTCGTCGATACGGGCGACGATGAAACTGACGCGGACACGGTTCTCGATACGGACAAAGAAGACGAATATTCATATGACGAATACGATCTAAGCTACGCTCCCTCGCCGCCTTTATCGAATACAACGACGTCTATGTCAGTGGCGCGCAAGCGCCAAAGCACGGCTTATGACTTAAACGACACTCGCGATTTCAACACTAAAATGATCAAGTTGAGTTCGCTTTACGACAAAAATTTGTTAAGTTTAAATTTTTACGAAATTTTCAATATAAATCCCGATGACGCCAATTTCAATTTCATGCTAAACAATGCGTACGAATTGTTGGAAAAAACTTACTTTTCAATCAACACGCGACCAGAGGACGCCGTCAATAATTCGCAAACGATAATGGACACGATAACTTTCGCTTACTCCGTGCTCGTCGACGGCGATTCGCGTCGAATGTATGATGATTTTTTAAAGATAAAAGACTCTCGATTGTTTCGCACTATACGCGAGCAAATACAAAATTTCGATGAACAATTCGAATCGTTCGCGTACGAAACTCTAAAACCGCTTCGCTCTCAAATCGAACGATTGATCGACAACGATATTGTACATTTAAGTTTGCAGCAATATTTTATTAAAAAACAAAACGCCGTCGTGAAACTGAGACCGGCGGCGTTGAATAGAATTTTAATTACTTGGTTTTCGCATCCGCGCAACGCCAACAACGAAAACGTCACCACGGAAACTCTACAAAACTACTTTAAAACGTACGGAACCATCAACGGCATCGTTTTGTGCCGACAGAAAAAAAACTGCGCTTTATTAGAATACGCGTCTAGCGCTAGCGTAACGCAAGCTTTAGCCGACAAAAACGGCATCTACAAAGTAGTTCCTTTGAACAAATGGACTTTGAACGCTGAAACTTTATCCAAATTAAAGTCGATTCTGGACAGAATCACCAGTTTGGAAAATCGGCTAATGCATTACAAAACAATAGATACTATGATTATATAAATAAAACGGCGAAAGTGACGAAATTGTTTACGTTTCGAATGCGCGGTGCCGGCATACACGATGATCGCGTCTTTTAAAAATATATTCGGATGAACATGAAAAATGTTTGACGGCAGTAGGGGCATGTATTCAATTTAAAAACGCACGACTCGCATACCAAATGCCCGCATGGCGCTAAACATACGTAACGATTTTTGCTTAGCAAACACACGCCGCAGCGAGTCACGCGAATCGCTACATCGATTCGTTCGGAGTCAATATCGTCGCCATTGTCGGCCGCCGCATCGCAAACACGTGCAACCGAAGATGGAATTGAAGCGGATAATCCGTTGTAAAAATCGTATTCCTCGGAACGCACTTTGGCGAAAATGCAATTTAAACGTTCGTGAGCCCTGTTAATGAACGTGTTGGGTGCGAAATTGCAAAATTCTAACGGGCATCCGGCGCAACGTATTTTGTCGTTGACGTTTTCATCGTTGCTATTGTAGTCATCTTCTTCGTCGTCGCTACAATGAACGTTGAGGCAATAAAAAAAACCGTGATGAGCTAAAATATCGGGAAGCAAAGGATAATCGTGAGGCCAGTTCACGAAAGTGTTTACGCGACATTGTTTGTCGACTTTTAACAAATTTAATCTGCTGCACATGACGTTTAATAATTGGTCTGTTTATTAATAAGCTTTTATTCGCGCGAAACTTAACATATCTCAATGTTTGTCGACATAGCAGCGTGCGAATTTACAAAACGTTATTTGTGATGGTCAACGAGGACAACGACGTTGACGAAAATCGTTCTGTCGATTCGACGCTTTTCGTGCTGTTCGTTGCGTTTGCCGGTATTGAGCCGATTAAAAAAAAATATGGCAAACCTTTTAGAAAAAGATTTATCAAGATGTATTGTAGTAGACGAATGAATGGTCACAATAAAGGTAGAATTAATAAAAAAATATATTTTTAAAATTTAATAGTTTTATTTGTGGAAATCTTAGTTTATGGAAAATAAAGGAAACATACAACGTTGACAAAACAATTTCCAGTTGAAAGTGTGCGTCGTATATTCCGAAAACAATGTTCGTTTGTCGCATTGTATACACTTTTCGTGCACGATTTTGTAAATTTTTGGTTTGCTGCAATTTTGGTGCATAAACCAGGCTAACCGCAATCGCTGCAACCAAACGACGTAATCGGCGATCGTCAAGCCGTCGTTAATTAACTCAATTTCGTTTTCTTCAAAAAAACACACGCTCAACAACAAATATGTGGCGAACTCTTCGCCCATTAAACGTTTGCAGCGAGGATAGAAACACTGGTCGCAGCACCACGTCGACGACGATGCAGCATAGCAAAATTCGCAACACGTTTTGGCGGCGACAACGACCACGTCATTTTGTTCTCGTTTGTTGGTTTTTTCCTCGAAATTGTTGTCGATGTGGATCGGTTTGTCCGACTTAACACTGACGACGTCTTCTATCCATTTGTTATAAATTTGCTTTTTTTTTAGACGATTGTCACAATTTCTGTAAAGTCTGGAATACTTTAAAAAAGATTTAATAAGTTTCTCCATAATTCATAACACACTGTGCTGCAGCAAACTCGAACGCATCTTTTTATTATAACGCATCATGTTAATAACAATAAATATGCATGATAAACAAGCCTATCTGTACAGATTATTCAACGACCTGTGGCCAGAGTTTGTGGTGGAATGTCGAATATGTTTCGACCGCATAACGGACGACGGGGTCGTCGTGGTGTCCGATCACGCGACGCTCAATTTGGAAAAAATGTTTCACGTCGATTGTTTAAATAAATGGTACGCCAGTACCAAAAACAAAAATCTCGACCCCTTCAATCGCCGCATCAAATACAAATTTAATTTTCCGCCTAAAAGTTTAGAAGAATGTTGCGCCATGCTAAATCAGATAAAAGGGTTCATCGGCGACGAACAAGTCGACCGCAACTATGCGACGGAATTCGAGCGCGTTCAGACCGTAAAGGCTTTGGACGTCGAAATCGATTTCGAAAAGCTGTTGACGTACTAAATTTAACGCCGCGGATCGCGTACCGCGCGAACTAATCCAAATTTAAAAAATCAAATCCGTGCGAACCGATGCAACAGTGCGCAAATCGAGCGAAACAACGCTGTATTTTTTTTTGTAATTAGCATTGTCTCCGATTGTCGGACGATTGCTTTCGACAATACCGTTTTTGTCAACTTCGTTGTCGGCGGTGAACTTGTAATAGTAGTAGCTTTTTAAATTTATCAAACTGTTGTTATAGTAATTGGTCAATCGATCCTGTTTGTCGGAGGCGTAATCGTTTAGACGAAAATTTAATTCTTCGCGCGCGTATCCGTCTATGGCGTTGTCGTTGCTGTTTCCCAAAAAATAAGCAATGTGCCGCACGAATTGACCGACGCAAAAATTGATAAAATGTGTTAACAGTTTTGAAATTTGCGACGAACCCATTGTGTAGTTTGCGTTTATTGCGATTGTGGCTAACGAGTGTAGATTTTGTATGATGCTCACGTAATAATTGTACATCATGTCGGAATATTTGTAAAAATTGCTCTCTTTCACGGGATATTTTAAAACCATGTCCGTAAAGTCTTTGTACATTAAGTAATCTCTGGAAAAATTTTCGCTAATTTTAAAATAGTCTCTAATCGATCTTCGGTCTTGACATAAACTATTCATGTACGCCGTCAACAGATTAATGTTTCGCTGCACCGCATCGACCCCGACGCACGTGTTGCGCGCTTGGTTAAGCATCGGTGCCACTACGAACACGACGTTGTTTTCTCTGTTTTTGTCGCTCGACCGAACGGCGCGAGCGTGATGGTCGAAATTCTCGACGTCATCGATGTTTTTGTGGCGACTTTCGTCGAATTGTTGAAAATAAGAAGGCGTCATCGCGATCGCGGGATCGTATTCGCCGTAGCTCGCCGCGACGGCGGCGTCGGTAGAATAGTTTTCCATTTTTTGTAGATCTTCATCGCCCAAATCGTAAGAAGGTAAATTAACGTCGTTGTCGACGCTGTAAGAAGGCATGGGAGTGACGTTGCCGTCGCCGATTTCGTCGTTAAGCAGCGGCGATTCCGATCCGACGACACCTCCCGACGTCGATGCTGTTCCCGACATTTTGGAAGATTTTGTTTTTTTAGCAAACAATTTGCCGGGGTTCGATTTCGAATTTAAAGTGCCGGAACTTTTTCGTTTTTTGTCCATTTCGTGAGCCTGTCGAAATTCAATATACAATTAACAAATAGTCCTTATAATCGTCCAACGTCTTGATTTCGTGATCCGACTCGAGGACCGCGCCGCTGAACTTGTTTTTGTAATAGTGTTTGCGATTTCTGCTGCCGACGTATTCGATGCGGCTCAACGTGTAATACTCGTCGTAGCTAAAAAATTTGATTTGATTTTTGTCAAAAATGTCTTCGCCGCCGACCAAAGAAGACGCGGTTTTGGACATTATTTTAAAAAATAATTTGACTTTAATCGACAACACTTATATTGTAATCCATGTCGTTGCCGAAAATCAACGCGAACCGATCAAAACAATGTGTATCGGAGAAATCAACGCCCTACAAACCGCTAAAAACGTGGGCAAAACGAACGTGTCTTTTTCATCCGTCTCGAGTGAATTGCCGAGCGATTAAACGCCGAGCGTTACGCGCCGGCGTCGGCGCAAGCGAAGACAGCGGCGTTACGGTCGACGAATATACGTACCACGAAACCGTTATGGAAACGGTGTATTTGAATCAATTTCAACAGCCCTACTATTATTGTTTAGTAAATAGTGCGAAGAAACGAAACTCAGATGCGCAAAGAGATCAAGAAGCCGATTATAACGACCGTGGTTTGTTTGTGACGGACGCCGTGCGCGGCTTCGTGACCAACGCCGACGATTTGTATGCGTTTGTTCATTTGCGACAACTCGACGACGAGGAAAGGTTTTACGGTATCGACGAAAGCGGCGAACGCCAAATGCGCGTCCTCACCAACGTGCTCAAGTACATCCTCGACGCTTTTTCCAATTGCAACAATCACGTTTTGTTGTGCGCGGACGAGCTGCAAATTGATCTAATGTACTCCGTCTACAGAGTGATAATTTTGCCACAGCGCGTGATAACAATCCCGTTGGACGAGGAGGCGCCGCTCGTGGACGAATTTAACGCGTTTAGCGTGCCGAACACCGAAAACTGCGTTACGAGTCAAAACATCTATCGAACGTTTTTAATGTACAATACGATGCTTACGATCGTTTTGAAACAGCGCAATCCGTTCAACGATCCGTCTAAAAGCATATCGATCGTGTTGCGCACTTTGGGCAAATGTCCCGCCAACAAAGACAGAATTAAATGTTGCGATCTCAACTACGGAGGCAACGCGCCCGGTCACGTCATGTGCGCACCTCGAGAAATGATCAAACGAATTTTCCACTACGCTAAATGGGCGCGTTCGCCGAACAACTACAAAAGGTATTACGAACTAATCACGAAGCAGAGTAGCGCGGAAACGCAAAAAATAATTAAAAGCGAACGGAATCAAAACGACGCTCGCAACGTCGCTTTCGTTGTCATGGATTGGTACAATTTTATTTTTGATTTTCGCGTGTACTTTGGCGTTAGTGAATAGTGAAGGACGGAAAGTTTAAATATAAAAACTAAAACGCCGACTGACGCACGTCGTAGCGTGAAATAAAGCGTGCGACCAATACCACAGCGCATGTCATTGTTTGACATATTTAAACAAAGATGCGACCGAACAAACCTTATTTAGACGCGTTGCCCAATTAAATACATTGTGTGTGTGTGTGCGCAAAGCGAATTTGTTTTGTTTCGCAGAGTAAAAGTGTAACGACTATGGACAAAGATAATTGTGTAAATTTTAAATTGAAAACGCTGATTGATGGTGCGGTGGATACAAAATTTAAATATGAACTGTCTGTTGCTAAAAATTTGGCTGAATTTTACGCCAAACACAAAGATGACAATGACAAAGTGGGAAGAATCACCACCTACGACGTGGTCGGTCGACGAAACTACGCCAAAAAATTTGACGATAAAATGTTTAAACTTTAAGGTAACGTTGCACGAAAATGCGCAACGACGTGTTGTCGTAGTTCGACCCAAATTTCTCAGAAATACCGCACACAAAGTTTGTTGGCACGCAAATCACTACACCCGAACAAACAATCTAGTGTGTTTAAACTAAAATGAATGTTTGAGTTTAACGTATTTGAACACAAGAAATTGTACTAATAAACAAGGTTGTGCAGTAAATGTATATATCGTATCTATATATTTTAATATAAAATTATTGTCATGACGCCGAGTTTTATTATTGTGAGTTAACAATGGCGGTGGAGGTGAAATTAGTTTCGCAACATGTTTGAAATAAACTTGTTACACAGGTGTGATATTTTATTCCCGCCTGTTTCGTCGAATTGCGACGTAACACAGTTGTTAGAAATTCTTGGTGCAAAGTTAATTTATTTTATTACTCTCAAACATTTCAAACATTTCAAAGGAAGAAATATACAGTCGCAAATTAAATGTAGAGCGTTTGCGCGAGCGTACGGGGCTTCCCGCTAACATTTCGCATATAAACGACGAAGTTGGTTCGGCGAGTTTAGTTGAACAAGATCTGTGTATCGACGCTTGTAACATGAGCGGCGCAACGACTGTCAATGTTAAATACGTAGAGTTCGGTGGAATTAGTTTGGATTTGAGACATGTAAATTATCCAATATCGCCGAACAAATTTCAAAACAACAATTATATTGTTTTTTTAAATGTAAACAAAGCTTTTTACACTAATTTCGATGTGGTCACCGACATGTCTTTGGAAACTTTGACGCACTACATTTACGAGAACGTCGAGTATCGCATCGACGAAAAACTACAAAAATTCCAAATCAACTATGAACACTTCAGAATAAACGAACACGACGATAACAAATCGATTATTATAGAGTTCGAACCCCAAGCTCGGATAATCGTGGCCAAAGCGATCCGCGCCGGCGAAAAATACTCCAGACGGGTCAGCGGTTACATTGATTTTGAAAACAGACACAATTCGTCGTCGACGAAAACGCTTGAAATGAACACACAAGAGCGTCTGGACTACGATAAAGCGTGCGAGATCGAACTTTTAAAATACACTTGAATGTTATATGTGCGTTGCAAGCCGGTTAAGTGGCGACGGATTAATTATTTCGATTCGCAGATCGGACTGCGTACAACCGATGCAAAATATCGACAAATGTTGTTCAGTTGCGAATTATAGTGCAAAATGATTCAATAGAAACACGCATACAATAACAAAAATTTATTTAAAAACTCTATTGTCGTAGTAGGTGTCGTCGTCGTCGTCTTCTTCGTTCGAAAGTGTGGTGACGGACGATTCGTCGTCGTCGTCGTCGTAATTGTATTTTTTTACTTTGCCGCTTCGTTTGGTATTGCGATTTACAAACCGTCGTGGAGGTTTTAAAGATTTGTCGTAAACGTTCAAGCCGTCATTGCTTTCGTCATCGGAATCGTTTAATGTTTTGTTGTAAACCAGTTTGCGCTTTGCGGCAGCAGCTCTACGCTCCATCGAAACAACAGAGGAAACGTTGGGTTTTTTAAAATCGTCGTCTTCGCCGGTGTCGTCGTCCATGTCGTGTCTCACAATCATTTCCGCGGCGGCTTTCGGATACCATCGATCGTTAAGTTTTACATATTTTTTTTCGACGGCTCGCCGCGCCAAATGAAGAGCGACATCTTCGTCGCCTCCGTTTAATTTGTGATACAAATTAAAAGTTTTACAATACAATCGTTTGGCTCGCGCCGGAATTTCCTCTTTAAAATGAGCTTCTGCTAAATAATTCATACTTGTGCTGCCGTGCGCTTATTAACTATACAATGTAAATTTAAACTTGTTTTATTAATGCTCGTAATAACCATCATCGATGTCCGTGTTAGCATTGAAACTTTCATCGTCATCATCGCTAGTGGTCGTATCGAATTCGTTGTCGTCGACATACGCAACCCACTGGCGATTGTTATTTTTATAATATTTACGTTTAACCGCAGACCATGCTATTTTTATAGCGTCCTCTTTCGACATGCGCATGCTTAAACTTTTCGTGTAAAACTTTAAAAAAATTCGTTTGGCATGAAACGGCAAGCGCCGCGTCGATGGCGGTAGATTGTTATAAATATTATCGGACATTTTCTTTCTTATTATATGGTGCAATTTTGTATGTGTACAGGCATAATGCTGTAAAATTGTATAACTAACATATGCATAACAATTTGTATTAACGTGTTTATGTGATGAAATAAAAAAAATAAATGTTAAATGTTTGTTGTTTTATTCTTCGTAATAATTAACACATTGATAAAATTTGAAACGCTAAAACGCATTTCGTCACAACCAATAGCACACATCACAACCGAAGACTTTATTTTATGAGATTCAACTTGATTACATTGAAAGAAATCAGGCGTCGTTTATCAGTCACAACAACGATTGATCGTCGTCGCGAACGGCGGCCTTTTCTATGTTTTCTTTATCGTCGTAATACTGGCGACGCGACTGACGATCGCTCAAACGTTTTGCCAAATTAATTTTTTTTGAAAATAAAACGGGTTTAGTATTAGCGATACTGTGCAGCGAATTTTCGCTTTCGTATTGCGCCGTCTTGGCTTTGATTAGCAGTTCGTAAATGTCATTATCGTTTTTGACAATGTGAATTCTGCTGGTGTCGTTTTTTCTGACCATAACCCCGCTTTTGCACAACGACACATACTTGTAGTGGGCTAACAGCGCATCGCGCGTCTTTTTCAGCAGCTGTTTGTGTTCGTGCGACGCGGCCACAAAAATTTTTATCGGTCCGTCGTAATCGATGCCGAGATCGCAGTTTTTTATGCGTTTTTTGCAAGATCTCGATTGCCAATCGCGCGCCGTCGCCGCGTCGGTCAGTTTAACCTTGATGTGGTTTTTTTTGTACACGTGTTCGAGCACCAACTTGTGATCCAGCAAGAGCAACGCGCAAATCTTTTTTATGTAGTTGTGTCGCATTTTTTTGTCGGCCAAACGAAAAGCGTCGTGGACGCCGTATATTTCCACGCTGTTGTTGAGTTCGGCGTTTTCAATTTTCTTTAATTTGTCGTTTAACGCGTGCATGTTTTCGTTTACGTTGCGATATATCTCGGTTTTAATTAAATTTTTTAACGTAGACACGTTGATGAGATCGGTTTTCATGTTGACGACTTGTATGCGTTAGCGCAAACTTTGCAAACAAAAATTATTTAAATTACCCTTATTAAGTTAAAGGTCATTATTCGTAAGTTAAACTTAATAATGTTTGAACGCAAACAACCCGTTGTTGGAAATTAATACGAATTGTGTCGCACGTCGTACCCGTCAGTCGCGTCGCAATCATGGTTCCGACGGTCGCGTCGTCTTATGTCGAGTTTGAAAAAAAAAAAGAAATTCAGTTCGATTTGTTGCTCGATCCGAGTCAAATCGATAACGTTTTTTTTATCAACATTGCCAAATTTAAAATATTTTTAAAAAATTTTATATTGGACTTGAAACGGATCAAAATAAACTATTTCAACAGTCTAGTCGAACAGTTGATATCGGTGTATTCGGAATGCGAAAATAGAAACGAACACACGGAAACTTTGAGCGAAGTCATCAAAGCCACGACAATAGTCGTCACGGAACTGCCGTCCAATGTTTTTTTGAAAAAACTCAAAACCAACAAGTTCACGGACACGATTGACTATTTAATATTGCCCAATTTTATTTTGTGGGATCACAATTTTATAATTTTTTTAAACAAAGCGTTCAATTCGAAACACGACAACGGATTAGTGGACATCTCTGGCGCTATCCAAAAAATCAAATTGACGCACGGCGTGATCAAAGACCAATTGCAAAGCAAAAACGGCTACGCCGGCCAATATTTATATTCGACTTTTTTGAACACCGCTTCGTTTTATGCCAACGTGCAATGTATGAACGGCGCCAATGTGATAATACCGCCAAAGGCGAGCGTCAAGCGGTATTACGGTCGCGACGTGGATGACGTCAAAGCATGGACGACTCGACATCCTAACATTTCTCAGCTCAACACGCAGGTGTCCAGCGTCGTGCAGACCGACAATTACACCGATTGGAACCTCAAAGCCGGCACCGGCATGTTCCCTGGCGCCAACACGGATTGCGACGGCGACAAAAAAATCATCACGTATTTGCCCCAGCCCAATTCCTTACTCGATCTCGAATGTTTGATGTACGGCGATCCCAGATACAACTACGTGTGTTTCGACAAAAATCGACTGTCTTTCGTGTCTCAACAAATCTACTATTTGTACAAAAACAAAAACAAACTGAAACAATTGTTCAACAGTATGCCGTTAGTAAAAATTTTGTGGAAAAGTTACGAAACTCGCGTCAAAAACAGTTTAACGTTTGCCGCAAAATTGGATTTGTTATTCAGAGATTGCGCGCTGGTGCTGAGTTCCAACTTTAGTTATTTGTTATTCAACAGATTGTGCGAAATAATAGCCGACGAAGAGATGGTGTGCGGCGACGCCGAGTTAACTTCGTTGTCGGGGGAATTCGCAAAGGTGATACAATGCGGCGCAAAAGGCAGCAAAAGTTTAATAGACAGCACCCGCGCGTACAAACAGACCGACATTGGAGACGTCGAAACGGTGTCTCAGCGGGCCATCAAAAGTCTCAACACGTACATTTCATCGCACAACATGGTGAAAAAAGGCGGCGGTGATATTTATCACAATACTACAGTTTTGCAGAACGTTTACATTAAAAATGAAAAAATATGTTACAAAAACGACACTTGTCAATTGGCGGATTTGTGCACGTTGCCCTCTGAGTTTTTGTTTCCGGAACACCTAATCGATTTGTATTTATAATTTTTGTAAAAAATATTCATAATCGTCGAGTATATCTCATCGTGTTTTATTTCTTTCACGTAAAATTGCATTATCAAACTTGGCTTTCGACATTCATTAATCTCGAAATCGAGTTTCGAATATTGGTTTTATCGAGTTTCGAATACTATAAAAAACAAACTTGGCTTTCGACATTCATCAATCTCGAAATCGATTTTCGAATACTATAAAAAAACAAACTTGGCTTTCGACATTCATCAATCTCGAAATCGAGTTTCAAATACTATAAAAAACAAACTTGGCTTTCGACATTCATCAATATCGAAATCGAGTTTCGAATTTGTATCGTCAAAACATGGGGATATAATTAGTTTGCGTATGCCAAACACGCTGAGCAGTCATGTTTAACAATGTAGTTTTGTTGGACAAACAAAATTTTGTAAAAAAAATACAACATGTTTCTTTTTTTATAAAATATGTAAACCATATTGTAGACGAATTGGTGCGGCATAAAGAGATTTCAATTGACGATGTCGACAGTTTGTGTTTGAGCGACGATACAGCCGCATGGGTGTGCGGCAGGATTCAAAATTGCAATTTTGTCACTTTTCGCATTAGAAGCGCGCAATTTGACCAACGCAAATCATCGGTGCTAGACAAGCACAATTTCACGACGTCGTTAGAACAAACAGTTTGTGGATTGCTATGGACCCGTTTGGAATACTTTAAGTTTGTCCTCAACACGGCGGTCGTCAAACTGATAATTTTTCGCGACGACTGTAAAGACCTAGTGTCTTCTAACCCGTGTCCGCAATTATCGTATTTTATAAAAAACAAATTTTGCGAAACACTAGACAGTGGCAGCGAATTTGACGCCGAAAACATTAACGAAGCGGTGCTTAACAACGTGTTTACCAGAGACTGCGATTGCTTGCGAAAAAAATTCACCGGCGAAAAATACGCACGTTTGCTGTTCGATTTGGAGCCTCGAAATGAAGCGGACGCGCACCATCGCAGCTTAATTTTGCAAGAAAGTTTAATAGAAGACCTGTACGACGAAAATACTATTAAAATCATCTGCAATTGTTTATCGTCAACACAAAGCGATTCGAAACAACGACTCGATTACAATGAAAAATAAATATGTGTTATGTTGTTTATGCGACGAAATTGTTTACCTTTACAAAAAAGACACAAAGAAAACGTCGGAATTGTTTTTTAGAAAACACAGGGCGGTGTCGAAAAACTCAAAAACCTTTTGTCTCAATTGTTACAAACAATTGTATCAAAACAGCAAACGTAAAATAAACTACGACAATTGTCATTCTTGGCGGCTTCGAAGTTGCAAAAACAAGTTCACGTGTCGTTGTTATTTTAACAAATAAAAATCAAAATAGTTTATAAAATTTATTTATTTACGATGAATACAATGTTTGTAATAAATAAAATTACTTGTCGACCGTCTACATGCATTTTATTTAACAATCTTGTGTGCATTTAATGTTACACACAACTAAAACTTAATCTTCGTCTCACCCTATTGACGCCGGGCAGCAATCTTTGAATGCAACGTTTATTTTGCTTTCTTCTATTGAACACAACGACATGCTTTTGAAACGCTCGAGCTAGTTGATTGTTAATTACGTCGTCGTCGTCGTCTTTGTCGGTTCGCTGATAACTTGATCTCGGATTCGCATCGATATTGTCGATTTGCGATAACGCAGTTGCCTCCACAGCAGCAAATGTTGCACATTTTGTACTAGACATTTTGAGTTTGCGCGACCGGCGTGCTCGGTCGTCGATCGCTCAATGCGGCACATCGTGATGTGCGATACTATTTTTCGTCGCGATTATCGCGTAACAAATGGTTTTATTTGTACGACTATCGTACTAAAACGGCAATTGGCGAGTTTGCTTCGTCGAACGATCATTTGCGAAAGTGTGTGCGCACCCGAAACATGTCTTTTGCGCGATACACGGAAACGTGCACTCAATACTTGCCGCAATGTTGCAAATATTTGGCCGACGAACTTTCCGCATATTGTTTGTATTTGAAAAACATCGACGCGACAAACGTCGCTATGTTGTACACGGTCGAAAACGTCATGCACGTCAACGACGAAGGATTTGTAAAAATTTCGCGGATCAGCGTTGCGTTCGATTTTGATTTTTTGAAATCGTCTACACCGCGACAAATTGAACATTACATCGACGCCACCAGATCCGAGTTAAGTTCGCACGACAAGAGCATGCTGTTACTGCTCGCCAAAGACCGTTGGCACAAAGGCGATTACGTGCGCCTCGAAAAAATTTTGAAAGCGACCGACGTGCGAAAGCTGGTCGGCTTCGTGTGCAACGCGATGTGGGAGCGCGGCTACGAAAACCACTACACGCTGGGTCAGCAACTAAGCATTCGCATCACCACTAAACTCATTCAAAGCGGGTTAGATTTCAAACACCAGACAGGTCGCACCGAAGAAAACGCCGTGTCGTCGCGAGGCTGGGACAACGTGGTTTTCGAAAAGTTTCTCAATTCGATCACGTCTATTTCGGATGTAATCAAACGCCATCGTTGTTGTAAAAAATATGTGGTGCTCGAATTGGTGGCGGAAAACAGCGGCGCGATCAAAAACCGTCTCAGCGAAGATTTCGCGATCGTCACCAATCGCCGCGTGAACAATTTGTGCGCGATCGAAGTGGACGCCGACAAAAATTCGCTCGTGTACCTCAAAAAGCTGACGCGTTTGTTGCACCAAAAAATTGTTAACGTGCTGTTTGTTACCGATTTGGAGTTTTACATGAAAACAAACAACTACATGTTTTATCTGTATAATTCTCTCAAACTTTACTATTATTGTCTCACCAACAAGTTCGTGTTCGAAGAGCGAGATTACGAAATAATATTTTTGTTAAATTTGATAACGTCGTTGGAATGGCTCAACGGTGGCCATCTCAATTCGTTCACGCTAGAGAAATCATCAATCTACAATCCGCTTGAGCTGTCGACACGTCGTCTCAATTCCATTAAGCGAGCGGCAACGCAGTCGCGCACTCTGCTGAACGACAACGAAATCAAGATTGATTTTATCAAGGGAAAGCGCATCAAGACCGGCACTCATTACGGTCATAGGATAGTTTCCATATAAATATAAGTTTGTACAATGCGAAATAAAACAAATGCATATATTAAAAAATGTTTATTATTTTCAAATAAAGTTAATGGTTTGGTCAAATTCAAAGTATCGTACTTGTAACAAATGATAATGTCTTTATAATAAAATTTTACATAATCCTTTGCGGCGTCGTCGCAAGCCAAAAATTCACCCAACGCATCGCGAACTTCTTGCACGCGATCAATGTCAACGGCAAAACTCACGTCAACTTTTAAGTCGTCGCGATACAATACATACTTTACATATTTCACTTCATTTTTGTTTATTTTTACGCGCAATCTGTGAACAGTTAAATTTTCGTCGACAATAGCTTCAAACGGTTTTGCTAAAATAGGCGACGACGATCCAAAACAATAACAGTACAGGCTTTTGCATTCGTAGCACGCGTCCGCGTCGACGCAAGTGCAAAATACGCCAAATTCGTTGCAGATCTCGCACAACTCCATTGAATCGACGCCGTATTCAATCGTTCCGGTGGCGATGCTCTTAAACAATCCGCTGTTTGCGCACCAATTACTTGTTTCGGATCGATCTTTTTTTTGAAAAGCAAACATGTATCGGCAATATTTTTTATCAACAGCTCGGCGCAACGCGTTCATTAAATTCCAGACGTCGCGAGAACTCAAATGTGAAGAGATTTTATTTAGCAGCTCAATCGGAAGCGTCTTCAGCGACATGATTAAGTTTTAACGTTGTGGGCTTCTATTATATGTCGCGGTTAACCCCTTTTTGATTAAATAAATTTATTGTGTAGAGTGTATGCGATTTGATTAGATAATATATACGTATATATACACATACATTGCATTTTTGTTAGTTAATTATTCACCAATCATTTGTGTGAAATATTAGACGACAAACGCATAACAATAATGATTAATCAGTTTGTTGGTATTTATTGTAATCATTTTTTTTACAATTCGAATTGTTTTAAAAAAAATGATTTGTGTCCCAGATGCGGAGAAAAAGAATGTACAAAAAAATGCACATCGACGCGCCAGTACGAAAATAAACAACAACGACGACGACAACTCGACAAAGGTGCCGACAATGGCGTTTGGAAAAAATATTAACTGCATGTTTGTGTGAATTTAAATTAAATAAAACGTATTTTTCAGTGTAAAATAAGTATATTTATTTATGTACAACATGAGCGTTGTTAGATTTAGTTTGAAAGTAGAACCGACGATATTGCCTAAATGGCTACATAAAAGCGACAGATTTTACGCTTTGCATCACCGACGAGTGTGTTTAAATTATTTATGTAACATAAATACAACAATTGAAATTCAATTAAAAAACTATCCTCGAGTGTCTGCAGTTGTTATGCGCTGCTTAAACAGCAATGAAATTTTTGAAACAACTTTAAATATTGACAGCGGCGAGCCATTTATTTTTACATTTCCTCAAACGTACGTTCCGTACATAGACAATGTTGTCGGGGATTTGGTTGCGGCCGAGTTGGATGTCACAATAACCAATTATAGAAGCGTGTTGCCCGTTTATAAACATTCTGTGACTGACGCGGAAGAATTTTTAACAAATTGGAACGATACTTCTACTTTTGCGCACATTGAACTCGATCATATTGTTTTTTTGACGCCCAGAGTAGACAGACCCCTGTTGAATTTTACTCTATTTACAAAATTAAACGATTTTTACAATAACATGTTAGCTTTTTACGACAACATGATAGGCATCACCGACACCGTCACTGATCCGTCAATCAATTCGTTGTCCGACAATTATAATTATACAAATTATAAAAAAATTTTTTGCAAAGCGGATTTTAATGGATCGGGTATCGCTTATTACGGAACGTTTTGGATCGCCCATAGCAGCTACTCGATATCGGAATATTTAAAAGCGGACCCGACAAATTGGTTAGCTTTGCACGAAGTGGGCCACGCTTACGATTTCAATTTTGTCACAAACGTTCCCGTTTTATCGGAAGTGTGGACCAACGTTTTGCCTGATCGTTACCAATTTTATAACATGACATACGAAGAAAGGCAGCGTTTGTCTTGGATTTTCGGCGAAGGAAATCGACAAACAGTCGAAAAATCGTTACAATCTTTAATCTCTAGTAAAACAAAATACAGTTCGGACGATTATTATTTTAGAGAACGTTTGTTGACGTTGGGACTCATGATGAACACTAGTTTTGCCGAAACCGCTTTCAAATTAATAAACAAACTATTTAGACAAAACAGATCAAACGACAATTATTATTTCATTATGGATTGGCTGGCGTCGTTGTCTCAAGACGATTTTTTGCCGTTCATTATGCTAATGCAAATATTTGTAGTTTCAAAATACATGCAATTGGCGCAATTGAACATTAAAGATTATTTTACGTTTGAGCAATCGGCGGCTAAATTTAAAAGAGTGGCGTATCCGGTGTGTCGGTTGATAGACGATTTCGATGTGTCGACTAACAATTACGGCATTAGGTTGGAAAGTAATTTTAGTTTGATATATCCGTATCAAATTAACATTGTGAGCAGAATCGCTGTTGACATAATTATTGATAGCTTTTCACAAATAGTAAACGAACCTTTTTTAGTTTACGACGGAGCCAGATTGGTACACCATCAATCGATTACATCGAACAGGATGATTTTTGATTTGCCGGTAGGCGTTTACACGGTGCGGGTTCCGTTGGGCAAGCTGATCAGGCATCGGTGTCGTTTCATCGAAAACGATTACCCCGACGAAGGCAACGATTGCACAAATTTATATTTGTTTGTCAAAAACCAAGATCGCGTCAACGTTCGTTTGGTGTACACGCCGATCAGCAAACCTCGCGTTCAAACACATCGAGTTGGTTACGTGTTGGGTTTGGGCGATAGGTTTTCAATAAAATTCGTGGTTAATTTATTGGCAAAATCCATCGAAATAACAGCTTACCGAAATTCAATTCACCACTATTTTGATAGATATTTTGCTGTGCAATTGTATAACAACACGGATATGAGTTTGTTGTCGGAAGCAATAGTGCACGGTATACAAACTGATAATTATTATCAAATTTTACATTACAACGTTAACAACAGAATGCGAATAATATTGTACGACAACGCCACTAGAAATAGATTTATTTTTATGGATACGAAACTGGAGAGACTTAGCAACGATTATTTATTGATCGATGACGACATAATAGATATTAACAATTCGCTGACGATAAACATGGAAACGCAAACTAGAAACAGGCTCGTTGAACACATCGCGTTTGTTGATAATCATTTTACGTTGTTTTATTTCGATAGCGTTGTTAAAGAAGAAATCTATTTAATGATTCAAACTTTACCAGACAGACAAACTCTTATGGCAAAATACAATAGATATTTACCAAAATATATTCAGCAACAACACATCGCGCAAGAAAACGTCGTTTCGGAAGATAGAAGCAAATTTGTCGGCGCCGTTGTTGTAATTGTGATGGTTATTATTGTAATAATGTTTTTGTTGTTCAAATTAGTTTATAGCAAAACTACCAACATAACCGAATCAACGCCATTAATGTTGGATAGACAGCAAACGTGAAATAACACTGCGCATAGCGTAAATTAATTTTTTATTATTGTATTGTTACAATGCAACAAACTCGACATAATCGTGTATTCGCCGCTGTCGTCGGGCAGATTCGATTTGCCGCGAATGCACTGCAGGCTTTCGGCCATGCGGTTGCCCGCAAACGATTGATTTATCGTCCACTGGTCAAGACGAGTGCCTTCCACCTTTTCGTGGCCGGTGTGGCTACTTTTTATGAATTCCTTGAAAATGTTGTCGGGAGTGTTGTTAAAAAACATGTACGGAATGTTGTAAATGGGATATCTTTTGGCCGATGCGTCTTGAAAATTGCCACCGCGAACCACATACTTTTTTTCCACGTCGTCAAAATTAGACTGGCGCGACAAAAAGGAAATTGGCGACAGACATATCTGCGCGCTCGTGCCGTCCTCCGCCATCCATTCGGTTAAATCTTCGCTGCCGTTCAAAACACCCTTTTGACCGTGCACACCGCAAATCTTCACGCCACGCAAATCGCCGGTCCTCGTCACCATCGTCAATTTCAAGTACACGGTGTCGCCGCACATTGTCAAGACCGAATCGATCTTGCGCACCGATTGGTCGTTCAGTTGCCTAAAATAAATGTATATCTTGGACACGAAAAAATTGTTGTTTTTGCACGATTCTATTTTGTAACGTTTGCCGTCGTACATCCAGCCGATTTTCACGTTGGAAACCACGACGCCGGCCATGTGCAGCACGTTGCCGCCGTCCACAAGCGCGCAATTGTTAGCGCCGCTAGCGTTGAATCTGACCACGGGTATTTCGTGTTTGGCGCAAAACAATTTGCCTTTGAGTTTGTTGATTTTGTTGTTGTACAATTGAATGGGAATTTTGCAATCGGGAATGTATGGATCTTCGGCGGTCATAAGTCGGAAGTCGCGCACCAGTGTCCACAGTTTGAACATTTTGTTGTTGAGTCTGATGCGCGGCGACACCACCACCGAATTGCCTTGGGGCAGGCTGTCCAGCAAAACGCGCTCGTCGCAGTCGTAATTCAAAACGGGCATGGCGTTTTTTAAATTAGTCAACGACACTATAAGTTTGGGCACGGGCACACTGCAAAATATGTTGGTGAAACCTTTGTAATAATATTGGACGAGCTTCGACATCAAACATGTGACGTCGTCGTTTTCTTGCACCTGACCCACGTCCTGGGTCGAGTTTAACACCGAATCTCTGTTGTGGTATTCGTACGAAGTGAGCAATGTGCAAATCGTCACGTTTGTGTTGGCCATGCGCACACGGCGTTTAATGCAAACCATACCTTCGTGGTGGTTGACGAACAAAATGTTGCCGGTCAATTTCAACTCTATGGCACACATGTTGTGTTTGAATTCGTAAAACAGTTTGTACAGATCCGTGCGTTTGCAGCAAAAAATTGTGGGCCTATCGTTGAAAGTCAAACGCAAAAGTTGAGGCAATGAAGCGTCGTCGTCGTCGCCCGTTAATCTTCGGATTAATTTTTTTTGTTCCAAAATTATAAACTTTTCGGCAACAATTTCGTAATTCACCGGCGGCAGTTTTACGTCGCGACACAAAAAAAATTTTTTGCCAGCCACCGTCATTTCGCCGTGAAAAAAACTATCGACGAACTTCACAAAATCGCTTTTCTGCATAAGCATGTCTTGACGCATCGTGTCGTTGGTTATTCTCACCACTTCGTTGCCAATGCGATATTTGAGCAAGGGCGGATTGATTTCTATGTTATTGTTGCTGCTGTTGTCTTGGTAGTTTATAAAGTTTTTGCGTTGCTTGCTGAAAGTTTTAGAAACGGTGTATATCAATTTGCCGTTTACAATAGTTTCTACGATTTTTTTGCATTCGCGCGGATAAAGTATTGATTGTAATTTACGTTTTTTAACTGCCGGCGGACCGTAATAATTATTGCCGTTGTCGACGGATTGTTGTTCTTGAACGCTGGTTTCGGCGCTGCTGTTCGATTCGTACATTTTCAGCACGGGTTTGAACATTAGCTGCATCAAATAGTCGTGTTTATAAATTATTTTGTTGGCCAAACTATCAATGGAATAATTGATGTCGACGCGCATGATTCTTTTGATTTGGTTCAACAGAGTTTTTATTTGAAACGGACTATAATCGAAAATGAAGTTTAGAGGTTCCCATTTTCCGCTTTTGCGCAAATACATGTGTAGCACTTCGTTCAAGTCCTCGGTTACTATGTAATCTCGAGCGTACACGTCTCGCGCGAACAGCACGTCTTCGTGTTTGTCGTAGACCAACTGAATGGCACGATTGATTTTTTTTTCTTCGTCGACGTTGCCATAAAGAAACATTCGCTTGCAGCTTTTGCTGTACAGCTTGTCGTAAAAGTTATGAATCAGTATGTTATTGTTCATCATTATGTTGGGGAAACTGAGGTTTCGGCCGTCGATCATAAACGTGCCCCTCATCTCTTTACCGTCGGCGTCGTTGTCGGAACCGCGAAAACGGACGTCCAGCTTCGTACCGAAAATGACGGGCACGCATCTGTGCAGCACGCAACGCCCCGTCGCGTCGACGGCGCAACACAAATACGATTTGCGTTCGTGCAGACTTTTGAGCGTGATTGTGTCGCAGCACTTGTCGGCGCAGTTTAAATAAAAATTCAATTTATAACCGTTTTCCAGCCATCGGTAGAGCGCGTCAAAATCTTGCACCACGTCCGTCATGATAGATGTCAACTTAAAAACAGATCAAATTTGTAAACGTAATTTTAGGTTCAACATAACAAATTTGATGTTTAAATCGCAACATTCGTCGTTGACCAGTTTCAGTCCGTTTAAAAGAAAATCGAATTAACGCATAGTAGCCTGTAGAAATTTTTTGGTCAAGCAAAATTCGTCGTTCAATGATATAGGATTTCAAGATTGATTAAAATCGAAAGCAAAATTCGTCGTTCAATGATATAGGATTTCAAGATTGATTAAAATCGAAAGCAAAATTCGTCGTTCAATGATATAGGATTTCAAGATTGATTAAAATCGAAAGCAAAATTCGTCGTTCAATGATATAGGATTTCAAGATTGATTAAAATCGAAAGCAAAATTCGTCGTTCAATGATATAGGATTTCAAGATTGATTAAAATCGAAAGCAAAATTCGTCGTTCAATGATATAGGATTTCAAGATTGATTAAAATCGAAAGCAAAATTCGTCGTTCAATGATATAGGATTTCAAGATTGATTAAAATCGAAAGCAAAATTCGTCGTTCAATGATATAGGATTTCAAGATTGATTAAAATCGAAAGCAAAATTCGTCGTTCAATGATATAGGATTTCAAGATTGATTAAAATCGAAAGCAAAATTCGTCGTTCAATGATATAGGATTTCAAGATTGATTAAAATCGAAAGCAAAATTCGTCGTTCAATGATATAGGATTTCAAGATTGATTAAAATCGAAAGCAAAATTCGTCGTTCAATGATATAGGATTTCAAGATTGATTAAAATCGAAAGCAAAATTTAGACAATGTTAAAGTTTTACAATTCGTTGCTATTTTGCAAGTAATCATCGTATATTAAATTTTGCGCGTCGTTATATATTAAATCGGCGCAGTTGTAGAAACCTTCGCCGGCAACATCGTCGCGCTGCCAACGCACGAACAACATAAATTTTCGACTCCTGAAAGGTATAACGACTGGAATTTTGTAAAGGCGATCGGCGGCGCAAGCTTCGTCAAACCCGTCGTTTTCTGACAAAACAAAACCGTCGCTGTCTAGCGCTTCTAAATCGTCCCAATCAAGTTTGTGTGAGTAGTCGTATTCTGGTTTTGTGATGAACACTTGAAAATAGCTGGGATCGTGTTCGGTGGTCGGGCAAAAGTTTAAAATTACATTTACGCCTTCATTGTATTTTAAAAGATGTAACGTTTGAGCTCGCCACGCTCCGCCGAACGGCTCGTCCACGCCCGACTTGTCGCCGAAAACGTGAGATCGATTACGCGCGCCGGCCGCGCACAAAGAATCGGGAATTACGTGTTTTTTGACATATTCGAAATCTTGATGGTTGGGACCCGCCAACGCCGCGTATTCGTAATATTGTTGAAACATGTATTGGGCGGCGTTGGCGGCCGCACCGTGTGATTCGCCAGAGTTTATGTATTTGGTGTATACAGTTTTATAAGCCGAGCGACAAGCGTCGTCGGGAATGGCGTCGCCGTTGTCGGGCCACCAAAATTTACCATCTCTGTAACATTTAAACTGGCGCGCCGCCGGCCACGACAAATAACCGTGACAATTTACCGGATTCGTCAATGAAACAACAACTAATATCGTAGCAAAATAATAGCATTTTATTGAACACATTTTATTTTTCTTAATTACACACAATCGTACATTTTAAAATACACACACACACACACACAACATCAATTATTTTAATCGTCCGAGTCATAAGAAATTTCGCTGTCATATGACACGTCCGAATCACTAAAGTATTGCTCGTCATAAAAAGCGTAAATATTAACTATTGCGGTTTTATTAAAAGTAAAATAATTGTTTTTAGAAATTGTATAATTAAAACGCGTTGCAAACATTTCAAATACTTTTCTGTAACGCGTTAGCAACAATTCTGTCGCGTAATATGTGTATTGTATATTTTTTCTCAATTCGTTCGCAATACTTCTGTCGCTTTCTTCGGGCATTCCGATTGCGATGTTGTAGTTTTGCAACCAGTTATGTTTTATAATCAAATCAAACATTAACAGTACATCTTTATCGTTCATCATACAATGCACCATAGAATGAAGCAATCCCGAAAAAGGAAAACTTTTAGTAATATTAGCCTCTCCTTCGAGAGATTTGCGCACCCAATTAAAATAAAAATTATTTAACATAACAATCAACATGTTCGTAGAGTATTTTGTAAAATTTAAACAAAAATAATTATATTCGATTCGATTTTTAACACTCGAAACATAATCATAATCAATGTTGACGGGTTTTGAATTATTTTTAAATTTTAATGCGTTGTTTTTAATTTTCATGTTAATACAATGTTTGTTGGAAAATTTTTTTATACATAAAAATTTTGCTATTTTTACATTTTTAAAAATCATCACGGTGTTTGCCGTGTTGTTGTACACTATTACAAATAAAGGAGTATAAATTGTTTTGTTAATTACATTTCGTAACACTATCAGAGACGACTCGTTGTTCGGCTCGATCAAACCGTACACGTGCTTGTTTTTCATAGCGATCTCACACAAAGTTTCAATGCGACCAAAAGAGTACGGATCGATTTTGCAAGCGGCACCACTGTAACAAAAATTTTGTTAATTTTGTTTACAAAAATCTTAACACACCACACGCACCACGCGCGTTACCTGTAAACGTCCTGGCATTGCAACGAACCGTCCATAATTGACTTGTCGTTAAAATTATTTTTTCCATTGTCGTCCTCAGATTTAAATCGTTTATTTTCATTATGCGTTGAAAAAAATTTTTTTGCCGTAAAGTACATTCTCTTTCAACAATCAGACACCAAATGATAATTTCGTCGCCGGGTTCACTATTTATATGCTCGCGCGGTGTGATGTTTTTGTGATTCAACCTATCTCTTTGTTTAATTATCTCGTCCTGTTAAGGCCGCTATCATACCTTATCTCGTCCTGTTTGAGGCTACTATCTTGCTTTATCTCGTCCTGTTTAAACCGCGTTATCATATTTTATTTTACTGTAACTATACCTTATCTCATCCTGTTCTAAGCTACTATCTTACTTTATCTCGTGCAGTTTAATATTTTATTATATTATATTGTAATATTATTAGCATCGCTTTGCTAAGTGTATAAATTTGTATACCAGGCCGTTTGAAGTTTATCGGTGTACTGTCTTAGTTTTAAATAATAATTGAGGCTATTTTTTATTATCAAATAGACGGCCAATAAAATAAAGACAATGAAAAGAAAAGTGAAATTGCGATTTTGCGGTTCGTTATGAATCAATACAAAAGACGCTCCCGCAATCCACAACGCCGCCATAATTTTGTTCGCGATTTCGTCTACGTTCTCGAACTGCGCGTTTGCAAACAAAATATCGTTGTGTCTGTGCGTATATTGCCAAAAGTCTAATTTGGTGTACATGGAGTTGGCAGACAGCGCATTTCCGAGAAGCGTGGTCTCGTCAATGTCGTCGACGACGTCGCCTTCGTCTAAATAAAGCATTTGACCGTTGGAATTTATTTCTAAATCCGCAACATAATCCAAAATGTCTAGCAACGATTCAAGCGTGGCCGTGTCGTCTTCCTCCACTAAATCGTCGAAGTATTCGGGTAAAAATTCAACTATGTCGCGCGTTTCGCCCATCGATTCGAAATAAGCGGACAAAAAAGACCGCGCCAGATCTTCGGGAAACTGTCGCGGAAACATGTTGCTGTAACCGAAAGGATCCCATATGGCGAATATCAGATCGGTAATGGTTAGCGCGATCAAAAGAATTCCCACTACGGAGGAAGCTAAAATGGCAATTTTTGTGAGGGCTTTGGCCACGGCCGACACGGTTTTGATGGCCAGTCTGCTGAACATGTGCACGACGGCCGCTTTGTAAGTTTCTCCCAGCAATTTGGCTGTGACGCGGCGCGAAGTCGTCAACATCATGCGTTTAAGCGATGGTATGAGAGCGCTGTTAATTTTTTTTAGAGCGAATTTCAACGCGTCCATTACGTTGTCGAACCCGAAGCTGACCCATATGCCGATCAGCATCGACCAATCTTCGAGAAATTGCATGATAATTTGTTCTATTTCTTCGTCGGTGGTTTCGAATTTAACAACGTCGTTTTCATAAGCGCTTCGTTTCGGCGTCCTGTATTCGGCGCGGCGCAAGAAAGGCGTTTTGGAATACCCCCGCTCGGCCGTGTAGATCAGTTTGGTGTTATGATCAATTCCGAGGTCGTCTAGCGTTTCGTATTCGTCGAACTGTTTTTCCAACTCTAAATCGACAAAAGTGTCTCGCACAGATCGCCACGCGGCGACCGCAGCCGACGAATCCACTCGCGGCGGCTTGGCGGGCAATTCGGGCGACGGTTTTGTGTAATCGAAATTACGCAACTCGCTGAACACGTTGTTGGCCATTAATTTAAAAGTAACATAAATGGTGTCGCCTAAAACGAAACCGATAATGTGCTCCCACCATTGTAGACTGCAGCCTCCGTTAGCGGCGAGAGATCTGCCGAATCGTCGACAATACGCTTCGTTGAATCGACCCGTAAACATTTCGGGAAACAGCGGATCCGAATTGGGCGTCACGTTAAAACCGGGCACGTCGTCCACGCCTTTAATCAGATGTTCGTCCGTGCGAAAGTACGGCGCATTCATGTACAGTTTCGACATGGTGTCCATGAGAACGCATTTGTCGGCCGCATAGCGCAATTCGGGCGCTTGAACTTCATTTTCGGCGCCTTCGCGCGTCGCCGCCGCCCTGTCCAAGTTGTAGCAAGCGGGTTGCGCGTACGCCACCGTCACGTCCGATGTTTGCGTGTATCCGAACGGCGTGTTGTAGTCGGCCGGCGCCGTTTCGCTAAAAGGATAACAAGACATGCTGTTGCAACCGCGTTCGCTAAAAGTCAGCTTTACGGCGACGGCTTTGCGGCTCAGTTTAGGCGACACGTAGTAATCGTCGTTGGTCGCCGGACGAATTTCGTAATCTATTAATATGTGAGGCATTTTGTTGCGCCAGCGTCGTATGAATCTGAGCCTGTGCTGATGTGCGGCGTAACGGCTAGCGTTGGCGAAATCGACGGCGGTTAAAGTAGCCATGATTTGTTCGACGATTGTTTAAGTTTTACGTATAAAAGTAGTTTACTTGCTTATTACGATCACAGTCTCGCCTAAACACGCAGCGAATTGTGCGAATAAATTTAAATATACAATGAACAGTTATAAATTGAACAAGATTTTTAATCGTAAAATTCCTCATATTTACATAGTAAGCAAACATAATGGAAAAATTGTAAGCGTTAAAGAAGCCGTCGACGACGCCGCCGCATTGCAGCTGCCGCAACAGCAAAAAAACAGCGACCGGTCACTAAAATATTATCGTGTAGACAAAATAGTTGGAACCAACAAAAACAAACACTATGTGTACAGATGTGTGAAAGAAAACACAACTAAATATGTTTGTATTTAATGAATTTATTAAAAAATAAATGGTTAAATTACAGATAGTTGTTTATTGTCGTTTAATTTAATGTTATTGTAAACGTTTGTGTCGTAATATATTATACAATTGTATTTGTTTCGTTTGGCTCGAACGCATTGCGGATAAAATGTCATTCTGTCCACGGCGACGCCGTCGATTTTTGGGTCGAAATGCATCCTGTTCATGAAGCCGCAACGGCTGCAGTACAAAATTATGTTGCTCTTGTAAAATTTAGTTTTGCATTTGTTACAATTTAAACGTTTGTTGTAGCCGAAAAACGGTTTGGCGAAATACACAACGTAGTCGTAATTTTTATTCGCGTACACTATTTTTTCTACTTCGTAAAAATGAGTCAAAGCGGCAAAGTTGTGATTTTCGACAAAACTCAACATACTACTCGAAGACTGGCGAAAGCGAAGAATTTTTTTGTCATTTTCGCAGCTTATAAAACAATGATCGGAGGTTTCGTTTAGCAATGTCTTTTCGTATGTCAACAATTTAATGCTAACAATCTGTTCGTTGTCTGGTTTATTACGAATTATATCGCAAAAAGATTTGTACACGTTCCGTGTTGTGTCTCGGAAAACTTTTTTTTCAATTACATAGTCGTCTGCGTCGATTTTAAACACATACTTGGTTATAAAACCGTGTCGACACAACTCTTGAACGCTGTTTAGAGTTAAAATGGGATAAATTTGATTAATAATGGCTTTGCGGACAACAGGAGATTCGACGTCGGACACCGCGACGGCGCATTCACCGCACACTAGTTTGTATTTGTTGCGACCGCTGGTTTCGTTTTTGTTTAAATCCATTTTATAGATTAAACAATATAATTCAGGTTCAATGATTTTGCGAAACTCTTTTTTGCATGTATCGCAGCAAACGTCGTTCATTATACAATCGGTGCCGTGTTTTAGCGTTTCGCAATTCATTAGGACCAAATCATTTAATTTGTAAACGCCCTTCACGTAATCGACCGCAAATTTCGCGAGCGCGCTCATGAGTTTGATGTTTTCTTTGTTAATAAAATAAGGTCTTAAATCTTGAGGTTCTGCGTCAAACAAGGGTGTGCCGTCGTCGTTAAAATTCATCTCGGCCACAAAACGTTTCAACATTTTGATGTCGAGCAGTCTTACAAGACGTTCTTCTTTAAATAACAATAACACGGGCGTTTTGCTTATTTATAGCGCCGTGTTATTTGTCGCGATGACATCATGTCGGTCGCACGGCGTGCGACTTAATATATATTATCAACGCGTCCTGCGATTGTAGCGCGACCTTGACCGCGTCCGGCTAAATTGCGGCTATATAAAGCAATACATTTTCATTATCGAGTTCAGTTTCGCGTGAGCCGTTAGCTATAGCGATACGTTTTAAAAACAAAAAGTTTAAGGGTGCATAATTAAAATAGATAAGCGTGCCGCGAAGGAAATGTTTGACGAAACTCTAGAGGCGACCAACAATTTGATGTGTCAAATGAACAACGATGCTAGTCACATTTTGAAAGTAGCAATGAGCTGCGATAGCGACGATCGGTTGTTGGAACGGGCCCAGGTAATTGTTAATAATTTTGTTTTGCCTAATTCTTTAAATAAAAAAGAAATATCAAACAGCAGCAAAGATTGTGACGTTTTCGAGGTTAGGTTAGATTTAAAAAAACAACAAAATATAAAACAGACTGCTTTTGAACTGGTCGACAAGTATTACAAACGCGAACACAATGTTTCGATAAATCCGATGCTGCGTTTTCGCGAATCCGACGGCGAAATTGCGTTACCGAAAAACGCGTGTACGCATCATTTGATCGCGGAGGCTCACGGCGTGGTCGAGGTGATGCGTAAAATGTGCGAGCAGCCTATAATAATTCACAACGCGTTCGTTTTGTTGCCGTATTGCCGTCAATTAAAAATAATTTTAAACAAATTTTCCAATGATTATTGTTGCGCTTCGCTGATAGAGTCCAGTTTTTTGAAGCTGAACGCCATCATCGCCGACAGTTTGAACCGCCTTGAAGCAATTAAAACTTTGCACGACCGCGTTCAAATTATGCTAGTGTTCGCGGACGACAAACCGATATACGAATGCAACATTTGCCGCAATGTTTCCAACGAAGAGTATTTTTTGAAACCCGACGAGTGTTGCGGATACCGAATATGCGGAATGTGCTACGCTAAACTGTGGCAGCATTGCAAGCTGTACCCGGTTTGTCCGGTGTGCAAAACTAGCTTTGCGTCTTCGTGCGGCCGTTCAACGGTTGCAAAAACAGAAACTTAAATTTTAATAAGACCGATAAAAGTATGGCCACAGCAGCGATGAATTTGAACAGTTTACCAACGTCGATCAATAACGACAGCATTTTAGACAACAAAATTTCCCTCGATTACAAAAACATGAAATATTTGTTTGCCGCTAGCTATTTTAACGTGATCGAATACTTGAATTTTTCCGCCGAATCAAAAACTTTTATCGGTCATTATTTGCGCAACGATTTCAACAAGCTCAACGAATCGTCGTTGTTGAAATTTTTAAATTATCTCAGTGAATTAAAAATTCACAACGTTTTACTGGACAACAGCGTCAATTTGTTTAAATATATCAAACCGCAGTTCAAGTTTGTCTGCCAACGAAACAATTTGGACATTTTGGTGTTGGACACCAAAATATACGTGCGCCCCGACACGCCCATATATGCTACAAATTTTTTTGTAAATGAACCCGGAAAATTTCGCACCATGCTGTATCGGGAGTTTTCCAAAGTGTTTGACGATCGACACTTTGTGAGCAATTCGGAAACTTATTGCTTGATGAACGGTAACGTCGGATACATATTCGAAGAAGCGTATTTGGATTGGCACGGCGTCAGAATGTGCAAAGCTTACAAACACGGCGGCACCAACGAGATTGTGTCCAAGTTTCCGTATCGTTTGTATTTAGTGGGCGACGCTATGGCTAAACATTTTACAGAAAATAATGTCGTTTTTTCCAACACGAATGATTACTCGTTAAAAAATTACCACAAAGGTTTGACTCTGTATCCCAACAATTATAAAATAATAAATAGTAAAAAATTCAACACGCGCAAACCGAATCAGGTGTTCGCGGAAATTCGTTCTGAACTCAATTCGCAATCCGCCTACGTGAAATTTGTTCAAAGAGACTATATTTTCGACGCTAATTTTCCCGACGATTTGTTGGAGTTTTTGTCCGAATACATCACAGACACTTCTGTGTATAAATTTGTGACTAAATTTGAAGAGTCGCAGCGGGTCGTCGATAACGAAACGGAGCAACACAATTTAAACAACGAAATCATAGTCGACAGGTATGCGGTGAATAAGTTTAGAAAGTTAAACGTGAAAAAAACAAACGACAGTTTTGCCGTTATGACTATGAACAACAATCCGCCTCATATAATGATGCGACCCGATATGATTCAAATAAAGGGAACGCTAAACGCGTTTTACGTCCCCTCGACAAAAGTTTTTGGTATTTTGGCAAAAAGCAGCCTTTTTGGTTCTACAGAACTGCTGGAGTTTTCACCTTTTTTGTTACAATACGCGCATCACAGTCCGCCCAAGCGTCTCGGCGTTAACAGCTACGTCGTGGACGTTGTGCAAAAAATTTATTTAACACAATTTACGTTTGCGGGAAGTGTGTCTGCTTATCTTTTAGTAAGAGGTGATTTTGAAAGTTACGAAAATTCGTTTAAATCTCTCAAAGAGTTAAAAAACGCGTGGGTATACAACACGCTTTTAAAATTGTTTATAACTTCTAATTTTGTCAACAGAAGCATTGAATTGTCCGATTATAGATTAAGAAATAATTTTTGAACGTAAACAATGGAAGATTTCAACAGCAGCAATAACGCCGCGCAGCGCTTTATGAACAACAATCCCACCTTGTTCAACACGAGCACTTTGATGTCGGTGTTGATAGGTCTGGTTATTATAATTTTACTAATCATGCTGTTTCAATCGAGCAGCAACGGCGGCAGCGTAAACAGCAGCGGTCAAGACACTACGAGAATGACGTATACGAATCCGTTGAACGCCACCATGCGCGCCAATCCGTTTGTCAATACTCCTCAGCGGACTATGCTTTAAACGCGCGTGATTATTTATAAGTAACTTTTTGTGCGTGGTGCGTGTAACGTCGCAATGAAAAAAGCGAAACATCAATCCGCGCCCAAAATTAGAACCGTCACCGAAATAATTAGCGGCAAGGATAAATTAAAGCGAGATTATGATTTGACCGAATTTGATGCTAAAAACTTAAACAGTCTGGAGAGTTACAACAATTTGCAAATAAAATTAATTTTGGTGAAATACATAGCGATGTTGAGCACGTTAAATTTGACCCAACCTTTGTTGACTATTTTTAAAGAACGCAACATGAAAAGCGAAATAAACACCATCATTTTGGCCTCGTTAGGATTTAGTCACAACAGAGTCAATCCGATCGTTAACAACTTTGATAATCGCATGGAGTTTGAAATTGTTGAAAACCCGCAGCACACGATTCCCGGCGAACCGATAGTGTTTATGCAGAACGAAAACGAAGATATTGTTTGTTATATCGACCGCGCTAGCATCGCGAAGACTATTGATCGCCAATTTGACGTGGACATTTGCGTGGACAGTTTGGTGGAGGAGCAAAAAAAAATAAAAATAATGAAAGCTTTCACTAAGTCGGGACTCAAACGTTTGCGGCGAGATTCGTCGGCCGGCGCGGCGGCTGCGTTTGACGAATATTACAGTCACCGCAATCCCGCGACCGTAATGATCAACGAAACTGTCGCTACGCAATATTTGAATTTGCTTTTTATAATCGAGCACGCGTACTGTCATTATTGTATTCTAAAAAATTACGGCGTTTATTGTTATATAAAATCCATGGTGGATCACACTATGTTTTCCAATAAATATCGTCCCACTAGCAACATAACTTTGGGAAATTTATTATTAAGTAAATTCAAATTTAGCGTGGAAGAATTGGACAAAACCACTTCTAACACTAAATCTGTAAAAATGTTGAGTTACAGCAGTAACAGTAACGTTAATAGCGGTTAAACAAAATGTGGTTATTATTGGCGTTATTTATTATCGTTAAATTGTTTGTGTATTATAAAATGCAAAAAATGCATTTAGATTTACAAAACGATAAAATTTGTCCTAAAAATTATTACGGTTTGGCTCCGGATCCGTTTGACTGCAACAGTTATTATTGTTGCCCCGACACAGTGAAATTATTCTGTCCGCCAAACATGCAATTTGATTTGGAAAAATACGACTGCATCGATGCGGCCGACAAAAATGGATGCTATCACAAACTGCAATCGCGTTTATTGTTGTAAACGATGTTTTTCGGCTGTTAAATAAAATACAAAATTCTGTATTTTTTTATTTTATTATTAAAGTTACATTTTCCTTGTTGTGTCTGATGTGCGGATGAGTGACGATGATCATGTTTAAATCTAGAGTATTATTGGTGTGTCTGCCCATGGCCGTCACGAAAGTCGCCGGCACGTTTCCGCACACGGCTATTAATTCTTTTTTATAAAAGCGTTCGTTTCCGTTTTGGCACACGAGTATACCCTGCACTCGTTGAAACACTTTAAACTCGAAATGTTTGCGTACGCCGAACACGTGCCATACTTGAGTTTCGTCGCGTATTTGCACGACGACGATCGAAAGCGGTTTTGAAAAGTTAGGCAACGTGATAAAGTTGGTTGCCACGAAAGGTAAACGAACACAGCTGACGACGTATCCGTCTATTTTTTCGTTCAAAGTTGTGAAAATGTTCATATTGATTTTTCTGTAATGAGTTTCGTAGCCGCTCACCAGTTTTGTAGTAATTTTTTTTGATTCGCCAAAATCATTGACCGCGCTCACTTTGAAGTTGTACGCAAAAACATCAATCGAAACCAGCCCACTGGGTATCGTGAACGTGATAAGATCGTTATCTCTGTCGTTTGGATAATATAAATTAATATTCATTATAATTGTTTCAGTTTGCAAAGAACACCATGGAACCGTCGGCGGTTTCTACGCCGGCGCTGGTCGACACTTATTTGAACGACGCGCGCACTCCAGACAGACGGTTTTTTTACAGTCCGAATGGAAACTTTGATTTCGCAGAACACAGCGAAATTCAAAATACCGAACATGAATTCGACATTTTCGAGTTGCTGATAAATCAAAACAAAGCGGTCGACGTCGACCAATACGCCGAACAGATGACAGAGCAAATAAAAACGATGGCGGACAACGATTCATCTCTTTTAAAAACGCTGTTGAAAACTATGCCGACTCCATCGCCACCGCCCTTGTCGGAAACTGAAAAAATACAAAAAAAAAGTAAAAAAAAAAGTAAAAAAATAGAAAAAACTGAACGTGAACGACAAGTTGTCGTTTTTGCAACAAAAGTTTCACGACCTGATGAAGAAGCTACTGCGACGAAAAGAAAACATGAAGACGTCGACGAAAACGTTACGGTTAATAAAAAAGTAAAAAAGGGAAACGACAAATCGGGTAACGTTCGCGGTCGCTACTTTAAATCTACAGTGCCCGCGACCGAGATCGTCAACGACGAGGACAATTTAAAAAATAAAAAACCGACACAAGCCGACGTAGACGCCAACACTCACAGTTTTCTAAACAAACACGCCGTGCTAACGAAAGAGGACAACGTTTTTTTGAATAATCACGGCGATTGCGTCTCGTCGGACAGGCGATTTGTGGATCACATGTTCAACACTTCATATTATATGTTTGTGGTGTGTAAATCTAAAAACGCGGACGAACACTATCGTTTGTTTTTTGCCAATTGTGTAAATTCTGTTACAGTAGAGTATAGAAATCGCTATTTGGCCATCGACAATATGGTTATGGTGGTGTCGTTTGATAAATTCAGATTCATGATTTCCTATAACCTTTTGCAGTACATGAATATAGATGTTCCGCTGTCTGAAAGGTTCAACGATAACGCGCTGGAAGACAAAAAAAATTGTCATTTTAACGAAGTTAAAGATTTTGAATTTTTGAAACTTTTAACCAGCACTTTTTGCTTGGACATGACGTATTGCCGAGCCAAAACTACTTTGTTGATGGCTTCTTTGGGCGAACACAAGGCTAAATATATTTTGCAGAAACTTTATGAGATGAACAACGATAAAAGCTTGTATTCTTTGCCTTTTAATTTGCATAAAAAAGAAGCTGTGGACGAACAGATTGTGGATTCGGTGTCTCAGTATGTACAAAGTGTTATAAATTCAACGAAAGATTTAAAGTTTAAAGAAAATAAAGAATTTGCGAACGCGGATGACATTGAAACCCGAGTTGTCGCAGCGTTGCGTTTCTGGTTGGCCGACAAGCCTGAGAAAGTATCGATAGATAAAAAAGATTATTTTACGTACAAATACGGTAGCGTGGTGCGTTTGTTTTACGATGAAACCGACGCGGGGGTTTCGAAGTTGTTAAAAATTAAAAAAGAAAACAATTGCACGGCCGAGGTGATAAAAACTTATTTGAGTTTGTCCGGCGGTTCGGACGATTCGCACAATTGTTTTTTGGTTACCACCAAAAACGATGAACGCATAACAATTATTAAATGGGCGCGCGAATACATTTGGATCACGAGTGTCATCAAAGATATCATTCCTATGGATCTAATTAATTCTTTTAAAAAGCACAGACATTACGTGTTTAATCTTAACAAATCAATTCGCAAACAAATAAACAATAAACACAACGGCATGATCAAGTTGATTGCTTTTTATACAAGTAAAGTTCTAACGTTTGATCAAGTATGTAACATTGCCAGCAATAACTTTGCATGTAACTATAGTTACAAAAGTTTTATATAAATAATTATGTAGTCTTTTTATTTTTTAAATGTATACGTTTGTGTTAATATACAATGTTTATCCAAATAAAATATGTTTATCCGTATAAAATTATAAAGCGTTTACCAAATACATTAATAAATTTTATATTTACACATTTATTGTTTATTATTTCTTGGTTCTGTTGGTTGAGTTATTGTAATAGAAGTGTTATTTAGCATTTTTTTTAAAACAAAATAACCCACCACTAAAAGTATTAAAATTCCGCCTATTACGAATAATAATGGTATTAATTTTTCACTAGCGCTCGAAATTTGGTTTGAAGATTTATTTATCAATCCGTTGTCGCCCAACAAACCGTCGAGACCTAAATCTCCTATTAAATCTCCGAAGTCGTAAGGTTCTATGCATGCAATGGTTTGGCCCGTAGCCAAATCCGATATGTCCACGTATTGAGGAGAATTGACATCGGCCGTGGGGTCGCTAGCTCTGCACACCGTTTTTTCCACGTCGTAATTAAATCCGCTGCAGATTTGGTTCATGGCTTCCGTGTCGTTGAGCAACAACGGATCGAAATCGCAAACGGTAGTTTCGATCGGATTGCTGATGTGAGAATGTGTGCATGTGCGGTGCAGAAGCAAACAGCTTTCGTATTGATCTCCGCCGGCGCTGCCTCTAATGTAATAACTTCCTCCCGTTTGATTAATAGCGTCTATGATGTCTTGAATGAGTGTGGCCGATTTCCACGCAATCACAACGCCCGTTCCCAGAACTACTGCTATTCCGGCATTTTTCCATGTGACTAATCTGTTTAGCAAATTGGGATTTTGGTTTAGAACGTTTTGTATTCCGTCTGGTGTTCGGGTCATAGTTTCCGGATAATTTTGTTTTACGGCATTTTTTCGTAAAGTTTGACTGTGTAGATTCGCATCGGGAATGTTGTCCATGCGACGCAACTGCGTGACCGCGTCCAATTGGTTGTTGTTTACATTGTTGAATATATTTCTTATTCCGCTGACGTCGTTGTTTCTCATAACTCTATTTACATTGGACGCGCTTACGAATTGATTATTGCCTATGTTGTAGCCGGGAATGTATCGGCCGTTTCCCGCGTAAACTGTGGTGGGCGCGGAAAATACATTGTTGAATCCTGAAGGCGAACTATTAATGATATTTATATTGTCTAAATTAACAAACTGGTTAGAATTGGGATAAACTTTATTAACTCGACGCAGAGAAGTAAAAAAATTCATGTTGTCTTACAAAACAATAAATAACACATGTAATTTGCAATTACATTTATTACACAATTAAACATTATACAAAACCAATGCCGATATACAATTATATTTATTACACAATTAAACAATATACAAAACCAATATAGATATACAATCACATTTATTTAAAACCAATATAGATATAATCACATTTATTTATTTATACAATATATAATTTTACATTTATTCCGAATCAGACGAAGAGTTTTCAGAATCGGGCACATATATTGCCGCTGCATTTTGTTTTATAGGAAAATATTGCATTCTGGATGAAATGTTAGATTTTTTTATTCGCGACTGAATGTATTTTTTAGCTTTGTCGTGCGAAACGGTGTAACATAGTTTCCTTTTAGTGCATTTCAAATGTTTGCGTATCGACGATTGCCGCATCGGTGACCCGAAGGACGTCGAAGGTTGCGAAAGTTCGGCCGGCGGCGAAGAGGGCGAAGAAGAGGGCGAAGACGGCGACGATTCGAATACAATTCTAGGCGGCGTTCTAGGCGGCGGCGCGACGGTTTCGGGTGCAGCGGACGAAGGCGTTCTAAAAACAAAACGCCGACGACGCGCAGGCGGCGAGGGCGTTTCTGGCACAAAGCGCGCTGCGGGGGCAGGCGCCGACTCGAAAAATGGTTCTTCAGCTATCACGTCATACAACGGAGGTGTTTCGTTGTACCACGACAACGGAGTATAGGTGCTAGGCACGTAATCGCCAACAGCGGGCGAAAACGAAGGCAATCCCGGAACGTAAACTTCAGGCAACTCATCGTCGCTTGGCCACAGCTGTCTAGGTACAACCACACGCAGCGGTTTACCGTGACAATTGCCGATTCCTAAAGGCTTGTCGGGTAACACTACTTTGCGAATAGAGCACATTATAAAACAATGTATTACAACTGGCGTTGAATTGAAACTGAAATCAATTTTCAACAACGAACCATATATATAGGATTAGATAACACACACACACACATACAATTTGAACACGTACTTTTTTGTAGTGCAAAAAAATTGCTTTATTTTCAAGGTCAAATATACAGCGGAAAATTACAAATCGTAGACTATTTACCCTGAATAGTCTACACTGCATTATATGCTCTCTATATACTACATTTTTAGGAGGTTTTTTGTATAACAAAAAACTACTGTATAAAACAAAGGATAAATTATATAGCCTATCTTACACGCGGCAAACATTAGATAGCCTATCTTACACGCGGCAAACATTCGATAGGTTATCGCGCAGCGAGAATTGGCGCGCCGCCATTATCTAATCCGACCGCCGGTTGGGTATCCGGGACACGGCCGTTATCTTTTCCGTCCGCTCGCTGATTAACTTTGCGGCGGACGACGCGTTATCTTTCCGTTGCACACGCGATTTGCGCGTGCTCCCTCCAGTCACGTACGCGCTGTGCCGACCTTATATATAGGGGAGTCGACGATATTGAATATTAGTTTCGTTGAAGCGAATCGCAAAGCATGAACAGCAGCAACATGCTGAACGTCGTGTCATACAGAAAACCATACAAGGCTTTACAGTGTAGCTATGATCATGTTACTAGTAATTTAACTATGTACATTAACATAAAAGATGTGATGGTACCGTGCGGAGTATACAACGAGTCTACTAACAAGTTTAAATTGCTGCGTGTAACTTATGAAAATCGTCAGAATTTTACGTATAATTTTGAACAAGTGCATTCGTATATCACCAGCGTGCCCAAAGACAATCCGTTGCATAAACAACTGAAAAATTTTGTGCTGTCTGGCGTAAAAATCTGCGCATTGGAATTATATTTGTTGTACGTCAACAACTACGTGGGCTACTATACGGACGTGTTAAACATTGAAAAGCCCGTGACAGACATGTATAGTATACTGCACAATTTGCGCAACGGGATGACTAAACAAGAGGCCGCGTTACAGGTGATTAACATGTGCGACGATTACCAACAAACCAACATTAGTTTTCATCATGACAATCCCAAAAAATCTATAAATTTAATTGTGTGCCTATTGAAAACCAAGGTCATCGATGCCATTATGGATTTGTATAATGATTTGTACGCAAAAAGTAATAAACTATACAAAAATCTGGAAAAAAATTACGACATGGATTTCAGCGAAATCATTACTTATATGAACACGTGTGTAAACTGCAAACAAGCGCGCATGTATCACATAAACAACGAATGCGGTCACGGCCTTTGCGTGCAATGCGCGTACGTTAGCGTCAAGAATCAGCGGTGTGTAGTTTGCGCAGAACGCGAAAACAACATGACCGGGTTCGAAGCGCGGCAACTCAGAAGAGAGCAAAACAAACGCGACAAAGCAGATGCGCCGTGTAATCAGCGAAATTATATAAACAATCAAATGGAAGCTATTAATAAAATTATTAATGAAGAAAATCGAGAAGAGCCGCAACCTTTGCTGCCTGTATTAACTGAAACGGAATTAAATGATTATTTGCTGCCGTTAGAAAAACAAAACAACGTTGCTGATTATATATCTTCGGCTATTGAACTAAGCGCACAGGCTGATCCCGATGATAATGACGACGACACCACTGATGATAGCAGCGACGAGAGCGATGATGAAAATATTTTAAACGAAAACATTTCATCGGAAATAAACGAAAACATTTTATCGGAAAATATTTTATTAAACGAGAATATTTCATCAAACAAAAACATTACAAATAATTACAATGTTCCTAGTTGTAAAATCGAACCATTGGACGAAGATGAATTGCCTTTGCGATCCGATGAAATGTTTGTTTTGCAAGAAAATTTAATCGTAAAAACAGAACAGTGTGATGTTTGCGAAGACGATGACGTCAAATGTTTGAATCCTGTTGTTTTGCCCGTTTCACCTGTTAATAACGATGCTAATAATGACGATGTAATAATTTTAAATGAATCGAATGCTGGTTTTAAACCTAAATTATGTTCAATTGTTTTGGCCACTAACTCTAGTAATCAATTTTTACTCAAACGAGATAAAAATAATAAAATTGTAAGAAAACGTAAATTTACCAGCGATTACAATCCTTTTGTATTTGACGATGTTAAACATATTAAATTGTAAAACTATGTATCATGTAAATGTTTGTGTAAATAAAACCAAATATTAATTTTAGAATTTGATGTATTGTAAATATAGTTTAATTATACTTTTCAACATTAAAAAAATTATGTTGTTTAATTTTTTCGTAAACACACAATCTTTTGGTTATGTCAAATTGTAGCATTTGAAACACAAAATCGTGAGCGTGTAGAGACATGCTGTAAGGATACGTGACTTTTAACGAATGTCTCCTTTTTAGTTTCGTTAAAGTCAATTCTTCTTCTTTGTTTATTTTAAAAGGATGATCTTGATACGACATAAGCTCAAAAGTTAAAACGCCAACGGCCCACCAGTCGAAATGCGTGTCGTATGTTAACTTGTTTATTTTTTCAGGAGAAAAATAATCAAGAGTACCGTCGTAAACAGATTCGGTGCCAATGTGTTTACAGAGACCGTAATCGCACAAAAAAATATGCATGTTGCTATTGCATAACACATTTTCCAGTTTGACGTCGTTGTGAATCAATTTGTGATTGTGCAAAGCGTTTAAAGCATCGACAAGCTGCATCACCATCAACTTGATTTGGTCTTCTGTTAAATGCGGTTCATTTTTCATTAAATCAAACAAATCTCCCTCTTTAATGAAATCCATTATTAATAAGTGTCCGCGCAACCAGTCAAAAGAATAATACAATTTTATAAAAAATTTGTTGTCTTTCATCAAATGGTGAACGTACGGTTCTATAGGATTGAAAGCTTGATTTTTAATATATTTAACCAACAACTCTTTTTGAGTGGGTTCATGCTTGTACACTGACACTGATCCAAATTTTCCGTTAATCAATTTAAATTGTTTTTGTTTAACAAATTGTCTATTAAAGTCAATAAATTCAGTCAAAAACATGTCCATGTTTGGCGACGAACAAAACGAGACTGACGAACTTATTTTAGAGTCTGCAATTACGCATCACGAAACGTCTCCCGCATCCGCCCTCGATTATTTATTGCGAAACGTACAACAACAGGAGCCATTTGATCTACAAAAATTTATTCAATCGGTTACTCTGACAAATGTAATCAATTTAAAAAAAACTGTTGCTAATTCAAAAAATAATTTTGTGTCTCTAAACCGTCTTCAGGCCATTGAATTGTTAACTTTGGCGGAACGTTTATACAACGACAAAGCGTACATTGATTTTGATGTTTTAAAAGTTAGTGTCACAAAAAATAATATACAACAACAACGACGACAACAACAGCAGCAACAAGTAAACTTAACTCAAATTAACACCATACAAAATATGGTAAACAAAATATCCAATAACAATGAGTTTCGAACTAAATTGCAAAAAATTATAGACCAATTAAAGAACAATTACACCGAATCGTTGTTGCAAAATTTTTTAAACGTGTACAAAAAATACATTCAAAACAACGAAAAAGCCGCTTCTGCATCTTCTTCCAAAAATATCGAAAATATATTTAAAAACATCGAACTGTTAGATAAATCAATGGTAGAATCGCAAAGTCACGACGAAATCGACAAAACCGACATGCGAAGCGACGACACCGCAGAAACAAAAATCGTTAACATCGAATTAACGCCTCCGCCGCCGCCACCGCCGCCTCCAGCAGAATCTCTGTTTATGCCGCCACCGCCTCCACCACCTTTACCTTCTAATAAACCGCAAAACTTTGATACAAAACCCGCCGCGACGGAATCTGTGACAACGTTTACCGCGAGCGAATTGGCCGATCAAAAAAATAAATTAACGCCCGTGCGCGAACGGACCGCCGACGTTTTTGACGAAAGTCCCAAAGAAAAGATGTTTGAGCAAATCAAACGCGGCATAACTTTGAAAAAAACTAATAACTTGATGCAAATTGAAAACAAAATGGGCGTGGGTAACGCGAAAACCGCTGACGTCGTGTCTGACATATCAAAAGCGATTATAAGCAAAATGGAGGCGAAACGCATCGCCACCAGCGACGAATCTTCCGAATCGTTATCGGAACATTACGACGGTTGGTCTGACACGGAAGAATCTAGAAATATCAGAAACATGCAGTCGAATCTAAATTCTAAACTTTATTTGCTGACTAACGAAAACGTTATTAAAAACGAAAAAAACATATCCGAATTACAGAAAGCAAGGAAGCTAATAGACACCGGCAACATGAATAATTTGAATGCGGCTCATGATTTGTTGTCTAACTATCAAGACAAACTACGTTTAAAATACGATAAAATGTACACAAATCCTTTAATTGTAAAAGAAAATTTATTAAAACCGCTGTATCTAACGGACATCGACAAATTTAAAATCGCCATCGACGACTTGATCAATAGACGCGATTATTCAAAAGCTTTGGAAGAACTAGAAATCGCGCAATCGGCAAACGTTCGAGCTCAATTTATGCTTAGAACGATGCAGCATTTGAAAAATTTAATCAAAAGCGAAATTGTAGACATGGAAACTGAAGTTTGAATTTTATTTTGTTGTTTTAATTTTATGCGTAATAAATATGTGTCATTGTAATGTGTGTTTATTTGTTGTATGTGTGCGTGTATAAAATTTAATACGCTGGACCTGAATACAGGGGCGCATCGGGAGCGAATTCTTTAATTTTAAATACCAAAGAAACCTCAAAAAGAATTTCTTCTTCTTCCGCCGAATCGGTTCCTACATAAACAATAGGTTTGTAAAAGTTTTCCCATATGACTTTGTTGATGAATTCTTCGAAAGAGTTTGTGTACTCGGCGTGCAGATTCATTACGGGACAACCGCCGCCGCGTTTGGCCAAACTAATGCGATACTCGTTGTTGCTGCCCACGTACGAAGGTTCAACGATTCTAATTATTTCGTGCGGAACGTAATCGTGATCACAACGAAGAGCGTGCTGAGCCAAAAACCGATAACAGCGATTGGGTTTCATGGGACGCATGTTAATGTTTAAAAATACGTCCATGATTTCCTGGTCATTAACAACGGGAAAACTGTCTTCCATAAAGCGCGTCCAAGTTTCTCTGAGAAATTCTTTTCCGCTCCAATTAACAATCAATTTCATAGTGTCGGGTTTGATATTTCTAATTTCTTTAAACAATGTAAGTTTTTGATTTTTTCCGGGACCTAAAAACGGATCTTCGGCTACCAAATATTTGTCTAAGGGATCCAAATCGTGCTCTTCGACTTTGTGTTCAACTTCATGCTTTTTGCGTTTAGCATTTTTAATGACCGCGCCTAAATTTTTGTAATATTTGTTGTCGTATACGTAAGTACGACCCAAAGACGGATTATAACTGTATCGGGTATACAT